CATTGGCTGCATGATGAAAATATTTTCAAGTTATCAGATTTTTTACGGGCTGTTTTTTAAATGTTGTTTTTTCCCATTTTTTACAAAAAAAATCATTGGCTGCATGATGAAAATATTTTCAAGTTATTTTATTGACCCTTCTTTTGGAAACACAAGAATTTTGTAACAAGAACAAAATCAAAGCGCCGCACAAAGTAAAAAAACCAGGTTCAATGATAATTCAAAGGTCGCTTCAATTGCAAAGATAACTGCAAAATACATTGTAAATAAATATAAAATCATTTATTTATAATGTGTTATAAAATGGATATTGTTAAAAAAGTTTTACCCAGTTTTTTACACCCAGACCGATTAATGAACTATACATATAATTTAATTACCGATGTTCCACGGTTAATTACGTTTTTTGGTTTAAACACGCCCTTGATATATACCATATATAATAAATCATTTGATACAAACATTTTCTTAATTTCGTATATGGGGTGCGGATTTGTTCAAGGGGTTGTAATTTTGTTTTTATATTATATTTCAGATGTGTTCTTTTTTGGCAAAATGATAGACGTTGACGCTTTTAAAAAGACAAAATTCTATGATGTTATTATTTTTAATATTGATACAATCTATTTATATATTCTTGGTGCTACCGTATATACATCGTTAACAGTTGTTCCAGAATCAATGAAATATACGTTGGTTTTTCCTGGCTACAGCGCAATGGGTCTACAGTTTTTGTTTATGTTTATACTACATGATATCTTTTTTACATTAATTCATTATGTTGTTCATAAAATACCTTCTCTGCGAATTCCTCATTTAAAAGTACACCACGAGTGTCCATTTGATATTGCAAATAGCAGATGCGCGGTTGCATCCAACGGTGCAGAAGCAGTTGTGCGAGATTTATACAGCTTGGTTATACCAACATATATTATTGGTTATTTTGGTATGCCAATCTATATATGGACGTGGTTTATTTATTATTCGCTTTATTCATTCTGGGCAATGTATATACACAGCGGTGTAAATGTTTACCATAGAATACATCATTCAGAAACGCCAAATATAAACTATGGATTATACTACATCAGTGATTATTTTATGGGGACGCTTGTTTTAGACCAAGAAAAAAAAGAATAAATAAATTCTTCATGTAAATATTTTGAAATTTTCTTTCAAAATATTTTTAAGGTATTTTATGGGACCCTTTCTCTAGTATGGGATTTAATAGCCGTCAGGCTACGCCCTTAGGGAACGACGAGTTCCGCGCACCGCTTACCCCTTACTTTTTTCCAAAAAAGCTTGTAATGGGTCGTAAACCATTCTTATCATTATTGATTTGCAGCAAATGTTTGTCAAACAACAATTCTTTCACCTTATCTGAACAATACTTCTCCTTTTTCTTAATAAATGTCTCAAAGTCGGGATACTCTTTCTGCAAATCCACCATATCGGATTTGTATTTTTTAATTGCGGTCATTTTATTCTGGTGTTTCCACAATTCCTCTAATGCGAGTCCCAAGAATTGGCAAAGCGGTTTCATCAACTGATTGCTCACATAAAATCCAAAATCCATTTTCAGCTTATTCTCCAAAATGAATTCTGGTGTTTCTATCTTCTCTCCTTGAAGAGCTTTTTTTGAATTTGTATGAATATGCAGGAACTTGATTCTGTCTCCCGGTTTCGGCATATTTCCCGGGTCTCTTTGTCCAATCCGGTCCGCCAAAACCCGGTGTGCAATTTGTTGCGGGTTCTTGTAATAACTGCGCAACGATTTGGTGATTGCCAACTTATCTGTCGGCACATTACCCTGAATCAGTTCTTTTAACGAGTTATCCAAATACTGGATTGCGGATTGCACAGATTGTCCGCTCATAATAAGATTGATAATTTGTCCATACGTGTCTTTCAAGTAGTCGCACGAATCACGTCGTTTCAATGACAAACCCATATATTTGAGTTTGCCTTTATTTGGGTCTTCTTCATACAGGATTCCTACATACCGTTTCTTTGATAGTAGTGCAAACGGCATCAGCGTTTTCTCGTAAGCCAAATTCATCGGCGGTTTCAAAAACATACTGGAATAGTGTGCAGCTTCTTGTGCCAATTCAATTGTGATTTCTAACGCGTCTTTCCCCACAATTTTCTGACCCGTGTCTTTGTCCGTCAGGTTAAATATGAAGAAGACGGAATCCGTATTGTGCACAATAAGCGAACCGAGACCCGCTGCAAAATGGTGGTTTTCGGTGGTTAAGTCATAGACATATCCGGAATAATCCACAATTGTTTCAACATCTCTCACGGTTTCCATTTCTTCAAACGGAGTTTTCTGATAACTTATCAAGTGAGATATTTGGTTTGTTCCATACGTCTTTTGTTTCACGTAGTAGCCGCGACTTTTCAAGAATAGATAGACGTAAGCAGCGTCCACACAATTTTTCACAATGACCGTATTTACATGGTTAACATATTCATCCAAATATTGTTGTGAAGACATATAGTTGCGCGTCTTCATAAATTCGCATGTGGATAAATCCAAATCGTGGTGCAAAAGTTCTGTCCAAAGGTTGATGTCTTTGGGTGAGATTTCTTTTCCGTCTTTCAATAACAATGAATGGTCATCAGTCACATCTACCCATCCACTTGGTGTTTGCACACGAATCATTTTCTTATGCGCGGCCAATTGGTGGCGTATCACGCGTCTCAACTTGGTCCACCCCCTTTCGGTCCAGGTCTCCACGTTTTCACCCATTTCGCACACTTCTTTGGTTTGTTTTCCAGGTTCTAAACACGTTCTCCACGCTGGGCGTCCATCGTCATTCAGTTCACCATATTTGGTTGCCAAATCTTTGATGTGCATAATGTCCAAATATCGTCCGTCAATTCTTATATAAACAGGTGTGATTCCGGCGACGGAGTCGCCATAGACATATTCCGCATTCGTCATTACTAATCCGTGGTTCTTGGTTTCGCAAACTCGGTCCGCATAAATTTCCTCGATGATTCGGCGAGCATATGTGATGGACATTCGTCCAGTTGCCGTCGTGGAAGCCGCCACGTCTTTCTCGTAAAAGGTAGATGTGCGAGCCCCGCACTGACCATACAGCGAATTTGCAGTGACTTTATAAGCCAACTGACGTTTATCCAGAATATTTGCCATAAATGGGTCAGCCGCTTTCTTCGCCTTTTTCTTTGTATCCTCGCGTGCTTTCAACAACTCCATCAGAATGGATGGCATTACCGATTTTTCATTGTTTGGTAGTTGAGCCCAGCAAACCACGCGTTTGCCCACTTTCGTCTTCACCGCCTTTGCTGCCGGTCTGAGCCTTCGCCACTCAAACGTGTCGAATTCAACCTCTACATATTCGTAGTTGGGTAATCCATAATAAATGTAGTTGCCAGCGCGATCCTTCTCACCTTCCTCCTTGACTAACTTACCGGTTAAGTCGTATTCTTTTGCCCACACTTTGCTGCTATGGCAGTAATTTTGGCTAATCATGGAGGACGGATAGAGCGACGAGTAATCCACGCATGCAACTGGTTCATCGATGTAAATCTTGGTTTTGGGTGGTAAGACGATGGCGCCTTCGTATCCGCCGTCCATCTTACCCTTTTCCAGGTCGGGCATCAGGTATCCCTTTTCCATGCATTTTTTCGCAACAAAACTGGTTAATTTAATTCCCTGGCCTCGGAAAACCAAGAAATTGATGGGCACCGAACACAAATTTGCCATCTCCATGTATTCGGTCAAAACATCGATTTTACGCATCAAATGGTGCACCAGATTGCAATCCTGAATACAGTATTTGGCAACAACGGCTCTCTCTGCATCTGTCCCGTTACTCATTCTGAAAATATCTTGGGGCGACACATCATCCTTCGCCATTCCCCAGCGGAGTTTCTTGGACTTATCAATGATGTCCGCGTGATGATCATTAATAATTAATACTTTGTATCCGTCTTTCTCTTCGATTGCCAACACGGTGAATTTCTTGCCGTCCATATAGTAGTCCGATGTGAATGAACTCACTTCAATATGGATGAAATCGCCAGCGTGCAATCCAATCAAATTCTTGGTATACAGTTCCGTGCATTTGCCCAATGTTGGATGCTCAACATTCGCAATTTTCTTAATATCGTCACTAATATTCTGCGAAGCCACGTCATCCAGTTTGTATGAAGACAGGTTGAAATTGCGACGGAAATAACTGTACATATCTACTTGGAGACGCCCGCTCATGACAACATAGCGCAAATCGTATTCGCCACTTGCAATTGCAATTTTGGTGTTTTCAATGCTAATATTGGTAGGGTCATTTCTCTCTCTCTTTCCGCAGAATTCGTTGCGTCTTCTGGATAATTGGAGGAATTCATTGACGCAATGGGTCTCCTCGGCCCGGCGGAACAAGAACTCGTAATCAAAACCGAAGATGTTGTATCCAATAATGATGTCGGGGTTTTCCTGTTGGACGAGTTCCGCCCATTTCAAAAGAACCGTTTTTTCCGCTTCCAACTTATTTCCATCAACAATGGGAACGGCCTCAATGGTTGCGCCTTCCACCGGCGTGCATCCGCCCAATACAATGCAATGGTTCAAATATGGCTCGGCACTTCCGTAATTCAGGAAAGTGGACCCAATCATTGTGACTGGGTCACCCTCCAATGGAGGAAACATTTCAGTGAGCACTTGGTCGATGTATTCCACCTTTTGATCCCTTGTGTAATCGGCGTTCAACAATATATCAATGATGGTATTGTTCTTGGCGGCTTTTAATCCGGACTTGGGTTTATGAACCTTATCATCATCATCTTCGTCATCGGAATCAACTGCTGCGGTATCTTCAGCTTCGTCGTCATCATCTGAGCCTTCTCCTTCTCCTCCTCCTTCATCGGAAGACCTCAATTTGCTGAACATGGATTCCACGGTTAGCACTTTTAAAGCATCCGCATTCTTGGCCTCCAGATTGTTGAATGGTGTTTGTAGAACCTCGGTAATCAATGCTTCTACATATGCCTTTTTAGGAATCCCCTGTTTAGGATAAACCACGTCAATTCCTGGAACCGCGTCGTATCCAAACGCTGTCAACACCATTTGCCGAAATGTGGATGCAGGATTCACAATAAGTTTATTGTAATTATCCATCATATTGATGGCCAAACGTTTATACGTTTTCTTGGGCAAGGGGAAATCACCGTGACTACTGCCCGCCTCAATATCAAAACTCATTATTTTGTAAGGGACGATGGTCTCCTTTTCGGGCAACGGTTTGATTAATTTTTGCGATGCAACATATTCGTATGTGCAGGTTGTTGTCCGATTAGTAACTTGGGGCGCCCTTGTAGAAACCATTACCCAACCATTGGGGTAAATTTTTGTCAAGTGGAAGAACCGCAAAAGTGGCGGCAAATTTGCCTCGTATAACTGAGTATGCGGTGTGAATGGTCGAACACGACGCCCACCGTCGGGTAACTGCTGATACCACAGATTTTTCACTTTGTTTAAAGCAACTGTGTTTTTGAATACAAGCTTGACAAATTTGGATTTCTTTCCTGCACTGAATCCATACAACTTCTGGCTGTCAACCAGTTCAAAATTTGTAATGGAGTCTTTATAAAATTCGCCGATTGATGACTTGATTTCGCGAACCATTGTATTCACCTTGCCTAGGTCCCAGTTGTCTCCGACCTTTATGTAGAAGAATGGTTCAAAATCGTCAATAATTATTGAACATGTCTCACCCTTTTCGTTAATTCCGTACATTTGGACGAGGAATTGCTTCTCATCGCCCTTTTTCTTTTTTTCGGTTTCGTCGTCACTTGATTGTTCAATGACGTCATTCAATACGTCAAAGTAGAATAGACGGAATGTTTTTGCTACTGCTATTTTCTTTTTTAACATTTTTACAAAATCAATTATTTATTTTAATACTTTCTGTTTATTTTGTTTATTTAACTTCAATTTTAAAGGAAACCGTAGGTTTCCTTTTGAACCATCCTTTATACCTCGCTTCGCTCGGAGGCTAATGTTAAGAGAAGGGCTAAGATAAGCTATTTAGGAAATGGGGGGGGAATTCCTTTTTACGAATAAATGTTCTTTGGTAAATTATAATGTCCGACCCGATAACAATTGAAATAACTGAAGTACCTATTGCAGATTCATCCAATGCAGATTCATCCATTATTGATTCATCCAATGCAGATTCATCCATTGTCGATTCATCCATTGCAGATTCATCCATTGTTGATTCATCCATCGTCGATTCATCCATTGCAGATTCATCCATTGCAGATTTATCCATTGCAGATTTATCCATTGCAGATTTATCCATTGCAGATTTATCCATTGCAGATTCATCCATTGCAGATTTATCCATTGCAGATTTATCCACTATCGATTTATCATTTAATCCCATAACTATTGAAATAATCGAATCGCCGCCTAATCCAATCATTGAACTAATGAAACAGCATTCCAAATTTGCATTGTTAATTGGTCTAAACTATGTGGATTTTCCAGAAATCACCTTGAACAATCGCATTAAAGGAATCAACAACGCAAAACAGATTTTATTAAATATGGATGGATTTGTTGAAGAAAATATTCTGGTTTTAATTGAGCCACCAAGAGAGAAAGTTTTAACAACACTTAATACAATTATTGGTTCAAGCAATTTAATTAGTGAGCTCATCATCTACTATTCAGGATATGGAAACGGAATTATGAAAACGGATGCTGGATTTTGTGCAGAGTCGGGAGTCATTGACAACTTGTCAAAACAGATTATGCCCGCGGATTTGGTAGAGATTGGGCAAGACGAGCTGACAAACATGTTGAACAATAGTTGCTGCAAAACTGCATGTATTATGGATATGTGTCCTTATGGGAATGATAATATGTTGCTAAAATGGAGTGCGGACATCAATAATCATGTTAAAGTGATAACATTATGTGAAAGTGATTCACATAATACAAATAAAAATCAACTTATTCAGTCAATGTTAAAGGAAACCTACGGTTTCCTTATGGGTGTTTAACGTCTTCTTTGCTTTCTTTGACTTTTTTGGTTTTTTCTCTGTTTTCTTCTTCTTTGGCTTTTTCTGCGACCACCATCAATTTCTTCTTTTTTTTTATCAACATCAGGTGTCTCATTATCAGGTGTCTCATTATCAGGTGTCTCATTATCAGGTGTCTCATTATCAGGTGTCTCATTATCAGGTGTCTCATTATCAGGTGTCTCATTATCAGGTGTCTCATTATCAGGTGTCTCATTATCAGGTGTATCATCAACAGATGTATCACCAGATGTCTTAACAGATGTCTCATCAACAGGTGTCTCAATAACAGGTGGTGTCTTAATAACAGGTGTCTCTACTTTTTTGTTAGAGCTGTCTGAATCACGATTATCTGGAGATTCTGTTTGTATATCTCCTTCACCAAATACACTTTCCGCACCCTGAATCATTGTATCAAAAACAGACTTTTTATCATTATCATCAGAATTTGACTTAATTTCATTTGTAGAAGACACCTCAATTATTTTTTTACTTTTATCAACAATTTGTTCTTTTAAATTTTCAATTGCTTTTTCATTTTCGATTACTTTATTGGATAAATCACCAATTTCTTTAACTAAGGTGTCTATTTTTGGGTCTCCTCCTCTCTGTTTACGGCTTCTATTGCGATTCTTATTTTGTCTTCGATTACGTCTTTGACTTTTCGGCATTATATATATTCCAGATATTTTTATTAGTTACTAACGGTATAAAGTGCGTTTGGTTCTCTTAGGTGTTCAAAATAAATTCATTAATACCCTTGATAACATTGGACCCAATTTTGCGCCCATTCACCTTAATTTGTGATAAATACTCTGGCTCCGAACGAATATGGTCCACAAATTCTATGAAGCTGGCAAACGGTTTCATAATTTCAATGGATATGGCTGAACTAATTCCAGGAATTTGCATCAAAAACATTTGGCCAATATTTTCCTTGGTGATATTCGCCTTCTTTGAAACTTTGACAACATCGCAATAATCAGTAGATTCTAAAGGTTTCTCTACAGAAGGATTGTTTAATCCAGGAGTGTTTAAGGGAGGGGGTTTGGGGGCAGAAGCAACGCCGAATCCGTAGGTTCTCCCACCTCTCGCAATCTTATCTGCCATACAGAGAATGTACATCGCCGTCTCCGCTAAAGAAACTGTCCGATGCACCGAAAACCCCTTGAAATAATTGAGAGAAGCGATGCACGAAATTACTAATTTTCGGTCCTTGACAGTGGAGAGCATACCTTCCAATAAATAAACTACATTATGGGGATTGGGAAAACAATTGGATAGACGATAGGATTGTTCGGAATATCGCCCATCTTTGATACTGGCCAAAAGGTCTAACAATGTCTTTCTCTCAATGCATAAAAAAGTGGTTGTCTCGTCATCACTTGTAAATAAAATATCGCCAAGTTGCAAGACGCGTTTCTCCAACACAATTAATTCTTTGTTTAAGTTTTCATGGTTCAAACATATATCGTAGAGAGAAGCTTCTCTTTCGTCAATAATCACCTTCATTTAATGGGTTATTCATTTTATCTTTATATCTATGTGTATGGTATATAAATGGATAGACCCAAGCAAAGACTCATTGATTCAGCAGTTAAAATTCTTGATGATGAGGTTGCTTCCAATATAGAAAATGCAAAAGAACAATTACCAAAATATGCTCATGACGACCTTAAAGATGCTATTCACCAAGTAAAACATAAATTTGTAGATGATTTGATAGTATCAATTGATTACGTATTAAAAAGTTTATTATTTCAACCAGATAAAACTGTTATTTTTGATTGTATAATAAAATATTTAGACACGTTTATTAAAGAATTTGATACATTATATTCACCATCATACAAACCAAAATATCATCACCCTTCTAGTTATGGTTATACTATAGATAATTTAACTTGTATTTTTGAAATACTATATCCATCTGGAAAACGCGTTGAAGAATTTGAAAAAGAAGGATATTATCATATAATACTTTTTATTATTGATAAATTTATGGTTCCATTTAAGTTTCTAAGTGAGACCCCTAATGTACCACAAATCCATATGAGAACATATTTAAAGTTTAATCGACGGAATATAGATTTAGCATTTGTTAATCTTATAAGTTGGCAAACACACACAACCAAGCCCCACATATTTATCAAAATATATATGACAGCAGTTCGTGATTTTTTTGTGAGTGTTAGACCAACTTCATCTACTAAAGACAAATCCGAAATTGACAAATTTTTCAAGGCATTGGGAAAAGGTCCCAAAACATTTAAGAAAAAAAAAAGAGGCACCAAATAAATATTTATTTATTGAATCATTGCAGCAAACTCAGCATCACTGATTTCCTTGTCGCAAAAGATTTTCAAGTAGCATCGCAAACAGACCATCGTATCAATTAATGAATTATGCAATTCAAATTGATTAGCATCTTCTTCAAATAGTAACTCGTAGAGAACCGATAGTTTGACAAACCGGTTAAGACCGCAAAACTCCATTCCCTTCATCATTGTGCAGCTAATTGGTTTGGTTGAAACGTCTTGATAAAAGATGTCGCGCATTTCAGGAAATCGGTTCCGCATAGATTCGATGCGAATCATCTTGCTGTCAAACCACATATTGTGCGCAGCAATGGCGTCGCATTTCAAATACATCTTGTAAAAGGTGGCTAATGCCTCGCCAATTTCCATTCCGCCATCACATTTCTCTCTTGTAATTCCAGTAAGTTGTTGGACTATTTCTGGGATTTCCACATGTTTGGGAATTTTCACGTAAGTGTTGAACACCTTCTTGACCTTTTGGTTATCCACGTCGTAGAGAACCGCGGACAACTGAGTAATATAAGGATGTAATGCTAAATCCTTATATTGCAATGGAAGCAATGACTTATTGATGAGACCGGTGGTCTCTGTGTCAAATACTAAGACACATCTTGATACGGCTTTTGATAAAGGCAAATTATACATGATATCCAAATCGCTGAGAGACATCTGTTCTAGCTGGATAGACTTAGTTCGAGTTCTCATTGCATGCTGATTGAATGACTCCAAAATCTGGGTCTTGAAACGAGTATCCATCGAGTGAGTATTATATTCGTGAAACTTGGCAAACATTTTAATTAGTATAATTAATTGATTTGGATTGGTTTTATGCTTTTAAAAAAATACATAAAAAATATTTCAATTTTAAGGGAACCTACGGATTCAGAGAAGCGAAGCTTCTCTTACGCCCTTATGATCCCTCCCTTAAAGAGAAACCTATGGTTAAAGCTTTGCTTTCCTTATGATCCCTCCCCCTTAAAATATTAGTATGGGCGGAAGTGAAGGGAAGGGGTCGTAGGGGAAACCGTAGGTTTCCCTACTCTGGCCGGGCCTTCAATATATCCGGCACCTCATTCGGCGGTCTGGACCCTGCGCCATAAATGTCCGGCAAATACGTGGTCTTCGGCGTGAAATACTGCGGTTTGCTCACATATCTGTCCGCATAGGCCCCCGACCTAACGGCATTCTCAGTGACCTGCGTTCCACCCCAGTTGAAATCCATTGGGTTCTCACTTTCTGGTCCCTTCTTCGCTGTGCTTTCGTGAATAACCTCCAGTTCAGTGCGTTGCCCCATGTGTAGACCATATGGGTCAAATCCCGCATACATTCCTTGATTATATGCACCATCTCTGTTGGCGTCCAAAACCTGGATAGGGTTGCCATCAATGGATGACAGCTTTCCAAAAACCGTGGGGTCAATGTTGGGCGGGGTTCCACCCTGCAAATCAAACGGACTTGGACGCATTCTGTAAACATCGGTTCCCTGGGTAGTAGACTCATATTGGAGGAAAAGGACGGGACACACTGTTCCAGCTTTGCGTTGGATTTCTAAATAGTTGATGTATTCGTCCAAATTGTAGAATGGCAACGGATCTTCTCCTGATTTTGTATTATATAATAGAAGCGTGTTGCCCTTGCGAATTAACAAATCGGGACAGCCAGTTTCTTTAGACGTCGTTGTTGTAGTCATTGCTTCAATTGTTGTGTAATAATACAATCCTGCTAAAAATACAACCAGCGAAAAAACTAAAATAATTTTGGGGTTCATTCTTATAATTCCTAATATATTATATCTATAAAATATATAATGAGTAAGACTGTCGTGGGAAAACTGTATATGATTGGATGCGGTCATTGCGATGCATTAGAAGAACCATGGAACCAAATGAAAAAAAAAGTTAATAAAAAGGTTATTGTTGCTGGGGACATTGAAGCTGCTCAAACAAATAAATTGAATGAACTAAACAAACAACATGGAGCAAACGTTGCAGTTCAGGGTGGATACCCTACAATCTACAAGATAGTTGATGGCAAAGTTGAATACTACAATGGAGAGAGAACTGCGGCAAAACTGGTGAGTTGGGTGTTGCAAGGCGTTATTAAGCAAAGCGTTAAGAAATGCACAAAGCACAAGAAGATTGGTGGTGGTAAGAATAGAAAACGCACAAAAACCAGTAAAAATAAATGAATAATACGTTATTTGATAAATGTATTATTTAAAAGAAACCTACGGTTTCTCTTTGACTCTTCCCTTTAAAAGGAGGGGTCATAGGGGAACGTAGTTCCCCTAGCACTTCCATCCAACCAACACAGTGGAACCAATAGGACGATTCACACCACAAGTGGCGGGGTATCTGGATGTTCTACTGCATCCCAAAGTGAAGCACTTTCCTTGAGTCTTTCCGTAATACAAACTGGTCCATGAATCATTTCCAATAGTAGGGAACAAACCCATTTTCTTGTTTCCTCCTCCAGAGTTTTGGTTAATTAATCTTCCAACATTTCTGGCTCTTGACGCGGCGTTATACAAGGTCATTTTATATATAGCCAAAAGAAAAGAAACTAGGAGAAACCTACGGTATTCAGAGAAGCAAAGCTTCTCTTACGCCCTATGACCCCTCCTTTTTAAGAGAACTCGTCGTTCCCTTATGATCCCATACTAATAATAAAATTAAAGAAGAGACTATAAAGGGAGGGATTAAAAGGGAACCGTAGGTTCCCTTTATAGTTGTCAAAACCATATAAACATATAATTACTATTAAACTATTATTACTAAATATGTCAGCTATAAAGTCTATTTTCAATTCGGATGATGATATTCGCATTGAAAAAAATGAATTAGGAAAAGAAATCTACGTTTTTGACCCATACAATCCGCTAAACAAAGAAATTGGTCACAAGGACATTGAAACCATTTTGCAAGCTTATGGAATACATGTCCCAATCACCAACATCAAATTGTATCGTCGTGCGTTCATTAACAAGTCATATTTGCGTCGCCCCGAATTGGAAAACCAGCAAAACAATATTGTCATTGTGCCTAAACCTGCCGATTGCATGCCCTTGCATACGAAATCCAACGAACGTTTGGAGTTCGTTGGGGATGGGGTTCTCGAACTCATTGCCAAATGGGTTCTTTACCTCCGTTTTCCTAAAGAGAATGAAGGCTTTATGACCGAAAAAAAGATTGCCCTAGTAAAGAACGAAGCAATTGGTAAATTAGCCTACGAAATGGGCCTACATAAATGGGTAGTGTTATCCAAACACGCGGAGTCAAAAGATACGCGAACCAATTTGAAGAAATTGGGGTGCGTCTTTGAGGCATTTTTAGGTGCAATTTTCTTGGATTACAACCGGATGGAGGTGAAGGATGATGGGCACCTTTTTAAAAACCTTTTTTTATCGGGACCGGGGTTCCAGATGGCGCAAATATTCGTGGAAAAGGTGTTTGAGAAACACGTAGACTGGATGAGTTTGATACGAAACGACGACAATTTTAAGAACATTTTGCAGGTGAAGATTCAGAAGGAATTCAAAGTGACACCAGAATACATGGAGGTGTCTGAACAAAATGCGGATACTGGATATCATATGGGTGTCTATTTATGCTTGGGTCAGCCAGTTTTTGGTTTAACTCATCAAAATTCAGTTCCTTACAATACTTTTTCTGGATTTCAAGAAGTCCATGATTATATGTCAGTGAATTCAAAAGTTTTTATATTTTTAGGCGAAGGTAAGCACAAAATTAAGAAGAAAGCAGAGCAGATTGCATGCGAAATTGCAATCAAACAATTGGGAGAAATGAAAAGTTTTTAATGTCAAATGTAATATATATATATGGAACCTGTATTTGAAATTGCACAATTAAAACAAAAAGTAGACCCAAAAATAGAAGAAACTATTATTGTAAAAATATGTAAAAAAAAACAAGCAGTGGATGATGTTTTTTCCGATAAATTAATTGAACCTGGTTCTTTAATTGTAGATAAGACTGATGTAAAATTTGACAGAGATTATGTGTTAAATCGTTTGCGCAAAATGATGAATAGCGACAGCATAGAAGAATTTAAATCATCTAATCTGTTTTTGGAAGAAAAAGAATCAAAAGAAGAAGAAGAGGAATCAAAAGAAAAGGAAGAAAAAGAAGAAAAGGAAGAAAAGGAAGAAAAGGAAGAAAAAGAAGAAAAAGAAGAAAAAAAAGAAAAGGAAGAAAAAGAGGAAAAAAAAGAAAAAAAAGAAAAGGAAGAATTCAGCTATAAAGAAAAACAAGTTGCCCACCTTTGTGCAAAACACGCATTTAATCATCTTGTTCAAGAAGAAAAAATTGTTTGGATTAAAAATAAGTCAACATTAGTAAATAAAAAAGATTCAGACGCTTTACCAAAAGACAAAAACACCAAAATTAATTTATGGAGTTTTTGCAAGGAGCGTGGAATAAGTCAATATCATAATGACAAACATGCAACAAAAATACAAGAAGCAAATGATATGTTTAATAGAATTCAAAAAAAACCGGAAATAACAGATGAATATTATAAAAAATACGAAGGAGAAAAACAAAAAAAAGAATATAATCAAGATTTAGTGTTATATAATATTAATTACCAAAAATATGGCAAATATACACTAAAAGAATTACAAGAACTTTTTATCTCTGAATTAAGTGCTGATTTAGACACAGATAAAATTCTAGAATTAATGGATGCAACAAACGATGGTTGTACCATGTCTGGTAAATTCGCAGGTAAATTACCAATGAAATGGTTTGAAGATATTTTTAAACTTTTAGATTATGAGTATATTGTATTTAATAAATATAAAACGGATGTCAATGACCCAGATGTCAATGAATCAGATGTCAATGAATCAGATGTCAATGATAAATCCGACAAAGAAATTAAAGAAATATTAAAAGCCAATTTAAATAAATCAAATTGTTTAGGTTTAATTATAAATCAAGGAGCCTGGCACTATATATCCATTCCAAAATTTCATATGGAACCAGACTGTTTATATGCTATTGCAGATAGTTTAAAATCGCAAATTTACGATTGTCATAACACAATTGATGATTTGTATGATAAATTAAAAAAAATTAATTATGAGCGTGGCTATTTTGTTTTTGCAAATGCCAATTCATATAAATCCGTTGCCGTAAATCGTATGAAAAATAAAAATCCAGATAAAATTGCTGATGAGGATGTTAAAAAAGTTGTTAAACATACCAAAAAGCATCTTCCCATTCCAGAAAGTATGGTTGTGTTTACCAATAAACTTTACAATGAAATGACAAAGCAAAAGAAACAAACAATCCATAAAGCGTCTGGCTATTACATGACCAATCGTGGTTTGTTTATTCGCGAGTTAAATAAACTGTTTGAATCCCACGCAGTTGAATTAGCCAAAGTGAATGACGCGGATGTTTCTTGCGAAAAACGCTCAACTGAAGATTTTGAAATACTAACTCATCAGCGTGTTGTTCGCGATTATTTAAATTTGTATTCCCCATATCGCGGACTTATTATTTACCACGGTCTCGGTTCCGGTAAAACATGCACATCCATTGCAGTTGCAGAAGGTATGAAATCCGAAAAACAAATCATTGTAATGACACCTGCCTCTTTGAAATCCAACTTCTTCAGCGAATTAAAAAAATGCGGCGACGACATTTACCGCAAAAACCAAAAATGGATTAAAGTTCGTGTGACCGAGAAAAAAGACGCATCTCAAATAAAAAAAATCATTGGATTGGATGAAGAATACATTTTAGAAAATGGCGTCTGGTTAGGAAAGAAAACTGGCGATGGCAATAAATTTGAAGATTTGACTCCTGTAGAACAAATCGAAGTTGACAAACAATTGGATTTAATGATTCGCAAAAAATACAACGACATTAATTACAATGGTTTAAATGGTCGAAAACTGAACGAATTAACGGACAATGGAAAAATAAACCCGTTTGATAACAAAGTTGTAATCATTGATGAAGTTCACAATTTTGTAAGCCGAATTGTGAATAAAGTTAAAAAACCGGATTCACTCTCCTATCGTTTATACGATTATTTGATGAGTGCACAAAATGTCAAGATTGTATTTTTGACTGGAACACCCATTATCAATTACCCCAACGAAATTGCCATTCTCTTCAATATGTTGCGCGGATATATAAAAACGTGGACATTCATGGTTCAACAAACTACAACAGACAAAATAGATAGAGACAAGATTTTGGAGTTCTTCAAAAAGGGGGGATTCAATACATATGACTATGTGGAATACAGTGGAAACAAGGTCATGGTTACACGAAACCCATTTGGGTTTGTTAATAAATCCAAAAACACTTCAAAGAATCCTTTCAACGATTACAATGGTGTTAAATTAGACGAAACCGGAAATATGAGCGATTCCGATTTTAAGAATACCGTCATTGAAATCCTCAATAAAAATGGCCTTAGTGTTAAAAAAAATGAATATGACCCGATTAAAGCATTACCCGATGATGCGGATACTTTCATCAGTAAATTTATTGACGCCGAAACTGGCAATCTGATTAACGAAGATTTATTTAAACGACGCATTCTTGGATTAACCTCTTATTTCAAGAGTGCACAAGAGAATTTGTTGCCGGATATTTTACCCATACAAGTTGTTCATGTTGAAATGAGCGACCACCAAATTGTGCAATATTCGGAAGCAAGAAAGAGAGAAAGAAACGAAGAGAAACAAAATGCAAAGAAGTTTAACAAAGATTTGTTTGAAAAAACGTCGACTTATCGCATATACTCGAGAGAGCTTTGCAATTTTGTGTTTCCTGATGGATATGAACGACCGTCAAAAAGGAGAAAAGAAGCCGATGTGAATAAAGATGCGGAGGAAGAAGAAGAAGTTGAAGAAGTTGAAATCGAAGATACCAAATATGTGGAAGAACTTGAAAAAGCTCTTACTTTTCTTAAGGAAAATGGAGAGCGTTATTTAAGCAAATCCGGCTTGGAAACGCTAAGCCCCAAGTTTTTGCATTTACTGGAGAATTTGGAAGATGAAGATAACCGAGGATTGCATTTGGTTTACAGTCAGTTCCGAACCATTGAAGGAATTGGTATTCTCAAGTTAATTCTGGAACAAAACGGGTTTGCCGAATTTAAACTGGTGAAGCGGTCCGGCAAATGGGACATTGAGATAAAGGAAGAAGACCAGGATAAACCAAAGTTTGTATTGTATACGGGAACGGAAGACGCGGAACAAAAGGAAATTATCCGAAATATTTACAACAGCAATTGGTCACAAGTTTCATCGACCATTCGAACCAAACTGGAAAAAATAAATGCAAACAATTTCATGGGGGAAATCATCAAGGTATTCATGATTACATCTTCCGGTGCAGAAGGTATTAATTTGGAAAATACGCGTTTTGTTCATATTGTTGAACCTTATTGGCACCCAGTTCGGTCGGAACAAGTTATTGGACGCGCTCGTCGTATTTGCAGTCACAAGAATTTACCCAAGGAGCTGCGCAATGTTCAGGTTTTTCTCTATTTGTCCAAAATGACGGCGGGACAGTTGGACAAAAATATTGAAATAAAAACAAAAGATGATGGAAAAACCACGGATGAATATTTGTATGAAGTTTCAAATACCAAGGAAAGAATTAACAAGCAGATTCTAAAAGCGGTAAAAGAAACGGCGATGGATTGTTCTTTGTATAAGGATGACCTTGTTTGCTACAATCTAGGAAATGTGCAAAGCAACGATTTTTTAACAGTTCCAATTTTGGAACAAGACACTATGCAAAACGTTGTTAAACCAAAGGGTAAACTAAAGGGTATTGAAATCCAAATATATGGTAAATCGTATATTGCTGTCAAAACTGATAACAAAAATGTTTATAAATTGTATGATATTGACCCACCCAATAATTACTATGCAAATGCAATTTATGAAAATGGTGAGTGGCACATCGAATAGGGAGAACCCATGGTTCCCCCAAACCCCCTCCTTCAGGGATAACCCATGGTTCCCCCCAAACCCCCTCCTTCAGGGAGAACCCATGGTTCCCCCAAACCCCCTCCTTCAGGGAGAACCCATGGTTCCCCCAAACCCCCTCCTTCAGGAAGAACCTATGGTATTCGCTTCAAGGACAGCCTATGTTGCTTATAGTTAAAAAATAAAACATTGTAGTGTTTTATTTTTTTATGACTTTTCATTTAAAGGGAGGGGTCATAGGGGAACCTACGGATTTCGCTTCGCTTACCCCCTTTACACCTTTTCGCATTCAAAATGTGCAAAGGAAACTTTTATTTTTTTATGACTTTCCATTTAAAGGGAGGGGTCATAGGGGGTAAGCGAAGCGGAACCTACGGTTCCCCTAAAAGATATATTTGCGTGCATCTACCGTTGCGGATTTGGCCGTTTTGGGCACATAGGTACCACCTGCACGCACTCGTCTCAATGCATTGTTGCCAACATTAATATCTCTCACGGTTGTAAATGACATTAATTGAGAGTTCGCGTTCATTGTTCCAACGCCAATTTCTGTGGCTCTGCGTCTGGCAACTACGGAAGATGCATCTCGATTACCGCCAATAAATTTCTTCTGTTTCCATACAGCATTTGTAGGGGCTTGTGCATAAGTTTCATAGTAATTTTTGCGTCCCATTGCAAAACTACTGGTTCCATCACTGGTTATATCTTTTTGGGGCATTGCTTTCAAAGAAGACAGTGTTCCATTATTTATTTCTGTTCTTGGAAGGTCCATTATATATTACTCAAATATCTTTTGCTTACATATCAGCAAATTCAATATCCTCATCTTCATATTTTGCACCTTTTAATTTTGCACCATATAAAGTTGCGCCTTTTAAATTTGCACCATATAATTTGGCATCTCTCAAATCAGCATTTTCTAAATCGGCACCCCTCAAATCTGCTTCTTCTAAATTTGCACCTCTTAAATCCGCGCCCCTCAAATTTATGCCTCTCAAATTTGCGCTTTTTAAATTTGCACCTTTCAATTTTGCATTTTCAAAATCTTGTGATTTTAAACGGGCAAAACTTAAATTTACACCTTCTAATTTTGTTAATAATTTTGCACATTCTAGTTGTGCAGCAGTAAAGTCTGCACCTTTTAATTTAGTATTTCGCAAATTTGCATCATTTAAGTATGCTTCTTGTAAATTGGCGCCTTCTAAATTAGCGCCTTCTAAATCTGCACCTTCTAAGACGGCAGCAGATAAATTGGCACCCTTAAAATTTGCACCTTTTAAATTTGCATTTATAAATTCCGTACCTATCAAAGTTGATTTTACAAATTTTGCGTTAGACAAGTCTTGGTTAGACAACTCTTGGTTAGACAAGTCTTGGTTAGAGAAGTCTTTATTTGACGATTTTGTACTTGACGATTTTGGTGACTTACTTCTTTGAGTTCCTTTACTTTTATTTGGCTCACATATACCAGTTTTTTTATTTCGACGGGTTCCTTTTGGGCATCTAGGCATTATTATATTATATATAATTATTTTTTTGTATTGGTCATATTCATTTTTTGGTCATATTCATTTTACCATTGACTAAATCAAACTGGTTTCTATATTTAATTCCTAAATTGAAACTTTGTTGAATTGAATTTTGTTGCAAATTTTGCGTAGGTGGTTTAAAAGAATACATTGAATTTTGTTGAACTTGAACCATTTGTGGTTGAGGTACCATATTATTTTTGAATAACCACTCCTTGTTCATGTCGGTCATCAAATATTTGTAATTAGTTTCGCGACCTTCCACGTCACTAAACCCCTCCATTTGCACCACGGTTGGCGGGACAATCATATACCAACGGTCTTTTGTCTGCAACCGTTTCCAATACATATCAATGGCATATTCGCGTTTGTTTGTGGGGTCTGACAACAACTTGGTAATACCTTCTCGGTAATTGGCAATCAATGTGTCATAGTAATGTTGTTGCACAATGTAGCCGGTGGTTGTTTGACAATTAATTAATTTTACGCAGAAATCGCCAACCGGTTGGAAGGGGGGGCAAATGTTTCCGGAAATGATGAGGACATCCCAGTCCGATTTAATTGTTTCGCAGAATAGTCCCAGGTTTTTGAGAAAAAGCGTGGGGTCCAAGAACTGAATATCATCTTCACATACAAACACATAAGGAGAACCATTATGCTTTGCCTGTTCCAGACATTTTAAATGGCTCATGGAACATCCGACTGCACCATTGGCCAGTTTTATAGCGTTAAAACGGCTGCCAACTACGTTGATTTTTGCAAGTTCTTGTTTTACGTGGACAAGGCGGTCAATCCGGTGTTCCAAATTGATGTAATGGGTGTTTTCAAAAAGGGCTTCAATCATTTGTTTATTATATGACTTATAATATTATATTGTTTATTGAAAAAATATTATTTTTGTAAAAGTGCGAGTATTTCTTCCAGTTTTGTTTTCATTTCTGAAATGTCTTTTTCCATTCTTACAAGAATGTTTGATTCAATGGATTCATTTTTATCAAATACATGTTCTATGTTTTTTCCCCACTGAACTTTTTTTAAAGGCAATTCTTCAACCATGAGAGAAATTGGTTCGGCATTATTCAGATTGAGTTTTAAAGGCATAAGCGAAGCGGGTGCCGACTGTAAAGGCATAAGCGAAGCATTTGTAGGCGAATCAGCCGATTTTGGTATTTCAATATCTTGGTCTCTCTGTTTCATATATTCTTTGACTGCATAACCAAGGTCTATAATTGCCTCATCTTTTACATTCTCAGTAAAATGCGGAGTTGGAACATCCTTCTTAATCATTGATTCGTATTCAGCCTGTCTTCGAGTAAATTGGTCAGTTAGTTGTTGTTCTCTACTCTTTACGGTTTGATAAGGGTGTGCTAACGCAGTTGACTGATAATGTGCAGAAGGGTGTGCTGACGCAGAAGGTGCCTTTACTGACGTTGTTTGCAAACTTTGCAGCATAAAATCAATGGCTCTTTTATTTATATCCCTGAGAGAAATGTTTTGCCCATTGTATTGATTATATACATGACCAATGATGGCCTGAAACCATTTCTCTTTCTCTCCAGGTGGTGCATTTGCAAAGTAGTTAATTGTCTGCTGTGTATTGTTGATAACTTTCCACAATAAAGATTGGTTGTTGCTATGGACAAATTGTGTTGTCATTGTTGTATTTTCTCTTCATATATTTTTATATTGTTATAAAAATATATCTCATATTAAAGGAGGGATTAAAAAGGAGGGATTAAAAGGAGGGATTAAAAGGAGGGATTAAAAGGAGGGATTAAAAGGAGGGATTAAAAGGAGGGATTAAAAGGGAACCTTGGTTCCCTTTCTATACTTCAAAAATAATATTTGGCATATAATTTTTTAAACCAATATTCATTATATCATCATTTGGGTTTCCACATAGTCCAACAACTCGGTTTGCATAAGTTGCATGTGCAATGGTAAGCGGCATCGATAAAGCTCCCACAAATAATTTACACGAGTTTATAATTGTGCAAAGTTCTTCAAAAGAACTTGGTTTATAAATTGTTGGAATTGATATGCCTGTTCGATTTACAAAATAGTTTAAATCAGTGTCTTCCATATTCAAAAATACTATATTTTCTATTCCAAAATGTTGAACAATGTTATGATAATTTAAATTTCTTGGAAACCGGTATTGACTTATATGAATAATAATTTTGCTATTCCATTGTTCCACGTTTTTTGTATAAATCCATTTGTGTTTGCCAAAATGAACACCATATTCTTGTAAAAATAAACCAAACCATGTTGTTTTAAACAATAAATGGCTGTTTCGCCACTTGCTTAAATTAATATCACATTTTGTTGGTTTATTGATTTGCAAGTCTTCAATATATGGCTGGGATTTTACAATGGATTGAATATCATTGTATGTAGATTCAAGTCCACGACGAAACCGATGCATATCATCAGACAACGTCACGATACCTTTTCGACCTGTTTTGTAAAACATTTCGCAAACAATGGATAGTTGTAAAATTAAATCCCCCAACATTCCGCCAGCAGTATAATAAATTGGCGCAAACTTAAACTTTTCTGGAATTTCAAATGATGTTTCATCCAGATTAATTATGGGACAAGAAGGGGGGTCCTCTGTAAAAAAAAGGATATTGGAATTTGACAAAATTTGCCGGATTTCATTTTCTTCGGTTTTTTTTATATAAACGGTATCATATTTTGAACAAAGAAAAAGAATTGTTTCTACTTTTCCAATTAATTGTTCTGCACATAGAATACAACTGTTTTCCATTTATAATAAATATTTTAAAACCTTTATATGAAATTTTATTGTATTATAATCCACTCTTTTCGTGGCGGATGCCAAAATGGAATATAATATACTTTTTCATTGCTAAGCATTCATGCTATTGTAAACTGGTTTCAAAAAATGTTGCTTCAAAATAAAAATAAAAACACAATAATGTTTTATATTTTTTATATTTTTTATATTTTTTATATTTTTTATATTTTTTATATTTTTTATATTTTTTATATTTTTTATATTTTTTATATTTTTTATATTTTTATCTTGATATAATATTTTTTATATTTTTATCTTGATATAATATTTTTTATATTTTTATCTTGATATAATATTTTTTATATTTTTTATATTTTTTATATTTTTTATATTTTTTATATTTTTATCTTGATATAATATTTTTTATATTTTTATCTTGATATAATATTTTTTATATTTTTATCTTGATATAATATTTTTTATTTGGCCTTCAGAATATTGAAAACTTCTTGTGAGTTTACACTTACCTTTGTAATATCGGCTCTGCAGAAAGCACAGCACGGTTTTGTATCAATGATTCGCTTAACACAGTCTCCACACACTTCGTGGCCACAACCAAGCTTAACCATATTGGAACAAGGAACATCTTCTGTCAAGCATATGCCACATTCTTGCGATACTTTTACAGAAGTCTTGCATAATTTAACAACTATTTTTTTGGGCTTAGGTTTTGGTTTTGATTTTAACATAAAGTAACCAGTTTGATACAATTCAACAAACATTTTTACAAGGGCTCTGAATTGGTCAATTGGCGCATTAAATAACCCAGTATTTTGAGCATTTGTATAATGTGTTCTTAAAAACCGAATGAATATGTTTTGCATATAGAAGGCTTGAATCATATGTTCATTCAAGTCATCGGGGCAAATTAGTTCAATGAACGACTTGTATTTTTCGCATCTTGGTTTGTAGTGTCCGGGTCTGCTGCAAAATGAACAACATTTGGCTGAAGCACTACGGATACGGACAGGCGTATGCACAGGCGTATGCACAGGCGTATGCACAGGCGGACAAACCAAATGACTGGTTGAACGGCATTCTTCACATCTGGGTCTAAGTTGCATTTTATTTTTACAAAAGTTTTTTACGACAATTTATTTTTTATACTTATATATTTTTTACAAAAAAAGATTTCAATTTTACAAATAATATATTTCAATTAAAAAAAAAATATTTTTTTTTATACAATTTGGTATAAAATTGTGATTTTACATTTATCATGAATATATCCAATGAACTGTGAATAACAATATACCCCTTGTTTATTAAATACTCAACAATTGGTACTGAACTATCATTGTAATTGTTTTCAAACCCAATCACATCAATAAATACTTTTTCAAAATTGATTGACTTAATAACGTCAAATTCGGCACCTTCTACATCAATTGATAAATAATTAATATTTTTTATATTATGTTCATTGCATATGGTTTCTATTTTTTTTGTATTAACTTTTATCAATTGGGTATTTCCTCCATATTGAGAAATTTCATCTTGCAATCGTTTATTATGTCTATTATCATAATCTTTATATAACCCGGAAATCATTTCGGTGTATCCAGTGTTGTATACAAAATCGGCAACACCATCATTGTTGCAAGCTGCATAGTTCAAATTTATGCAGTTTGGACGATTTTTGCACAATTTGTCATAAACATCTTTGATGGCTTCTACGTTTACTCCAGTCCATTGATGTTCTCTTTCAAAAAACAATGTATTGTTTATGCTGATTCCATCATGTGCGCCAATGTCCATAAAAACACCATTCTTGTAACCCTTGAAAACATTTTTTTCCAAATATTCGTCTTGTTTGTCTTGGGAATAAAACATTTATTGTAAAATAAATGTTTAATCTATATATTTATTTTACATAATAATAACATTATGCATCCTCCGACATTCTGGGCGCCAGGAAAACCACAATTCTTGCCTTTGATTCTTCTTCTTCATCCTCGCCCAACGATTCCAGTAAATAAGTGGTTTTCAAAGGATAATTCTCGCTCACTTTAATATTAATACTATCGCTCACTTTGTGAAACGCGCAAATGTTGTGCAAATGGGAAAGCGAAAACGATATATCCAATGTCTCGCCCTCATTAATTGCAAACAAAGTCAAATCATCAATGGGGACAATGACACTCATATTACCACTCTCATTGCTTTTGGCGGTCAGACGTAACTCCTCCTCATTGCACCGAATATGGAGGTCAGCACCAAACTGTTTGAGTTGCCCCACAATTCCGGCAAAATTGGAAGACGCCAAAGAAAATTCAGCTTGGTAATCTACACCAGGGATTTCCATCATTTCGGATTCCAATTCGATAAGCGGAAGCTCAAAATGCTTGTCGAACGACGTTTTTGAACTGATGAAATGCAAAAACAATTTGTCTGTGTCCGAGTCATTATATTCAATATTGATTTGCTGACTTTCTTCGCGTGTGTTCAAGATGCGGAAAAGAAGCTGTGTACTTAGTCCAATAACGGAAGTCCCTTCTTGCACATATTCGTCAAACCAGCCAGAAGGAATGAAGATTTCAAACACAGAAATGTGGGACGAATCCATTCCCTGGGCATAGAGCCGCCCAGGCTCAAACATGAGATTAATGTGCTCGCAAAATAGCTTCATATTCTGGAACATACTGGTAAAAGCCTTGGACTTCTCTTTATTGGTAATGACAACACGCATTTGATTAATATGATTGGAGTAAGTTTTTTAAATAAGTTGTTTAAATAATATAACGTATTTATTTGTATTTATTTGTATGCAATGCAATTGGTAATCCATTGTATTTTTTAAAATCAGCCATTCTATCTATGTATAATGGATACCCGGTTACAAAAATATTATTCATGTGCAAAATATATCCAACCGCAATATCTTCAATAATATATGGATAACCATATGTATCATCCGATAAAAAAACATTCCACCCAATACTTTCAAAATGGGCAACAAGTGTATTGCAAGATTTATTTGACATGTATACTACAACACCTCCTGCGTATTTTAATTTGGGAACTTTGTTAAATTGCATCATTTCATGCATGTTGTATGGAATGCCATGAAGAGGATTCTGTAAATCTTCCTGGTGCGATAAATAATATGCCGGCATAAAATTATTATTTTGCGGAACCACAGTATTTGGCATATTGTCATTCGCCATAACTCCCATATAGTCTGGTTTACCCTCCATTTTCAAAAAATTTACCAATGTTGTTTCATTGAATACCAAATCATCGCCGCATCTCAAAATGCCTTGTTCAACCTCATAATTATCGTAAATAAACTTGATTCCCATGACAACCTTTTTGGCAACATGAATATACGAGTCTTCGCATTTTAATAAAATGGTATTACCCAATAAAAAATCTTTGTTTATTTGCGGATTTCCCAAAATATAAAAAACTTTCCATCCGGCATATTCGTCATTCGGCAACTTGAATTCTTTCAACCGCGTATCTTTGTGTTTATGACAACTATAAATTAAAATTGCACCTTTAATTGATTGCTTCATTAATTACTTTATATATTTTGCACAAATATTTTATATTGTTTTATCGATTAATTCATCTAATCCTTTTTCAAAATCTGTGTCAATTGTCCATCCCAAATCTTTCACTTTTTGATTACTGATATAGTATCGCTTGTCATTAAACGGTCGGTCTTCAACATAGGTAATCCATTCATTGTAGTCAGTTGTTTTTTTTATTTTTTCAATCAACATATGTGCAATTTGTAGAACCGTGTATTCATTGTTGTCGTCGCTCCCAATATTATAAATTTCGCCAATCTCACCCTTTTCTAAAACATGGGTCAGAGCAGAACATACATCATTCACGTGTAAAAATGCACGGACATTGGTTCCATCGCCCTGTATTGTCACTTTCTCTCCATTTGTCAATTGTTGAATGAATTTTGGAATCAGTTTTTCAGGATACTGGTTGGGTCCATATACGTTGTTTCCGCGCGTAATAATGATTGGCATTTTGAATGAGTGGTAGTAGGATTTTGCAATCAATTCAGCGGCGGCCTTTGTTGCCGCATATGGATTGGATGGACACAATACAGACCCTTCGTGTTTCTTCTCTTCGTTTTCTGTAAGCATTGATTCGCCATAGACTTCGTCGGTTGATATGTGGATAAACCGAACTATTTTTCCATATTTGCGGCACGCTTCCAACAATGTGTGTGTTCCAACCACATTGTCATTTGTATATTGGAGCGCATTGTCAAACGAATTTTGAACATGCGACTGCGCTGCAAAATGAATGACGGTATCAATCTTGTAAATATTCAGTATATTTATAATTAGGTCATAGGAACACAAATTTCCTTTAACCAAATGGTAGCGCTCAGAGTTCCGAATATCTGGATTTATATTTTGTTCAGATGCACAATAATACATTGCATCCAAATTCACAATATTCGCGTTTGGATTCTCTTTGAAATAATAATTGACAAAATTTGAACCAATAAATCCACAACAGCCAGTAACTAACAAATTCATTTTTGTATGGATTATTGTATAAACTTTATATTCTTGTGCAAAATCATTATTGGTATAAATCTGATTTTTATTTTAGAATTCACTAATATAAAAATGTGCGGAATTTTTGGAATTGTCTCTGCAACTCCGGAAAATATTCATGAGAAAATCATCAACGGGCTTATCCAATTGCAAAATCGCGGATATGATTCATCTGGGTTATGCGTGTTAAACAACAATCATTTAGAGGTTCATAAATACGCTTCTACTGTGAGAGAAAGTTCTCTGCAGAAGTTGCAACAAGTGTGTGTAAATATGGGATTAAATACTTTGGGTATTGGTCATAATCGCTGGGCCACTCACGGTGTCAAAAACGACACCAATGCACATCCGCACGTTTCCAACAACAAACAGTTTGCCGTTGTCCACAATGGAATCATAGAGAACTATGCGGAACTGAAACAAGATTTGATTAATAATGGATTCACTTTTTTCTCTCAGACCGACACTGAAATTATTGTGAATCTGATTTCTTTTTTTTACGATAAACTTGGCGGCAATACGCAGAAATCCATTGAGGCAACTGTTGCCAAACTTCAGGGGACTTACGGTATTATTGTGATGGATGCAAAAAGCCCCAATAAACTTTTTTGTGTAAGGAATGGGTCGCCTCTTTTGGTCGGTAAAAGCGACGATTGCATCATTATCACATCCGAACAAAGTGGTTTTTGCAATTTGGTTTCCAATTACATCACTTTACATAATGATGATATTTGTGTCATTGAGAGAACGGATGCACTTCTTCTTGTCAAAACCTCTGGAACATATACTGGTAAAAAAGTGTTAACCACCGTGGATGATTTGTCGCCGCATCCATTTGCGCATTGGACTTTGAAAGAAATCTGGTACCAACCCACCGTGGTTTTAAATGCCATTAATAATGGGGGGCGAATTGACGGACCCTCCAGGGTCAAATTAGGCGGACTTGACCAACATATTAATATTCTTAAAGACGTTTGTAATATCATCATTTTGGGCTGCGGGACCTCGTATTTTGCCGGTCTCTACGGGATGCATTTTTTCAAACGATTATGTAACTTGAATACTGTCCAAGTATTTGACGGCGCCGAATTTTCCAACTACGACATTCCCCGGGTCGGCAAAACAGCGATAATTCTGGTTTCCCAATCTGGAGAGACCAAAGATTTGCACAGATGCATTGAACACCAAGGAAATGCCGTAACAATTGGGGTCATCAATGTCGTGGATTCTCTCATTGCAAGAGAAGTGGATTGCGGGGTTTACTGCAATGCTGGAAAAGAAGTCGGCGTGGCGTCTACAAAAGCATTTACCAGCCAAGTTGTCTGTTTATCGCTTATGGCCATTTGGTTCTCTCAATTGCACGGGGTCAATGAACATTTGAGAACCAGAACAATTAGTGATTTGCAGAATTTATCCAACGATTTCAAAAATACAATTGAAAATGTTGAACCAGTTATCAAGACCCTTTCATCAAAACTAATAAATGCAAAAAACATATTTATTTTGGGCAAGGGAAGCGACGAATGTATCGCGAGAGAAGGTTCTCTCAAGATTAAGGAGATTTCTTATGTGCATGCAGAAGGATACTCGGCAAGTTCGTTGAAACATGGGCCTTTTGCTTTACTGGATGAAACCTTTCCAGTCATTATTTTGGATTTGGACAGCAGATATGAAGCCAAGATAAAAAATTGCGTGGAAGAGGTGAAGTCACGAGGTTCGCCAGTTGTCCTCATTTCAAACCAGGGGGAAATCCGCGTCTCTGCAAATTCGTCGTATTCATCATTACTAGGACTTGTGCCTATCCAGTTGCTCGCCTATTATTTGTCGGTGCAAAAGGGAATTAATCCTGACAAGCCAAAGAACTTGGCAAAGGTGGTTACGGTTGAATAATTTTATTCCACATCATTATGTATTTTATAATCTGTATAATATTCATCAACCAACGTTGAAAAATCAAATTGATATTTAATATAATATTTATAAAACATAATAGAAAACACAGATTGGTCTTGACGATGATTTTCTCTGCTTGACCCTTCGGGTGCTATGCATTCTTTTATTAAAGCATAATTCCTATATTCTTCTACAAATGTCTTGACGTAATCTGTATTATAATTAAATCCAATACATGCTCCATTTCTACAAGAAGCTTGTGTTAGGTCATATCCGTTATAAAAACAACCCATATATTCAATTGTTTTTTCATGTGTCCATTGTTTTATATTACCTGATGAATATCCTGAATAAATATTGTCTTTTTTTATTAGTTCATTAATATTATCCAGTCTGTTTATTATTATATTTCCTGCATCCATCCAAAGAGTAATATCTTTGTATTTATTAAAAACGTCATAAATTACAATAGGTTTCCATGCATATTCTCCAGCATTTATATTTATGTTTACATAATTTGGATATAACCCATAATTAAATACTTCGACCACAAAATTACTATATCTACCAAATAAATTTATCAGCCTTTCCCATAATGATTCTTCGATTCCTAAGTTATAAACAACTATTACATAATTTGGGTCATTTTTATGATATTTCATAAATGATAATATCATATTTATTAACGATTTATAATGATTGTTGCTTGCACCGGTTACTAAATGCATATAGGCTAATTATTTACATTATTTTTATGTATTTTTATCCCAAAATAATCTTTTCCTTCACGCATTTATCCATCAGTGGCAACAAAATTTTACCAACATTGGCAACCATGAATGGCGGATTTATAATAGTGATTTTTTGCATCTTCTGTAAAAAATTCTTTCCGTTTCTCTGTCCTTCGTTCGACAACAATGTAACAAACCCCTTGTATCTCTCCACGCCAGTCATTGTCAGCCCTTTGAAATCAACAATCACATCATATACAGTGTGCGTTTGCAAAATGGTGTCATTTTGTTGAAAAATGAAGTATATCAAGTCTAGATAAATATCCGGGTGAACGATGGTTTTAAACATGGTATAATTGAACAGCAATCGGTTTTCGTCAATTCTGATAATACCATTGAACAAATCGGTTTTGTTCATTTGTTGGACAATGGTATTTGCACAATCAAATTTCTGATTATTTTTGAAAAATGTGTTTTTTTTATTTTCGGTATAATAATCGTTTTTTAAAGAATTGATTTTCTCTAGTATGTCGTTGCTGGATGCCATTTTATTAATATACTAAATATATTTAATATATTTATGATTATTTAAACTATTTATCGCGTTAAAATCATATTTTATATTTCATTTATAAAAATATAAAATGAGCCAAGCAAATGCCGCTGCTAGAAAAAGACGTGCCGGAGGTGCAACTTTACAAGACAATGCTGTTCCTGCCCAAACAAATAATATTTCACAATCTCAAACTCCTAAAGGTGGGCTCACTTTGCCCCAAGTCATTTCTCTCGTGGACAAGCGATTAATTACTTTAGAAACATTTATGAAAGAAACCCAAAGTGGTGGGTCCCAAACCAATGCATCTGCTTCTACATCTGCATCTGAAGATGCAGTCAATGCTATGGCCGACGAGTTTGACACCAAGTTTGCAGTATTGGCGCAGGAGGTTGCCGATTTGAAAGATGTTGTTTTGAAACTGCAGGCCTATACTATGGAGGTCAATAAGACCCTGTATGAAGAGAGAATCCAGGTTCTCTCGGATATGGGTGAGCCCAAAGAGGAGAAGTTCAATTTTCATATTTCGGATGATGAGATAGAGGTAGAGGAACCCCCAAAATAAATTGTCTAAATAACATTTCAAAAATGTTATTTATTTTACACAACCATTGCAACCTTAATTGCCTCATGGGATTGATAGTTTTCCAAAATAAAATCGTCAATATTATAATCATTAATATTCTCTCTCACTTCTTTAATTGAAATAGTTGGAAAAGGATAAGGCGTTCTTGTAATTTGCAATTTACAAGCATCTATTGCATTTTCGTAAATATGACAATTGCCCATAAAATGAACAAATTCATATGCTTCAAGACCACAATGTTTTGCAATTAAATGTGTCAGCAGCGAATATGATGCGACGTTAAACGGAATTCCTAAAAAAAAATCCGAAGAACGTTGGAACATGCAGCAAGACAGCTTGTTCCCGTCATGCACATTGAACTGGCACAAAATGTGGCAGGGCGGAAGCGCCATTTTGTCTATTTGAAGCGGGTTCCACGCAGTCATAACCATACGGCGACTGGTTCTCTGCACAGGATCCTTGAGTGCATCAATAATTTGTTGCAATTGGTCTATACCCTTTTCCGAAGGGCCGCCAGTTTCCTGGTCATACGGCGCATTAAAATGTCGCCACTGGAACCCGTAACCAGGGCCAATCAAGCCTTCTCTATAATTTAATCCTCTGGAGTCAAGGAATTCCCGCGTGGTATTGCCATCCCAAATATGGACGCCCTGGTCCTGCAACAATTTGTTGTTGGTCTCTCCGCGAATAAACCACAAAAGCTCCTTTAGACAAGTTTTCCATGCCGTTTTCTTGGTGGTCAGAATTGGGATTTTCCCGTTTGTTAAATCGAAACGCATCATGTTACCAAAGACGCTTTTTGTTCGGCCGTTTCGCCCCTCTTCCCAGGTTCCGTTATCAAGAATGTTTTTAATCAGGTCCAAATATTGTTGTTCTTGGTGCATTGGATGAAATAATTAATCAAAAATTCTTTAATTTTGTTTTGATATACTATATAATCAATGGAAAATATCATTCATGAAGCCAAATCAATTAACCAAAATACTTTTATAAACCACGTATTTGATTCGTCCGACGAAGGAAAAGCCGAAATTCTGAATGTCATCCAATATTCGTTGACCGCCATTTTACCCGTTGTCATGCTCAACAAAACCATCCAGAAATTTGTACCCGAAGCGGATGTTGAGAAGTCGTCTCTCGAACTTTTAGCAGAAATCTTCATCCAAATTGTTGTTATGTTTATTGGGGTGGTTTTGATTCACCGGGTCATCACGTATTTTCCTACATACAGTGGATACAAATATGAGGCGTTCAATTTGACCACCGTCATTTTGGCGTTCTTGGTGATTGTTCTCAGTCTGCAGACCAAGTTGGGAATCAAGGTAAATATCTTGGTTGACCGAGCTTACGAGTTGTGGAATGGACCGGGGGCAGAGAATAAGAAACAGGGGAGAAAAGAAGGAATGAATGGATCCCAGAACCACCAACCCAGCCAAGCGGATTCCCTTGATGATTCGCGCACCCAGACGGGGATGTTCCCTCCTCCACCGGCTGTTACCACTACTAATCGAAGTTCGGGCCAAGGGTTTGAATACATGACGAAAGTTACCGGAACTGGTGGTGCGCCGCAAGGGGATTTCAACGAATTCTCTCCAGCACCGGCAAACAGTGCTTTAGCAGGTGGCTCGTTTTGGTAAATCTTTAGCTGTTAGTTTATTATTTTGCAAAAAAATAATAAGCAAATATATAAAATGTTTGGATTTAATTTTTTCAGAAGACCCGCCCAAAGTTCTGCTGAAGATAATGCAAAGAAGCAAGAGAACGCTAGAATTGCCAAGGAACAAGAGAATGCTAGAATCGCTAAGGAACAAGAAGACGCTAGAATCGCTAAGGAACAAGAGGATGCTAGAATTGCTAAGGAACAAGAGGATGCTAGAATTGCTAAGGAACAAGAGGACGCCAAGGAACAAGAGGACGCAAGAATTGCCAAGGAACAAGAGGATGCCAAGGAACAAGAAGATGCAAGAATTGCTAAGGAACAAGAGGATGCAAGAATTGCTAAGGAGCAAGAGGATGCAAGAATTGCCAAGGAACAAGAAGATGCCAGAATTGCCAAGGAACAAGAAGATGCCAGAATTGCTAAGGAGCAAGAAGACGCTAGAATCGCCAAGGAACAAGAAGACGCTAGAATTGCCAAGGAGCAAGAGGATGCAAGAATTGCCAAGGAGCAAGAGGATGCAAGAATTGCCAAGGAGCAAGAGGATGCAAGAATTGCCAAGGAGCAAGAGGAAGTTCCTGTTGTTGCAACAGAGGAAGCTCCTGTTACTGAGCAAGAGGAAGTTCCTGTTGTTGCAACAGAGGAAGCTCCTGTTACTGAGCAAGAGGAAGCTCCTGTTGTTGCAACAGAGGAAGCTCCTGTTGTTGCAACAGAGGAAGTTCCTGTTGTTGCAGCAGAGGAAGTTCCTGTTACTACAGAGGAAGCTCTTCCGCCAAATAACACCGTTACACCAAAGAAGACTGTTCCGTCAAAGAAGACTGTTCCACCAAAGAAGACCACCAAGTAAAGACTTTACAAATTATAATAAAAATATATTCTATTTTATTATAATGTTCTGCATAATCATAATAGCTTGTTTGTTGACAAAAGTTGCTTCACTAAACCAACTTTCATTTAGTGGCGGCGGTTCCTTCGGTGCGGTTGAAATTGGAATTGCAAAATATGTTGCAGAGAAAGAACAAAGACCAACCAAAACATACGACTTGTATACCGGCATTTCCGCCGGTGCATTAAATTCCGGGTTTCTCTCTTACTACAAGGATTTAAACACTGGAATCCGATTTGCAGAGAAACTTTACGGAGAGATGCATAACCGAATGGTGTTCGAACTGTTGCCAACTACTGGAGTCTCCGTCCTTAATACCGAGCCCTTAAAAAAGACTTTAAGCACAATCATCGACAAAATGCCAAACGAACCTGTTGTAAAAACGCTTATTGGTGCAACCAATTTATACAGTGGAAACCTGGATGTTTACGAATTTAACCAAAATGATAATACTAACAAAGTGCTCCTCCTTCTTTCCTCCTCGGCAATTCCAGGAGTTTTCCCACCGATTGAATACAATGGTAACCTGTATGCAGACGGAGGCACTTTATCCAATGAATTGTTGCAGGTGGAACACGGAGACTACTTGAATATCACGTATATCACACCATATGAAGGAATCAAATATGATTCTTCGCCAATCACTTCGCTCAAAGATATGTTGATTAGAACATTCGAAGTTGCAACCGGCAATTTCAATAATCCGTTGGCAACTATGAACCAGAATTGTGCAAAACCAATTGGAGAGATAAACAAGTATTTTGTGGATGCCAAGTTTTTATCTGGTTATAGTTCCATGAACTTTGATTATGGAACCGAACTCATAGAGATTGGATACAAATATGCGACGAAAAAAACGTATAAGATTTGTTAACTAAGAGTAAATTATATATTATATATATAATGTCCGCATTTTTATTAAGACCCTATACATTAGATAAAAACCTAATAAATGCAATTGAAGATGATGATGACAAGGATGATGAATATTTGAAAGAAGTGTTAGAGAGACCTTTAAACCTCAATGCATTAGGGGCAAATACTTGGAATACTATGCCTACGACTGCAATTATTATGGCAACAAATACAGAGAATTATAACAAAGTAAAATTACTCCTTGAAACAGGACGAGTTAGAAATATCAATCAAGCGGACGGATTTGGGAGGAGTCCTCTTTTTGTTGCATCAGAGAATGGATGTTATGAAATAGCAAAAATACTTCTTGAATATGGAGCAGACCCAAAATTGCCACCAAAGAAGTATTCAGATGGATACGGTGCAACACCTTTAGATGTAGCAAAAAACCATAAAATGAGAGAACTTTTGAGAAGCTCAAGTGGGTTAGGTTTGAAGAAAATAAAAAAACCAAGAAAAACAATTAAAAAAAAACTAAGAAAAACAAATAAAAGAAAAAAGAATTCCAAACAAAAAAAATAATCAAATCATTTTTTTGTGTAAAATTGAAATTAATTTTTAGTAAAAAATTAAATTCATAAAACAGCCAATAAAATGCAATCACCAAATATTGAGAAGAGCGAAATCAAAATGCATCTCAGCTTAGTAGCTGTAGCAGAAACTATTGTTGAAGAAACTATTGTTGAAGAAACTATTGTTGAAGACCCAATTGATGCGCCAAATCTTACGGTTGAAACAAATCTTACGATTCAAACAAATTTTGAGTCAAAATTCCAAAAATCATCTTTCATTGAGCCGCATTCGGAATCGGACGATGAAGATGAAGATGGAGAAGAAGAAAAACCTGTAGAGAAAATTCCACTAAAACATTTTGGTACATTCGAATTGGAATTGAAAAAAGTCCAAATCTCCGGTGAAAAAAAAACAATCAACTTAATGATTGATAATTCAGGTTCAATGAACGGAAAATGCAGTGACGGAAATACCCAACTGGAACAAGTGCTTTTCGTAACTGAACGAGTTCTGCGATTCATCGAGGAAAACTGTCCCGAAGGGAACATATCGGTCAGCGTAAAAACATTCAGCACCCGTGTTAAAACCATATTTGAGGCAACACCCGTTCTAAGTTCCAACTTAGACGAGTTAATCGGAAAGTTGAAAAAGATATACAGTGAAGACGAAACCGACATTGGCCTAGCCCTAAAAAAAATGCACACTACCGGCCCCGAACAATACAACGTATTATTGAGCGACGGCGATGCAAATCAAGGAATTAAACATCCGATAGCACTGGCGGAATGCGTAGACAAAAATGCAATCAATACATTTATTGGATTTGGTGTTGGACATAACCCTCGAATATTTGCAGCATTGAGTAATACAAAAGACAGCACTTATTATTTCATCGCAACCATTGAAAAATCCAGAAACGCATATGCAGAGATATTGGAACGTATTTTATATAAATGCATGGACGCAGTAACCATTGAAGTTGCGGGTGGAAAAATATACAATTACAAGACAAACACGCTGGAATCCGAACTGTATGTTGGAAATATGTCTGGGTCAATGAAAAAGACATTCAATTTATATTCGGAAACTCCGGAAGACCTTGTAATTGTTGTAAAATCAAATGGTGCAGTTCAACATGTTGTCAATTTTGAAGGCAAATATGAAGACTTACAAATTGCATTTTACAGGCAAAGAACTCTGGAATTATTATACAAATCGACAAATGGTGAAAACCAAAATCACTATTTGTTGAAAGCGGAAATGAAATCAGTTATGAATGAAATCAACACTTATATGAAAAACAATGGTATGACAGAAAATGTTCAATTGAAATATCTGTGCAATGATATTGCAATTGTATATCAAACACTGGGAACGCGTAATGCATTTATGTATTCTTGTTCAAGACAAGCTTCCAATGGAGATCAACGAATGCATAATGTAGTAGTTGAAAATAATTCTCGATTTACTTATGATTCGGATTCGGATTCGGATTCTGATGATGACGATGTTACAAGAGCATGTGCTCCGTCAAATTACGACGATGACGACGACGACGACGATATTCCTCAAAGAGCATGTGCTCCTTCAAGTATTCAAAGAGCATGTGCTCCTATTCAAAGAGCATGTGCTCCGTCAAACGACAATGACATCAACAACTTTTGTATAACAGATGAAACTCCTTTCAGTTCGGAAAATGTTAACACTATATTGAAATCATTTAGCAAAAATTAAATTTTCGCTTCGGTTTCCTTCTTCTTATTTGAAACATTTTTTTCGTAGTAATAGTGCCCCAAATTGAATACATTGGACAAAACATTCATCACGGACCCGTAATTAAAGACATGAACCAAATTGTTTTCATCTTTCATAAACTGGATACTGTAATGCCAAAACGGCGGCACATACAATATGTGCCCCGGATGCACTGTAAAATCCAAAAATTTCATTTTCTGAAACCCAGTATATGGGGGTTGCGGTTTCCACACATTTTGCGGCGAACTGAATTCATATTCCCGGTAATCTTTATTGACAATCATATATTTGGTGCTTCGCCACGGGGTCATTTTTACCTGCATTTTACCACTGGTTAAATAGAGGTACCTGCGTTCATATGTGTGATAAATGAGCGGCGTCGTTACACCGGCTGAGCCAAAGATTACATCATATTTACTAAAAACATTGAACGTCGGTTTCAGATATTTGTCAAACTGGTTATAATATTTTTGGATACCGGTTTCCTCAATAAAATGCTGGTTACCATCGCTGTAATATTTTTCATCGGGGTCTGTTTTCATCAGTGAGTCGGCAGCATTCAGGGTGAGAACAATACTATTGGATGGCTTATCTGCATAGTAGTCGCGATTGTCCTTGACAAAAACGTCAAAACTGCCGTAATCAGGAATCAAACTAATGTCTTTCAATATGTTGTCAAAATTGCTAAATGAAAATATGAACGGCTGTTTTAAATTGGCACTATCATTCAATTCTTTATTGTTTGTGAAATCGGTTTCGTATATTTCTAGGTCGTCGCCTTTTTTTAATTGGAACATAATCTGACTATAAACGATTAATATTAATAAAAAAACAATGACTTGATACAACATTCATAAAAAACAATAAGAATTTTATTTATGAAGGTGAACTAAAGGAAACCGTAGGTTTCCTTTTGAACCTTCCCTATAGGGAAAGCTTATCTTACACACTATACCCCCTCCTTACAAAATGTATTTTAAGGGAAGGGTAAAGGAGGGGTTAAAGGGGAACTACGTTCCCCTTATTGAGCAGAAGTGCAGCCAATCTCCAAAGGAACTCGTCCGTAATCGGGCTCATATGTGCTCTGGTTCCACGGGCCAACATCTTGCTTAGGGATGATGGGGTCGCTTCTTAGCTGAAGATTGGCATTCTTCAATGTCTGTCCAATGGTATCAAGGCCAATATGGTAGCCAGCCTGCAACATATCACCATTGAGGATTGAGCCTTGGTTCATGTTAACAGGATTCAAAGCAGCCCACTGGCTGTTGGCATCAATGGGTAAAAGCTCGTTGGGACTCGCATTAGAAGCGGTAGAAGCAGGGGCAGCCTGACCCTGAGTCTGAGCCGAACTATCAGTTCCGGTCTCCATACCAGCTAGATTAAATGATTTAGTGTCAGAATAAGAAAGTAAAAACCAAGCAAGAACTGAGAAAACAACTAAAACAAACAATCGTTGAGGTGTGAAAAACTTGGAAAAACCACTTTGGATACTATTTAGAGTTTCAGAAAACATTCTTAGTTATATATTACGGATTGATAAAATTATTTACTATTCATTTTCTAAATCGTCTAAATCACTTTCGTCACTATCGTCGATATCTTCCAGCATATACAAATTTTTGATTCTGCGGGCTTCCAAATAAGAAGAAAGTGCTAAAGATTTTGCAAGCTTGGCTTTTTGTCTGGCTTCTCTATACATTTGATAATAGACCTCCGTTTTTTCTTTCAAATGGATAGTTTCTGATTTTTCAATTTCATCAATATCCAAATTTATTTCTAAAATATCACTATCATTGTCAAAGTTAAGCTCTTTGATTTCTTCTGGCTCTTCTTCTTCTTCAGGCTTTTTTTCAAAATTTGATTCAGGTTCTTTTTCTTCTTCTTCCTTTTCTTCTTCCTTTTCTTCTTCTTCCTTTTCTTCTCCTTCTTCTTTGATTTTGATTTCAGGTTCAACTTTTACTAAATCTTTTTCTTTAGATTTTATGATGCATTTTTCAAAAATATTGACTGGTTTTAAAACCATGATTTGTTTAAGTTCAATATCAATTTGAAAACTTTTTGCAGAACATCGAACCCCTTGTATCTCTAAAATAGTTATCATTGGTGTGTTTTCATTAATGGATTCCATTTCTACATCGACCTCATTTTCATCATAAATTTTTAAGGGAGTACTCCCGATGCGTTGACTCACATTTACGCGCATAATGTATTGTTTTCCAGACTTGAATATTTTGACAGTTGGACTAAAATAGCTTTCGATGTCATCCTCATCCAAATCCATGTCAAACCATTTCTCTCGATTTGTGAAAATATGTTTGCGAATTGTGAGCTCCAGCATTTCAATCCACTGAATGAATTCCTCGTCATCATTGGAGAAAACCAGGTCCGCGTGAATTTTTTTGCCGGATTTAACAACGCCTTGTTTGGTTTTGCATTTAGGACTTTGGATATAAAGTTGTTTTTTATTAATTAGTATTTTGCTAAAATGGACCCCACCAGAAACACTTGTGGGAGTAATCAGGGTTATTTTATCAAATGGAAAATCCGCATTCGTATCGAATATATCACTCATCGTATACTTTAGCAATGATAAACTATGAAAATGGTTTATACGCAGGGGAACCTACGGTTCCCCCTGCAACCCCCTCCCTTTATATCGGTGATGATTTTGAATTTATTGTGATATTTTAATTCTCTAGGGCAAAGCCCGTGGTATAAATAAAGCACCCATGCGTACATTTGATTAATTTTTGCCAGTATAAAGGGGGGGGGGGATTATATGGGGTAAGCAAAGCGAAATCCGTAGGTTCCCCTACTTACGGTCAAATACACCAAAAAAAATACTAAAATAAACAAATGAATTCAATAAAAGACCTAGTGCAGAATGAGAACATTCAAAACGAAATTAAACAAATATTCAAACCTTTTGGTATAATTATTTACAATGAAATTTATTTTTACATTTTGCTAATACTGGTGTATTGCGGTCTTTTATTTCTGGCAATTTTAGGAACTTTATTTTATCTGATAAACATCCATAAAAAGTTATCAAAAATAGAGATAAATATACTGGGTAATACTATATAACAAATGGTATTAAATTTTAATAGTACAGGAGAGTATGGCCAGGCAGTTTATGGAAATACAAGTTCGCAGCATGTTAATTCAACATCCGGTGCAATTGCACAATCAAAACCTTTAGCAATGCAGGGGGGACGCAGTCGTAGAAACAGAAACCAGAATGGTGGAAGACGTAGTCAAAGAAACAAAAAACAGAGTCGCAGAAACCATAGACGTAGTCGCAGAAACAACAGTCGAAGACAAAGAGGCGGAAAGTGAATGGGATCTTTTGACCAATAAATAATATAATGGCTAGCTTTGAACAAGATATGCGCAAGTGGGCGATTCTTGACAACAAGATTCGTGCATCCAATAATGAACTGAAAGAGTTGCGTAGTCAGAAAGCTGAAGTCGGTTCCTCTATTTGCGAATTCATGAAAACCAAGGGGTTAGAAAACAAAAAAGTAGATACTGGCGACAGCATTATTTCATTTTACGAAAAGAATGAGTATCCTGCACTCACCTTTGGATACATTGAAAAATGTTTAGGGGAAATTATTTCGGACAAAGACAAGATTGCAATAATCATCAAACATTTGAAGGACAAGAGAGAAATCAAAAAGTCCAACGATTTGCGACGACGATTTAAAGACACTAGTGGACATGAAACTGATGGCGACAATTAGTGGATAAAACTGTGTACAATATATAATAATATTATATACTATACTGTTAATATGAGTATTATAGCAAAATCACTGCAAGTTGAAAATGCAGAGAAACAAATCATAAGTGGTGGATACAACGTTAATGAACTATTGAACGTCGATGGTAAACAAATGGGTGGTGGTGGAACAGATATTTTTAAAGATTTGCAAATCCCGCTTGGATTATATTGCGACAATGTAATTGTCAAAGATTTTTACAAAAGTGTAAAGTCCAAAGTAATTGATGATGATTTGTTTGACACACTTTTTGATATGGTTTCCAAAACTAAAAATAAATCAACACGGAGAGAAAAAGTCAAAATCAACAAAGTTACTAAAAAAATAAGGTAAAAAAGGAAGGTTCAAAAGGCATAAAAGAAGCAAAGCTTCTCTGAATACCTTGGTTCCCCTTAAAATTGAACTCTTTTTTTGCATTTTTACAAAAGGTATAAAAAAGAAATTGTTTAAAGAAATTGTTTAAATAAATTGATTAAAGAAATTGATAAAACGAAGTAAAAGAAAAAAATGCACTCCGCTACTGCATCTGCCGCAAGTTTCATGATTGACGACCTCGTCGACATTCACGAGATTAAGAGAAAGCTAGTTGAACAAAGCGTGAAGCGGTTACTTGATGTGCATTTGGGTAAGTATGTTCCAGAAGAGGGCGAGATTGTTAGATTATGGGAGCCGGCTGAGCTTGAGATAGTCGCGATAAGAATTGCACGATACAATATTGAAAAACTTAAATTTCAAGAGGAGGAGGATGAAGAGAAAGAAGAAAATTATGAAGAATATGAAAAGTATTATGAAGAAAAAGAAGAGAATTAAAAATGTTGTATTTTGTATTTTGTATTTTGTATGTTGTAGTTTGTATTTTGTATATTTAATTTACACCTTTGGACATTTAAAACGCCGATTTAACGCTAAATAAACAAAAGGTAATTGCGGATTTCACGCCACGGCATACTTATCTTCCCATAAGGGAGTATCGCAGTCGTTCATATTCTTTGGGTTAAAACATTCTGGTCTCTTTTTTCCTTCTTTTTGTAATTGAAGTAAAAACAGAATATTCTTGGAAGCGTTAATATCTCTATCCATACAGCATAATTTACACTCGTTGAGTTTACAACGGATTACACTGTTGATAATAGACATTCTTGCTTTACTATGTGTTCCATCTCTTTTTTTCCTAATTATCTTATTTTTGTATAATTCTATAGGTTGAAAACATTTATTACATGTTTTACTTGTATTATATTCATCAATTATAACAACATCGCAATATCGTCTTAATTCATGCTTGAACTTTTGAATAGGCGCGATTGGGTGTTTTTTTACTAAACCGTGTTGTTGTGAAAAATCACCAAAACCTACTAATGTTTTTTTATCATCAACAATACTTTTACATAGTTTATCCATAGTTGCTTTTCCACGACAATAAGAACGAAACGATAATCCACGAAAGTTCTTGTAAAGATGAAACTGGAAAATGGTATTTAGATTTGGATAAACATACTCAAAATAATCGCGCATTTTTTGTAAATTAGTTGTTTTAAAACTTGGAATATTACGCCACATTTCATAATGTTCCCATTTCTTATACCACATTTCTCGTTTTCTACAAGCATACTTCATTTTACAATCATTTCTATAACTGGGTGTTGTAGTTTCTAATACTCTGCCTTCGTTATTACAAGATGTTTGCAAACTTCTCACGCCAGGGTCAATTCCTACATATTGTTCATATTGTGTTTTCTTAACATCTTTCGGTTTAGGTGCTTCAAACTTTGGTTTTCTTAATCGTATAACGGCAATTTTACCATCAGTATAAATGGTATTCGCAAACTTGCGGGTTTTTGTTTCATATTTTTCTATTTTGAAAAACTCATACCAATAAACTAATTTGTTTTCTTTGAAATCATCTGGTACTTGGGTTTTAGTAAAATACCCAATAATATCTTTCAAACAACTGCTACATATTTCAATTGTAGACAACGTAAATGAGTTTTTTGTTGGTAATAAATTGAATGTTCTTATGTGTTTAGAATATGGGTATTTTTCAAATGTTTTTAGTATTTTATGATATATTTTTACAAAATGTGATGAATGCATTTTAATATTAACTTCTGAGGGTGGATATTTTAACCATTGTCTCATGGATAATATAAAAAAGTTTTTACCAGAATATTCAATTGCATAAATGTCTTTTAGCCATTTGTAAATTACTCCTTTTCTTGTTTCACCAGTTTTTATTTCCAAGTATTTATGAAATCGTTTATAAAAATTGAGTTTCAAATGGTTTTCAGTCATAGTAAGTTGTTGCCGATTTAGGTTGTTAATGAGATTACCCATTCTATCACGAAACGGTAATTCTCCTACATGTTCCTTGTAATGTGAAAAACTAATATATAATTCATCAGTTTCGTCTATTTTTTCTTTTCGTTCTTTCATTACGGAAACGGTTGCACATGCTTGGTAAAATAAGGATTGTGTAATTTCTGGCAATGGTTTATTTTCTTCAATAAGACGAGTAAAATGATAATTTAGTAATTGGTAAGACAAAAAGCATATTTTGTTAATATTCAACACAATTTCTTGAATGCCTCCACTCAAATAATTATTTTCTACTAAACTATTGAAACTGGTTTTGACACACGTAAACTCTGTATCTTTATTTAGTTCCTTGCGTTCTTTTACATCACTTCTTGATGTTTTCTTTGGTTGGGCAGTTTCTTCTGTCTTCTTTTTCTTTCCCATATAATATTCCTTAATATTATATATTTAAGTATTTTACGCTATAATTAATATATTATAGAATACAATTGATATAAAATAATTTTGGTATTAATATGTAATAAATATTACCAAAATGAAAAAGAAAACCCAAGAACAATTTATTTTAGAGGCAAAAGAAGTTCATGGAGATAAGTATGATTATTCTAAAGTTGAATATATGAAATCCTCAATAAAAGTAATTATTACATGCAATCAACATGGAAATTTTGAACAACGTCCAAATGATCATTTACGTGGTAATGGTTGTCCATTATGTGCTGGAAATAACTTTATAAAAACTCAAGAACAATTTATTCAAGAAGCGGTTGAAAAACACGGCGACAAATACGATTACTCCAAAGTTGATTACAAAACTACAAATACAAAAGTGATTATCATTTGTAAAATTCATGGTGATTTTGAACAAACACCGTGTTCTCATTTACAAGGACAAGGTTGTAAAACGTGTGGAATTACTGCGAACTCCGAAAAAAATAGAAAAACAACACATCAATTTATTCAAGAAGCGATTACAAAACATGGGGACAATTATGACTATTCAAAGGTGGAATACAAAACTGCGTTGGATAGAGTTACAATTATTTGTAAAACTCACGGCGAATTTAACCAAGTCGCAATAAGTCATTTAACACGTTCCGGATGTCCATTATGTGCTGGAAATAACTTTCTAAAAACGCAAGAACAATTTATTCAAGAAGCGATTGAAAAACACGGCGACAAATACGATTACTCAAACGTGGAATATAAAACAACTAATACAAAAGTTAATATTAGGTGTAAAGTACATTCTTATGACTTTGAACAAACACCGTGTTCTCATTTACAAGGACAAGGTTGTCCAAAATGTGCAAATTGTTATTCACCAACCACGGAAGAATTCATCCAAACCGCGATGAAATTTCACGGCGAACTATATGATTACTCAAAAGTAGATTATACAAAAAATAAATCAAAGGTGATTATTATTTGTAAAAAGCATGGAGATTTTACACAAACCCCTAATGGACATCTTTTGGGAATGGGTTGTTATAAATGTGGAAGAGAAAGGTGTGCAGACAAGTTAAGGAAAAGTCAAGACGAGTTTATTAAAGAAGCAATTTCAACACACGACGATAAATATGATTATTCAAAAGTAGAATACAATTCAAGTGATACGAAGGTAATTATTAGTTGTAAAATACACGGCGACTTTCAACAAACACCTTATAATCATATTATTGGTAACGGTTGCTTTACGTGTGGCAGAATATCGTGTGGCGAAAAATTGATGCTTACCACCGAAGAATTTATTGTGAATGCAATAAAAATACATGGCGATAAATATAATTACTCAAAAGTGGATTATAAAGGAAACAAATGCAGAGTAATCATTACGTGTAAAAATCACGGAGATTTTACACAAAAACCTAACTGTCATCTTTGTGGTAGAGGATGCCCAAGTTGCGTAAATAAAACAGAAGCAAAATTATACGAAAAAATGCAACCATTATATACTACAATAATAACTCAATTCAAACAAGAATGGTGTAAAAAACTAAAACATCTTCCATTTGATTTCGTTATACCAGAATATAAAATCATTATTGAATTAGATGGTCCACAACATTTCCAACAAATCTCAAATTGGTCATCGCCAGAAGAACAATTTGAAAATGATAAATACAAAGAAAATTGTGCAAATGATAATGGGTATTCAGTTATTCGTCTTTTACAAGAAGATGTGTTTTATGATACTTACGATTGGGTAAAAGAATTATGTGAAACAATTGAAGAAATTAAAAATGGCGATGAAATTACAAATGTATATTTATGTAAAAATGGAGAATATGATGCGTTTTAGATAATAGTTTCAGTAGTTTGTTTCTTTAACTTTTCCTTCTTTTTCAAATAATATGTGCGTCTCCATTCTTTCAATTTTTCTGGATTTTCAGTTTTCAACTTTTCTACATAATTTTTTGTTCTCTCTTTAACCTTTTCACTATTGGTTTCATAATATTTTAGATGCCTTGTGCTATTCGTATATTTTTTCAAATGTTCTTCTACTTCTGCTACGTGTTTTTCCAATCCTTCTATTTTTTGTTTCAATAAGTTATTTTCTTCTTCTGCATTCATTATATAAATTAAAGTATATTATGAATATATTTTTAAGTTTTTTATGTTATAATTAAAATGGTTTAGAAAATCGGCGTTTTAAATGTCCAAAGGTGTAAATTAAAAAAAAGACAAATGTCTTTTTTTTCTCTAAAAATTGAAATCTTTTTTTTATATTTTATAGAAAGCATAAATTATAATAAAAATGGATTGTTCATTAGAAGAAGAAAGCAAAAGATTGATAAGCCTATTTCACGAGCTTATTGAGTCGGAGGAATGCCAGGGTCTCCAGTATCAGTGTTTATTGGCTCCCCTCACCAGTATTATTACCAACAAAATTGCATTGGAGAAAATGTGCCAATTAAACACGGTGGGGTTTGAAAGCATATACAACCAACATTTTATTGAAAAAAGAAACACATTTACGCTTGTGACTGACCCGCTCAAGAGCATGTGTATGGAATTTGTCATGCGAAAGTGGCATTAAACAAAAATCATAATTACATAATAAAAAAATAAAAAATAAAAATAAGGTCATTTGACCTTTTTTTACGCAAATAATATTTATAAAAAACTTAAACAAAAAACTCAAAATACACAATAAAAATGGAAGCGGACAAGAAAAAGAAAGGAAGACAGACAAAAATCCAACCAAATATCAAGATTGAAGTAGTTGAAGTGGTTGACGACCCAAAAAAGAAAGGCCGAAAACCCAAAGGCGGAAAATTGATAGCAAAACCCGTTGAAAATGCAGTCCCCGAAGTTCCATTAGCAAATATTATATTGCACTTAAAATGCTCATTCAAGGATTTGATTGAATATAATTCCAAACAAAATTCACTAGCATCTATTTCTTATAATCCCGACGTGCCAAATATTATGACATACAATGCAATTGAAAACGATAATTTCTGCGCTTATGGAGAATCCAAGTCGGTAAATAACAATGCATACGACTCGGAAACTTATGTTTGCAAAGTATGCAACACAAAGGAAACTGATGATGATGCAGTTAATATCAAAGACATTAATGCAAAGTTGAAAAAGTTGAAAATAAACTTGTACAAGAATAATATGGCGGAGAAGAAATCGGCCTGTTTTTGGTGCACCTACGAATTTGACAATCCCGCATGCTATATTCCCAAATACGAATCTGATTCCGGCATTTTTGCATATGGGTCATTTTGTCGTCCCGAGTGTGCGGTTGCCTTCTTATTGAAAGAGGGATTGGACGATTCCACCAAGTTTGAGCGTTATCATTTATTAAACCAAATTTATGGAAAGATTTATGATTACAAGAAGAACATTAAACCCGCGCCCAATCCTTATTACACATTGGAGAAATTTTACGGAAACCTTTCCATCCAGGAATACCGCAAATTGTTGAAGACGGAACATATGCTTTTAACCATTGATAAACCACTCACGCGAACTTTACCCGAATTGCACGAAGAGACTGACGAGATGATTTTGAATGTGGGTGCCAGCATTGGTTCATACAAGGTAAAGCGACAAAGTGAGAAAGTACTGGGGCCAAGCAAGTCAAATATTATGTTGTCTACTTTTGGACTTATGCAGTAAGTAGGGAAACCTACGGTTATTCAGAGAAGCAAAGCTTCTCTTACGCCCTACGACCCCTTCCCTCCTTTTAGTGGGAACGTAGTTCCGCTTTGCTTACCCCCTCCTTAGATTTATATGTAAAAATATTTTATATTTTTAAATATATAATTATTTTTATGTTTATTGTAGACCCATGCAGTTATTCTAGCATGTTTTTTGCAATCAATGTCATGGTTAATTATTGGTATGGTTATTTTATTTATTCCGCATTATTTGCATTTTTACTGACAACTTCCATAATTCATCATTCAAACAAAACATTTTATACATATGTGGTTGACAAAATTGCAATTATATGTATTGTCCTTTATGGTGGCTATTTATTTTATCAAAAAAATTGGACTGATAATATAATTTTAGCATCCAGCATTATTCTAACCTTCCTATCAACCATTTATTTGTATTATTATGGATACACATGTGACCAATATTGCTTTGCACCAGATAAATGCGAATCAGACTGGTATCATGGATTAATGCATTTGGTTGCGTCGGTCGGACACCTTATGATTGTGTTTTTATAATATGTATAATATATATATATATATGTGTTGGTCTTTTGATGTTTCGCTTGGAACACTTATTTTTGGAACACTCTGTTCAATTTACTTATATACAAGAAATGGTCCAAATGACATATTGTATGCAATATATATTTTTGTGATTGGGTTGATGCAGGGAGCAGATGCTATTGCGTGGTATAGCATAGACAATTCTATTCCGAGTTTAAATAAGTTTGCCGCGATATTATCTTTTATATTGATAAACATACAAATCCCCATAATTTATTTGTATTTATATAAAACCACTGGCCAAAACTTATATTTAAATGTTGTTATTGCTTACATGGGATATATTTTATACACACTATATCAAATATGGATTCAATATGATTCTATTAAAATTACAGTAAAACCAAACTGTAAAAACGAATGTCATTTAGATTGGAGTTGGCTTGTTCCAATTCGTAATTTCATACATTGGATTATTTTATTTTTATATTTATTTTTGTTGGTGTACCCAATTATCTTGATTCGCGATCGGAGAAAATATTTTATGATAGTGATGCCAGTGTTAACACTTATGTATTCTTTATACAAATTTAAAGAAACAAAAATATGGGGAAGTTATTGGTGTTCAATGATTAATTTATGGGCAATTGTTGCGGTATTTTATTAAGCGCGAATCATGGAGTAATGCATGTAAACACCTTATCGCCTACAACGATTTCAGGTTATATAAATCGGCAATTGAAAGGTTAAAATGTTTATAAAAAACAAATTATAGAATTGTTTATATAATTCTATAATAATGACGGTTCTCTCTTGCAAATTGATGGGCGGATTAGGAAACCAATTGTTCCAAATCTTTGCAACCATTTCTCTCGCGTTAACTACCAAGAAAATATTTTTGTTTCCCTATTCGGATGTGCTAACAACTGGAATTACGCGACGCACATACTGGTACACCTTACTAGATAAATTATTCAACAATACAACATGGAGTCGGCCGGAAGTTGACAATCCGCACATTTTTTCTTTACCGCAGATTGGAGAGAAGGGATTTGAATATGATGAAATGGTTGCAATTCGCGTGAATTTGGAAAAAAATCCAGCATGCTTGCATGGATACTTCCAGTCTTATAAATATTTTGAAAAACATTATGAAACCATTATTCAGCTAATTGGATTAAGGGCGAAACAGGAAGATATTCACAATAAAACCACATTATTAAGTTGTGTTGGAAATACAACAATTTCTCTCCATTTTCGTCTGGGAGACTACGTAGAAAAACAAAGCCACCATCCAATTATGTCAATTAAGTATTATATGGGCGCATTGACACATATTATTGACCAAGTAGGTTCGGACACATTCCGTGTAATCTATTTTGGAGAAAAAGACGACGAATCAACTATTAAAATTTGCATTCAGATACTCACAAAGAAGTTCCCCAACTTGGAATTTGTAAATGCGGATTTGGAGGAGGACTGGGAACAAATGATGTTGATGAGTGTGTGCATCCATAACATTATTGCAAATAGCAGCTTCAGTTGGTGGGGGGCCTATTTTAATCAGAATCCAGATAAAATTGTATGCTATCCCGCAAGATGGTTTGGACCGGCGTTACACCATGATACCAAAGATTTGTGCCCGCCGAGTTGGCGACGTATATAGGGAATTAAGGGAACTACGTTCCCCTATGACCCCTTCCCTTTTAAAGGAAACCTATACCATTGAAGAATTAAAATATAAATACCTTATCGGCAGTTATATTTATTGATTAAGTAAGACTTTTTAGTATGGGTTTAAAAGGGAACGACGAGTTCCCTTTCTTAAAATACTTTTTTAGTATGGGTTTAAAAGGGAACGACGAGTTCCCTTTCTTAAAATACTTTTTTAGTATGGGTTTAAAAGGGAACGACGAGTTCCCTTTCTTAAAATACTTTTTTAGTATGGGTTTAAAAGGGAACGACGAGTTCCCTTTATAATGAAAATCGCTTTCTACACTTGTTTTTTCGGTGCGGATTCCAATGAGAGAAACAAAATTCCGCCATCACCTAAGGTGGATGATTGTTTTTTCTTCACCAATAATCCAAATACTTATGCAAACCTGGAGAACACGGATTGGACGCCTGTATTTGTGAATATCCCTGTAAAAAACAATCTTACAATGGATGCAATGGATGCAAAACATTTGAAGGCGTGTCCCTACATGTATCCGGAACTAAATGGATACGACGCAACTTGTTATTTTGACAGCGCACTTAAAGTAAATACGGAGGAAGTGATTGAACTGGCAAATAAAGCGTTTACATATAGCAACTATGATATGTTGATTGCGCGACACCCATTCATTAGTGCAACATGGCCACCGTCGGCCAAAAGTGAGTTTGCGAATGCAATGTTACAACCAAGGTATGCAGCGGAAAGAGACAAATATGAAAAATATATGGCGGAACAGATTCAGTCGGGGCTTTTGGAGACGGATGACATCCATTATGCAACGGGGTTCATTGTCAGAAAAAATAACATGAAGATGCGCAGACTGGGTGAAGTGTGGTATCGGCATATTTTGGCGTGTGGAATTGAATGCCAGATTAGTTTTTTCTTTGTCCAACAGATGTTCAAAGGAAAAATTTATGGAATAGAGCCGTATTCATGCTTCAAGGCTTTTTAGTATTTTTTCAAACTTTAATAAAAAATTTGCAGAAGACCAATCTGATTTCATTAACAAAACACCTTGTTGGGTTTTTTTAATTGCTTCTTTTATCGAAATATTTGGAGAATAATCAATATATTTATGAATATGACGAAATGTGCGGTCGCCGGTTACAAGCAATGGTCTACCGGCCGAAATTGCCTGGTCAGTTACTGCAGCCAATCCAGCCAAAAATATATGTTCTCTATTATAATAAAAACAATTAATTGTTTGTTTTGAACAAAGCTTTATAAGTTCTTCTTTTGATAAATTATCGTGAGTTATTTTCAGTTGAATACCTTTTTTTATAATAATTTTATTACATTCATTGTGAATTGAATGAATTATACTGTCATGCATATCTTGTGGAACATATGTCGCTTTTGGTATATTGAAATGGATATTTGCATCATTAAAATCATTTTGAACTAATTCTACTATTTTATGCCACTCCTTACCATATGTTGCAAACCCAAAACTGAAAATACTGGGTATACCATTTGTATCTAACTCATTTGGTATGTCAAAATCTTCAAGGGGTCGTCCAAATGCGTGAATAGATGATGTTTCGGTAACAGTTGGGTCTAATACAATGTAATGATTAAAGTATTTTGGAGAAAAATATATCACATCTTTTGAAAATGCTACTTCAGTTACAATGCAAAAAGTTGGTTTGTTGTATGATTGAATAATATTTGCAGTGGTCCAATTATTTACGGTTGGGTGATGATTAAATATTGCAAAATCATATTGAGTGTCTAAAATTGTTTCTTCTGAATAATCAAGCGTGTATGTTGTGCTTTTGGAAAGTGCATCATAACACATTTTTCCACTTTCCCATATGCTACATGCGGCGTGTTTTGAGTTATAAAATATACCTTTCATTATACTTTATAACTTTGTACAGTTTTAAATTATTTTATAAGTGATTTATAAATATAATCGTCGTCTACGTGGTTTTGACGGTAAAACATGTATCCCTTACTTTCTAGTAAATTGCGAATTTTTTTACGATTACTATCTATAAAATTGTGTTCAACACAAATATATCCAAATGTATACTTGTCAAAATCATGTGAATTTAAAATTTCGTATTCAGAACCTTCGGTATCTAGGGATAAAAACTCAATAAATCGGGGAGCATTTGCTTCTTCTAAAATGGTGGTAAGTTTTTTTGTAGTCACTGTAATCACTGGGTTGTGTAATATGTGAGTATGTGTATTTGTCTCTACAAATCCCGAGCATCCACCGGATTTATCATCTATAAATTTCATTTGTTTGTCGTTTTCATTAAATACCGCGCAAGATAAATTAATGCAATTTGGACGATTGGTCACCAGTTGTGAGAAATAAGTCGGATTTGGTTCGATACAAATTCCTTTCCAGCCATACTGATGTTCCAATAAGTATGTGTTTGACATACTTACCCCGTCATATGCACCCACTTCTACAAAAACACCATTTTGTTTATTGTTGAAAATATTTATAACATGTTTATCTTGGCCAAATTGCGATTTGTTTAACATATAAGGGTGGATTATATGTTAATTAATAGATAATAACGCATTAAGGAGTCTCGTCGCAATCAATTCTCTCTAAACATTGTTTTGCGCAAGTGCAGCACCGAATGTTGCAATCCATGACGACTTCGCAAGAATTCAAGCAGAACCGCCAGCAGCAAATGCAGGTTTTGCAAACAGATGCGGTGGTTTTGGTGCATTTCATGCAACCGCGCTCCATAACCTCTGGTTTTACTGCTTCCAATTTGACCTCTTCTTTTGCTTCATTTTCTTCTTCCTTTTTTACTTTGGTGTGCTTTACTTCAGTTGACATTATACATTAGAAAAACATAAAAAAAGGTAAATAAAAGGGAAGGTTCAAACAGCGGAAGCCTGTATCATGTAAAATTGAACTTTTAATAAAACAATTTATTAAAAATATTAAAGATATCCAATCAAATAATTATAACCAAAGAATGTCGTCCAAAGAAATGCAAAAGACCCTCAAGTTGCTCATGAAGATGCCCATGTACAAGGAGCTGATAAATGAGAACAAAGTTTTAACAGAGAGAATTCGTTCTTTAGAATATGCAGTCCAATACCTGGAATCCAAGAATGCAAAGCTTGAGAAGAAACTTAGTAAAAAACAAAAAGTTGAAAAAATCATTGATTTGTCGTATGACAATGATGATGATGAAGAAAATGGAAACATATCAATTGTTATTGAGGAAAATACAAAGAAAAATACATTGGATGCAAAATATCCAGATTACAAGAAAGTTGTTATCAAACAAGAGGCGGTAGTTATTAAGAAAGATGTAGAGGAAGAGGAGGAGGTAGATGAAGAAGAGGAGGAGGAAAAAGAGGAAGAGGTAGATGAAGAAGAGGAGGAGGAAAAAGAGGAAGAGGAAGAGGTAGATGAAGAAGAGGAGGAGGAAAAAGAGGAAGAGGAAGAGGTAGATGAAGAAGAGGTAGTTGAGGAAGATAAAGTTGTAATTGTAGTTGAGGAAGAGGAAGAAGAGAAAGAGGAAGAGGTTGAAAAAGAGGAAGAGGAAGAAGAAGAAGAAGAAGAAGAAGAAGAAGAGGAAGAAGAGGAAGAGGAAGAGGTTGAAGAAGAGGAAGAGGAAGAGGTTGAAGAAGAGGAAGAGGAAGAGGTTGAAAAAGAGGAAAAGGAAGAGGTTCAGGAAGAGGAAGAGGAAGAAGGTGACGGCGTCTACGAAATCGAAATTAACGGAAAAACTTACTACGTTTCAAACGAGACCGACAGTATTATTTACGAAGCTGATGAAGAAGGTGAGATTACGATTGAAGCCGGTGTATACAAGAATGGAAAGCCTGTATTTGCATAAATAAATAAAAAAATAAATATAAATATAAAAACTTTTTTTTATATGTATATAAATGAATTCATATGATTACATAATTGATAATGTGTATATAGGAAACAAAAAGGCATTAGATTCTTATCAAAAATTTTCTCTAATTGTCAACTGCACCAAATCTGATGTTAATTTTCCACCTAATTGTACCAATTGTATACGCATTCCGGTTGACGATAGTTCCAAGGAAGCAGAATACCTTTTTCAACTAATAACTTCTACCCAAATTTTGCAAAAAATTCATACAAATCCGGGTCCAGTTTTAGTCCATTGTTATGCAGGTCGCCAAAGATCATGCGCAGTGGTTGCATGTTATTTAGTCAGATACCATGAAATGACACCAATCAAAGCAGTTGAATATATAAAATCAAAAAGACCCGAAGCATTTTTTGGGTCAATCAATTTTGCAAACACAATCAATAAAATATATATGGAACGTCTGAAAACAACTATTGGAATTGCAAATACATAGTAGATTTGCGCTTTTTATACTGCATCGGTTGATTCCCATTTTTCAAATCGTGTACAAATTTAGCATGTTTGACTTCTTCATATCCTGTTTTGAAATCGGTGACATTAACAAAATCCGTCTTATCATCAATGTTGTAATCCAATTTAAAAATAGTATAAAGCCCCTCGTTTGTTTTTGTTGAATATTTTTCAAAATCAAATTTGTTCATTACCCGTTCTGTTCCATGTTCAAAATGAATAATGTTTGCATTGTCGTTAATTTTGAAAAAAACATTTCGATTAATCTCGATTCCCATGTTGAGAGCCCGTTGTTGCAGCAAATTGTCCTCGTATCCCCATCCCCAAAAATTGGGGAATCCACCAGTGCGTTCAAAATCGCGACCTAAAACGGATACAATTCCACCAAGGGTATACGTATATCCATAAAAATGCTTTATTTTATTTGCAGTGGTTTCATATGGCAAGATATTTTTGTGCGCGGGCATATTATCCACATCATTGAACACAAACGTAATATTTTTGTAATCATTTGGATAAAGCCTTGTTGCAACAATGAAGCCGATGTTTTTCATTGCACCGCGATTAAATTCGCGTGTGTCCTGCTGGTGGACAAACATATATTTGTATGAACCTTCTGGATAATCCTCCATAACCGTTTTCATATGGTTTTTAAAATTTTCTAAATGTGCTTCGCGGTTGCGATAAGGGACAATAAAAATAATTTTTGGCGTCATTTTACTTACTATATGTTTCTATTTATTTTTAAGGGAACTCGTCGTTCCCTTATAATCCCATACTAAAGGAAGGGGGGTCAGAACCTTCTTCTATATCTCGCTTCGCTCGGAGGCTCAATTTAAGGGAAGGGGTCATAGGGGAAACCGTAGGTTTCCCTTATATTTTCTTCATAACACAAGGCGGAACTAAATCATTCTTGATTGTCTCCAATTTGCGATAACATTTGCTAATCGTGACTTCGCTCACTTTGCAAACGGTTGCAATATCGCCCTTTGTCTGGGTCAAATTAAATGTCTGGCACACAAAATAAATAATTCCGGCGGCAACAGAATGAGGCGTGTTGTCCTGGATGATATTTGCCTTTTCCACCTTGGATGCAATAAATTTGCAAAGCATGGTCTGGTCTTTATTAATATTCAATTTACTACAATATCTCTCAATAAAAGCACTGGGTAAGGTAACGCCTAAATTAGTAACTTCCAATCCATTGTTGCGCTGGACATTATTCTGTATCTCTAACGCCAGACTGCACCCGTGCGTAGCACTTGCATTATCCAGATTGAATATCTCGGCAATTTCATGAGGCGTTCGCGTGCATCCGTTCAACCTGCATGAAATGTAGATGGACGCGGCTTTGATTCCGTCACGGTTGCATCCGCGGAACATTTTTTGTTCGGATATATCTTTGTGAATGGCCAGCGCATCATCCACAAATATTTTAGGAATACCGGCATTTTGGGCCATTGTGCTTATATACATGAATTCACTGTAAAGCGATTTTTCGCGGTGGGGGATGGATTGCCACTCGGTCCATTTGCCAATGTTTCGCATTTGGTAGGATGATTTGTTGGTATATAATACTTTGCACCCAAGCGACGATTCCTGCAACAATGGATTGATTGGATTACCGCAACGAGTGGGGTCAGACGCATTTTTGTCATCCGCTCCGTAGAAACGCCATTCGGGACTTAAATCGACAACGTCCTTGAATATTTTGCCGCATTCGGAGTTGACACACGTGGGAAATCCTTCGTCGACAATCATTAAAACGGAATTGCAACTGGTGCAAATATCTGGATTTGATTCGTATATGCATTCCACAGTGGATGGAGTGGTTTCGCTTTCATTGTCCAGAATTTCCCATATTTTGTTTTTTTCTAAACTGGTTAGCTGGCTTTTTCTTTTTTTAGTTTTTGATTTTGATGCAATTGCTATTTTTTTTTCATGTTGTTCTTCTTCCATTATAATTGTTTAATAGTATTTAGTCTGATATTGAACGTAAGATATTTTTATATTCTTTGCATTTGTTCTGGTGTAAAACTTCAATTTTAAGGGGAACAAAGGGAACCAAGGTATTCAGATAAGCTTCGCTTATCTTACGCCTTTTAATCCCTCCTTTTAATCTCTCAAAGGGAACCAAGGTATTCAGATAAGCTTCGCTTATCTTACGCCTTTTAATCCCTCCTTTTAATCACACATTTCAATCCCTTCCCATTGAATATTATGTAAGCATATAGTAAGGATGAGTAAAAAACGATTGTATAAAAAAAATATTAAAACTAAAAAAAAAATAAAGGGTGGTCTTGATGGTAGTGAAGAAGCTGCTGCCGATTCTACCAATAAACTTAGTAATAAAGTTGGTGATGTTGACAATGCCATTAATAGTGCTGTTGGTGTTACTCGTGATAATGCGAATGGTGTTCTCAATGCTGTTGGCGCCACTGCTCTTGGTGCCACTGCTCTTGGTGCTGTCACAAACAATCTTTTTGCAAAATTTGGCAAAGGTGCATTAGATAAATTAAAAAAAGGATTACAATTTATAAAAGGTTCACTTACTCCAGAAGATAAATATCGCCATGCTTTATTGAAATTAAGAAAAAATCCAGGTTTTAAGAATTATTTTGCAACCGCAGTAAACAAAGTAATTGTTTTTAATTTTTACAATGTATTGATAGAATTAGGAAAATACTCTAGAAATTATTCAGATATTTCAAAAAAAATTTTTGAAATTACTGGAGAGAATATGTTTGATGAAGATGATGATTTATATTCTGAATTGAATGAAGAATCATCTGTATTGAATGAAGAATCATCTGTATCCGAAGGATCCAAAGAAACTGATTGTGTTCAAGATAATACAGATAAAATTTTATCAGACGAAAACATCGAAAAATTCTTAAATGATACAATCATACTTTGTATACCAGTTATTAAACAAAACTTTAAAAGTCTAGAAAACATAATTGAAGATTACAAAAAATTAAAAGGCAAAATGAATGGATTACTTGAAAAAGCAGAACGAGAAAACAATGTTGAAAAATATTTTGACGATTTTCGAATTTTGTCAGATGAAGCAATTGAACAAATCAATGCTATTTTTAATGACTTTGATACGAGCAAAATGAGTGGCGGTAAAGAGATAGATAATATAGAAGACGATTTTTATGATGCATTGTTAAAAATGTCTATTGGAAACAGAGACAATTTTTCAAAACTTTTAAAAGAAAAACTTCATGGGATATTGAACAAAATAATAAAACAACTTTATGATATTGCAAATTGTGAAAAAATCATTGATTCAAATAATGAATATGACAATGATGAATATGATGAATATGATATGAAATCTTTAAAAAAAACAATTGAAACCAGTGATTTTAACATTGACGAATTTGCAAACAGAATTTCAGAAAGAATTGGAGACCTTAAAAAAAAACAAGAAAGTCTTACAAAAAAACAATCGGATTTTGATGAAAAAGCAGAAGAAAACTATGATAATTTTAAAAAACCTTTTACAAAACTTTTTGGTAAATCAAAAGATGGTGAATCAAAAGATTTATCAAAAGATGATAAAAAAAAAGGCGGTGCAAAATTTTTTTTACCAGAAGCAATGAGAGAAGAAGCAAATGTCGTCTCTGATAGTTTATCAATGGTTGAATCACAAACAGAAATACAAAAAGAAAATTTAGAAATTGTTAAACTTCAAGAAACATTAATTAAAATAATTCAAAAAATGATTTGCAAAATTCAAAAAAACTCTAATATTGATTTGGACCCATTCAAAAACATTGTGAAGCCCGCTTTTATTGAAAAAGAAATGCAATTTAGAAACCTTTTTAAAATTTGGTCAAAGGATTATGATGAAAAACGAGATTTGTTAAAACTGAACGAAGCTTTGAATAAAAATTCAAAAGAAAAGAAAGATTTAGTTACACAAGAGTCTTTTGAAGAAGTATTAGAAACGAAAGAATATATGAAAAAAATACAAACTCAAATTGATATTGCCGTAAAAAATCAAAAAGAAATAAAAGAATACATCAAAACAAAAGAAGAGAAACAAAAAGAAATTGATGCTGAAGCCAAATTAAAAGCAGATGCTGAAGCAGCAGAAGCAGATGCAAAAGAAGCAGATGCAAAAGAAGCATATACAAAAGCAAAAGCAGAAAAAGCAGCAAAATCAAAATTAGAAGCAGATGTAGAAGATGAAAAATATGAAAAAATAACTGAAACAACAAATTATTATTATAAAAAATATAATTCTGATGGAATTAACTATTATATTAAAGATGAAAATGGAAAATATATTTTACAAAATGGAAAAATACTAAGTGTTAATGGAAAACTTATAGCAAAACTTAATTTAAACGGAAATCCATCAATTAATTGTAGTAATTGTTATATAAAAAAAGACGATAAAAAGGCAGCAGAAAAAGACGCAAAATTTAAAGCAGTCGTGGCAGCAGAAAATGAAGAATACAAAAAAGAAAAAGAAAAAGAAAAAGAAAAAGAAAAAGAAAAAGAAAAAGAAAAAAAATCAGGAGGAAACACTAAAAAAAAAATTACTCGGAAATTTTCTTCTCTAATTTCTCAAAAAACTCGGCGTCGTAAACAAACTTCCCGGTAGGTTTGTAGTTTGAAATGGGTGTAAAAGTCTTTGTTTCCTTTTTTGTCTCTTTTTGAAAAAGTCGGTCATTCAGCTTCTCGTCAGACACCTCTTCCAGCTTCTCAATAACATTTCCATTCTCATCCACAATTAAACCCATCTTCTTCTTAATTTCGCTCCTCACGTAGGATGGCACAAAATGCGCCCACGAAACAAAGAGAGAGTTCGGGTGCATATACCGAATATAAAATTTATTGTCCTCCAATTTATCCACTAAATAGGCAATGCAATCGGACTGTTGATAGACCGGTTCGCCAAATATATATTCGGGAACAGTGAACCAAATATATTTCTCTCCATTGCGGCTGCGCGCAGTTATCTTAATCTTGTTGTGGATGCGGTTCAAAATCTTATTAAAGATGGACACCTGTTTCATATCCTTCTTCTGCTGTTTTTCGTATAAATCATCGATATTAATTTTGCCATCAGTTTCTTCTTCGGTGGGTAGTAAAAAGGCCATTATTATATAATAAAGAGTATTATATTATATGTAGGGGAACGTAGTTCGTAAAACATTGTTGGAATGTATTGTTTTTAATTATTCAATGATATAAACATTTAACTCCTTGAATAACTATTTAAATATGAATGTGAATGACAATACCAATAATGAAACCAATACCAATAATGAAAGGAGGGATTTAAAGGGAACCTTGGTTCCCTTTCTTAATATCGTGATTAACGGCGGTGGAACCATTTTCTTCAATGCATATGGTGCACTAAAACAATCAAATATATCCGGCATTTGGACTCACGATTCTGTAAATTCTTATTATGTAACATCCGCGGGTGGAATGTTGGCTATAATGATGGCCCTACAATATAGCTGGGAGGAATTGGACGATTTCATTATCAAACGCCCCTGGAAAAATGTGTGGAAATTCAGTGTAATGAATGTTTTTGATTATTACAAGAACAAGGGCATTTATGGTGTTGAATTGTTCCAGGATGTTTTTGGCCCATTGTTAATGGGAAAGGACCTGGAACTCACCGTTACTTTGAAAGAGTTTTACGAAGCCACTGGGAAACACATTTATTTCTATTCGGTTAAATTGTCAACATTTGAATCAGTCGAGTTTTCACACATTTCGCATCCAGATATGCAATTGTTGAATGCATTGCATGCTAGTGCAGCATTGCCGATTTTATTTAAACCTGCAGAATATGCTGGGGAGCTTTATACAGATGGGGGTTTTTTGCTCAATTATCCATTGGCAAAATGCCCCGCCGACCCGGAAACAATTATAGGTATTCGAAATGTATATGTAGAAAACGCCACAAATATTAATGAAATTAAAAGTATATTTGAGTACATTTCATATATTTTAAACATGGTAATTGATAAAATCCAATGTGAAGCTGACGTAAAACCTAAATATGAAATTTTATTGAATACTGGATTTATTGACTACTCATCTATTTGGTCTCTTGCACAAAATCCGTCGGAAAGACAAGCACTGATAAATAAAGGGGCCAAAGATGCAATTGCATGTCTTCAAAAAATAGAATAATTTTTATCTTAAAAAAATAATTTATCTTATTTATAATAAGATAAAATGCAAACCAATTGACGAAATGTATATATCTCCAGTTGTATGGTAGAGAAACGCGTGCAAAAAATGAATATAAACCCCGTTTTTCAAAAATATATTTAACAACATAATGATAATATTATGGTGTTAAATGCTCTAAATAATTTGCAATTAATTTTTGATAAATTTCTCCAAATTTGTATCCGTAATCTTGGCATCAAATTCGTAGGTGTTGCCGTCTTTCACCATTTTCACGGTGGGGTAAGATACCACATTAAACTGGCTAATCATTTGGGCAGTCTCCGGATTCTCTGCATCCGTGCAGTCAACCGGTATACAAATAATTTTGTATTCATTTACAACCTTTCCATTATATTTGTTGGTGAACTGGGACCAAACAGGCTTTGCCTTCTTGCAATGGGGGCACCAATCCGCGAAGAAAAAGTAAACAGTTGTATCTTTAGGTGCGGTTGGTTGGTAAATGTCAGCATTGGGTTTAGGTTTGTTTTCTCCCCATTTTCCATAAGCATAGTAGGCTGCCCATAAAAATACGCCTAAAAGTATCAAAAATAATATTTTACTGTAATAGGGACGGATATAGAGAGAAATCGTTTCGTAAATATTTGCCATAGTATATATTGTTTAATAATATTTAAATCACATACGTGTGACCGAAGTAATTTTCTCAGGATATTTAAATAAATGACCAAAACCAGGAAAAACGTTTTTACGAAAGAAGATTACAATAGCAATGATGGGTTTCTCACATCCATTTGGGGCAACAGTGCGTGGCATTTATTACACACCATTAGTTTCAATTATCCAGTGAATCCCAAGCCAAAAGACAAGGAGAATTATCGCAATTTTATTTTGAGTTTGCAAAATGTTTTGCCTTGTGGCAAATGTAGAGAAAATTTGAAGGAGAATTTTAAAAAATTGCCTCTACGAATGGCAGATATGAAGAACCGGGAAACATTTTCGAAGTATTTGTTTAATTTGCACGAATTAATAAACACCATGTTGAGCAAAAAATCGGATTTGACATATGAAGAAGTCCGCAATACGTATGAGAATTTCCGGTCGAGATGTTTGAAAAATGAAAAACCAAAACGAACACTGAAGAAAAAAGAAAGCGGATGCACCAAACCACTTTATGGGAAGAAAGCCAAATGCTTGTTGCGAATTGTGCCACAGGAAGAGAAAGAGAAACCGTTTCATGTGGACTCACAATGCATAATAGGGAACCAAGGTTCCCCTATGACCCCTCCTTTTATAGAGGAAAAAGTCAAAAACACAAGCAAAACTAAATAACCATAGGTTCCTTTATTTTCTGCTATACACTATAATGTGTTTTGATGAATTAATTTCTTATTTTAGTTCGTTATTCGGGATAACTTTTTGCAAGCAGTTTAGAAGAACTGACATAATTGTAGAAGATTTTGAAACTACTTATTTATTTGAACACAATGATTATTAAGAAAGGAGGGGTCATAGGGGAAAGGGCGAAGCCCGACGGTCTTAACCTACGGTTCCCCTACCTTTATTGTATTCATAAATTATATAATGTCGGCTCGCTTAAACATGAATAAAAGAAGAAACATTTCTTGGAAAGGTCAAACATTTAACCAGGTTGTTGCCGGTCTGAAAATGAACACCAATACATTCAGCACTTCTTCAACACAAGGGTTCTTTCTTGCACCTCCCATAAAACATTATCGTAGAGAAATTGCAAACACTAATGCTAGTTGCAAAACCCGCGCCAATGTAGATGGCGACGCTTTTTTCCAACCTGGTGGCACCATTAACAACACCGCTTCTTCAGTTCCCCCCCCATCCTACGTTTCCGAATTTGATTTAACCGTTATTCGCACAGAGAGACCCACTAATAATTGTAATACTCCGGCCTGCAGTAAATCCCACGACGCAAAACGCCGGGTCCGCAGTTCCGGCAATATTAAGCGAACATTCTCCGCTTCCAATGATACTTATTATACTTCCACCAATGAGTATTTGATAAGCCGAAACCGCACCGTGAAACAGAACGAGGTCTTTAGTGTCCGTTATGGTGACCCCACTTACAAACCGGGTGAACCAAACAGCATCCCCAACATTTATACACCCAATGGAATCAACCATTGTGCCAAGGTCTCTATCAAAGGGTTTAGTTCGTCGCCACTTTTTCAATACCAATGGATTGATGCCACCGTGAACGACTTCACCATTGCTGACGGAAACTACGATATGGGTGAGCTGAACTCACTTTTCCAAACAACGTTGTTGAACCGTGGTCATTATTACAATGATATAACAAATGGAAGCAGAGTGTTTTTGTTTAACTTTGTGTACAATACGTTGACCGACAAGGCGCAAATCCAGTGCTTTGCGACAGATACCACAATTCATCCGGACAGTAGATACACACTTCCAACAGGTGTAACGTGGGTAAAACCAAGTGGAACCATTGTTCCAGTGATACGTGTTTTGAATAATATTTTCCAGACTATTTTAGGAATATCGGCGGGTAATTATCCATTGGCTGATATTAGTGGAAACACTGTTGGACAGAGAGACCAGACACAACCTGCAACTCGTTTATCCGGATATCCAGGTGTTATTTACAACATTTATACACCAGGGCTTTCGTCCACAGTTATAGCTGCATATGTAACAAGTGTTCCAGCTTACGCTAATGGAAACCAAGGGAATCAGTTTAGGACAGGAACCGTGAATCCAACGATTGGAACACCTTATGTTCCTCTTTATTATAAACCAAGCAACATCAAGTTTGCATCGCAAGGTAGTGTAGATTCAAGTGCTAGATTAACTAGGCTTAAATATGACACAGTCACCAACTCGGCAAATACATTTTTGACTGCATATGGAAAACATACGGCAAATGCACTGGCATATAGTGTTCCTTCACCCGGATATACCATTAAGGATAAAGTTGGGTATCCTGCTGCAAAAACGCCAACCGTTCTGCGTGGTGTAGTTACGGCATGTGAAAGTAGCAAAATAAGAGGTGGTTAAGGTAGGGAAACCTACGGTTTCCCCTACGACCCCTTCCCTTATGGGATTAAAGGTAGGGAAACCTGAAACCGTAGGTTTCTTTAAAGGAGGGTTCATAAGGGAACTATTAGTTCCCTTAACTATTAGTTCCCTTAACTATTAGTTCCCTTAACTATTAGTTCCCTTAACTATTAGTTCCCTTAATATATAATGGACGAAAAAGAGAGAGAAACACAAATCACCGTTCAAATTTTTGGCTTAATCACTTTTGTATGGGTCATGCTTGGGCTTATTGCGTTTTTATGGTCAATCTACTGTTTTGGAAAAACCGGAACCATTTTCCAGAAATTTGTAGGTATTATTATGGCAATGTTTATGGGGCCGTTGTTCTTTTTTTATTATAGATATAGTCCAACTTATTGCAAATAAATATATTAAATTATAATATAAATATGGCACACGATCACTATAGAATTTTTGCAAAAATTGAAGGTCATGGAGGTATTATTGTGACTAAAAAACCATCCAAACTGGGTGGATTAGTTGGTCAAGTTGGATTTACGCCAACTCCTAATTTTCACATTCATCGGTCTGGTATTGTTATGTGTGGAACATTGTATTCTGAAATTCCAAATAATAATTTAACCGATTATCAAAGTATACAACAAGCATTGCTGCACGGAACAACGGTCGACGATGTTATTAGAGGATGGGTTCCAGAAATGAATCGACGTCAAATTATGTTTAATATTCAAACCTTACAAACACCTAGATTTAAAGAAACATTTATAAGAAAATATGGCGAAGAATTTGGAAATAAAGTTTTTTCAAATGTATTATTAGGTTCTGAAATGGCTAGACAAGGCATTCCTGGTGTTTTAACCGAATCTAATTATGGCGAAATTCCACGTGAAATTCTTGCTGATAAAGTGTTTAGCGGACGACAACCAGGTGACCCACCAAATCAATTTATACCAGAAACAACACCAGAAGGTCCGGCTTTATATATTTTTTGCATTGAAAAAGTGAACACTAGAGAGCGACGTTTAATAAATCAAGCACTTAAATTACCAAATAATATTAAAATGTCGGAACTGCCATCTACAGTCAAACAATTTTTTAATTTTATAAAAGATGCAGATGTAGTTGATTTTAATTTTTTAGACACATCGTGCAATTATAATGATATTGAAGAAGAATGTAGTAAATTATCATTAATAACGCAAGTAACCAAGGATGAAATGGTAAGAATGTATAGAGAACAATTTAGACAGGTTTCTGAAAACTTTGACCCCAATATGGATATTGATTAGTAATATAATATAAAGATATTTTTAAAATATCTTTATAAAATGTTTTTTAACTACAACTTGCTCAACGGGTATCCCCGTTACATGCACCTCCGTATTTATGCGGACAACTTGAATAATCCCGAATTGTATTGCAAATACTACGAGGCAATTTACAACCACAACTCTAAATTGAATGACAATCCGCATCACATTGATGCTGGGTTTGACCTTTTTTCACCCTACGATTTTTTTAACTGTGCATCAGAAAATGTAAACAAGCTGGATTTTAAAATTAAGTGCTCGGCGCAAATTGTAGAGATAGGAAAAAATGGGCAAATCAATACTTACAATACTGGATACTACATGCATCCCAGGTCCAGCATTTCCAAGACACCATTGAGACTCGCAAATTCAACGGGGATTGTGGATTCCGGATATCGCGGACCACTCATTGGGATGTTTGATTGCTTAAGACCCCAATATGTAGTGGAGCGTTTTGACCGTCTTATCCAAGTTTGTGCGCCTGGACTCATGCCGATTTTTGTGGAGTTGGTAGATAGAGTGGAAGATTTAGGGGAAGATACGGTTCGTGGAGAAGGAGGAATTGGGTCCACGGGGAGATAAAATCTTTGTATATTGTATAAAATGGCTACTACTTCTTCTGCTGCTGCTACTCCTACTGACAAAAAAAACAATGTAGTTTTTTCTTACCAAGGTTCGTTTGGTCCTCCTACATATGGACATTATAAATCCATGGAGGCATTTGCTGAACAACTGTCAAAAGAATATACTGGTAACATAAAAATGTATTTTATGATGTCTCCTGGTGGTAGTAAAACTCATTTATTTCCCACACAAGTCATGCGTCAAAGAGTTTTACAAATGTTTTGTGATATGCTGATGTCAAAAAAAGATACTAATGAAAGTATTCAAAATAAAAATATAACATTTGAAGTTGGAAATCAAGAAATTGTTATTGCTAATAGTTTAGATGCTAAACCAGGTAAAGTCATTGGCGACCGTAGTATTGACACTATAGATACTATAAATAAGTTGTCTGACGAATTTAATAAAGATGAATATAACATATGTTTAGGTATGGGATTAGATAATGCATACCAACTTCCATATTGGGCAAAAATTAATCTATATGATTCAAAAGTTTACAAAATTTATGTTGTTCCAAGAGACCCAACTGCGGAGGAAGAAGAAAAAACACGCAAATTTACTGTTGAAAATACAGATGGGACCACAGCAGAAATGCGATTTGATATCACAGTTCCTTGGAAAAATGACACATTTTTAAATTGCTTTTTACCTCCTGGTTCTGCAGTTAAAGACCCCAAAAACAAAGATGTTTTAATTCCAGTTACTAGAGACAGCGTAACCAAAGATGTTTTAATTGAAGCATTAAATTCGGTTAATAATGGCAAAGAACCATATGAGTTTAAACAGACATTGCCACCGGTTGTTAAGCTTACAGGTGAAGAAACACCGACAGTATTCGCATCAGCAGCATCCACACCCAAATTATCAATTCCAGCAACATCTTCATCCATGATGCGATATTTTATTGGTCAATATATACAAGAAAAAAATATAGAAGCCAATCTAGAAAAAATACAAAAACTTATGTTTGGACCTTTGATTGAAGAACCCACTACAGGTGGTCCTTCAGTTAGTGATAAAACAAGTATAGTCATGGCCACTATAAATGATTATAGAGATAATGTTTTCAATGGCAAATATCCAGCAGATGATAATTATGAAGAACAATATAGAAGTATAAAGGGATTTTCCGGCGGAAATCGCAAAACCAAACGACGAAGAACCAACAAGAAAAGAAGAAGCCAAAGAAAGAAAAGAAGAAGTCACCGAAAATAAAAATTTGATGAAAATACATTTTGCATATTTTTACCAAATAATTAAATCTCCCAAATAATTATCAAATGGACAAATCAGAGAAATTCGGACTCGATATTAGCGAAATTGCAACAAATCCTCAAAATTTAGAAGAAAATTCGTCGGTCATCAGTTCCGAGGGCGTAACCAATGATTATATTATCGACAATCTCTCTCCAAACTGGGGAATCATGTTAACTGTGCAAGATAATCTTAATTTGCACATAGGAACCCAACTCAAGAAGAAGTATTTTAACGCCGGATTCTGGAATTACATTTCAACACCCATCAATTTCACAATAACCTTGTTGACCGCATTTTCCACCGGCCAAACTGGTTCCGGCTCCGCATTTTTGACCGAAAGACAATTGTTCTATGTTTTGTTGACAACCTTTGTTCTCTCCATTATCAATACATTTTTCAAATTAAAAGAAAAAGCCGAAATCAATTACAAATCCGCAAAATCTTGGGAACTGTATGCCGCCACTTTTGAAAAAATTTATTTCACGCCAATCGAAAAAAATGAAGATGTTTCAAAAAAACTGCGTGATTACAATGAACTTGTTTACACAATTAATGCAGAGAACAAAGAAGAAACCGTTGAATATGTCAATTACATTACCGAGATGTTTTTTTACATGTTCCGTCTTTGCCGTATATACAAAGATTATCGACATTTAGGAATTAAACAACGACACTGGATTTTGGACGGGTCAACCGTTGAGTTTTATAAACACAATCTGGAGAGATATACCAGTAAAGATGATGGTGTTTGCTATAAATCATACGAAATTGACCCCAAAGTGTTTCGCAAAAATGTGGAAAAAATTGAGAGAATTGAGAACCAAACAAAAAGGTATTATTTCTTTTGAATATATATATATAAATGGAGCAACAACCTATTTCTATGCCTTTAGATAAACCTGTGTCCAAACCTATGTCCGAACCTATGTCCGAACCTATGGATAAACCTGTAGTCGAACCTATGTCCGAACCTATGTTCGAACCTATGGATAAACCTATGGATAAACCTATGGATAAACCTGTAGTTAATTCTATGACCGAACCTATGGATAAATCTATGGATAAATCTATGGACATGGCCGAATCTGTGTCCGAACCTGTAACCGAATCTATGTTTGATTCTGCTTCCAGTTTTGACGAGTTGCCTTCACAAAGTATTTCCATATCAGATGATGATAATAATAAACCTGTTATTTTTTATCAACCATGGAATAATAAAAAGAAGAAGAAGAAGCGAACCAAAAGGTGTAAATGTAAATGCACAAAGAATAAAGATAAAAGCAAAAGCAAAGGAAAAGGAAAAGGTAAGAAGACAAAAGGACGCGGCAAAAGAATAAGCCAAAAAAAGAGTCTTTATGAAATGTATAGCAACGACAATGGACAGCCCAACTTCTAATGAGTCACTTGTTGATATTGAAATTAACACGCCTGCAATAAGCACAGACGCAGTTGTTCCTGTCAAAGACGTTGTCAAAGACGTTGTCAAAGATAACCAGGATTTCAATCAAAAAGCCGGCGTCACAATTACGGTTTTACTCGAATTGTATCGCGTTTTAATTGCATCTTTCTTAATTCTTTTTGTCCCCCAAACATGTGGTGACCACATTTGCTCAATTTCCGAAAATGCGCAGACTGGTGACGACCCATTGTATAATGCTGGTTTCTCTTTCAATTGCATAACGCTGATTGCTTTTTTGGCAATGTATTTTGCAGAAATCAAGAGAGAAGGAAAGCTAATCGCGTATTTGGACGTAAACCCCAAGTGCAAAACGGACAATGATTCGGTGGGAGAGGTCTTGGCGCGCCTGCCTGAGCAAAGAAAGGTGACAATCCTCTTTTACGACGGTCTTTACCAGAAGACCGCATATTTCGCATTGACATGTTTTGTAACAAACACGATTCTCTCCGGGTTTGTCGTTTACAAATATTATTTGGATGACAAGACTACTTCAACATTTATCACATCTGTTCTCTTTATGATTACCAAAATGGCGGACGTTTATTCCACCGTGAAAACAGAGAAGAATATTTTATACAGTGCATATTTGAAAGGCAAGGTGCAATACAATGACCTGGATGCCGATAAAGGGAACCAAGGTATTCAGTGAAGCTTTGCTTCACTTACGCCTTTAAATCCCTCCTTTAAATCCCTCCTTTTCCCTTTCTTATAAAAATAAAAAAAATACTCTTATTTTTATACAATGGATTCTTATTATTTTGAGCGTTCTCTCATTCCCGAGAATATGACAATTGGTGATAAATACATCATATTTTGGGAAAACAAAACATTCAAAAACCTTGGCTACTATTTAGGGAAAATCCAAAGCAAAAATAAAGAGACCTTTTTCTGCTTTGGTGATACACCCATTGCTGAATCTACTAAACAAATATCTTCATTTGACTTGATTTTCGTTTTTCGCAAAGTATACGGAACTTTGCAACAGGATTATCCTTACGACCTTTATACTTCTCAAACCGTAGACAATACTCGATTGATAATTTATAAATCTAAAAACTTGTTCTCTTCAAGAGATGATTTGGAGAGACTATGATTTATTCCAATGTGTTTACATAAATTTGAGAGATAATTTTTAACCCATGGTCTATAATATTCATATTCATATTCCATTCCCGGTGTTAGTTTAGATATATCATATTCAAGATGCTGGTAAGCTACACACATCTTATATTTAGCCTTATGCATATATGGATGATTTGACCCATACATATAAACAATTTTGTTTTCTCTGTTGTATGAGAGAACCTGCGCCACAATTTTGTCAAATGCGGATTCTTCCATTATGTAATGCCTGGTTAAAAATACAAAAATATTCTTTTTGCCCACAATGTCCGCACGTAAACGTTCAAAACGTCGTTCATATTTATTCATTGTTTCTTCCACAGTTGCTTCATTGTCGTGAGGAAACCAAATGTTTTTATGAACTCTATTTGTCTGGGTGATTCCAACAAAATCTTTTACTAAAAATTTGCCCTGTATCAATTTCTCTACGATTTCAAAATTATAATTGATGTTGGTGGCTGTAAAATATTTTACGTGGCTAATCCAATCAAATGGATAACTGCATTTGCGCAGACCTAGGTCTTTTAATGTCTCTGCAACTATACAGTTGTCGCCCATTGGAATTATATTGTATTCGTCCATACAATATATATAGCAAAAAAAGGCATAAGCAAAGCAAAAAAAAAGGCGGAAGCGAAGCTGAACCGTAGGTTTCCTTTACTTGGGATAGCATGACCGGCATAATGGCATATAATTATCGCTTCCAATAACAACTTGGTTTACTTCAGCACTTACTCGATGAGAGAAAATTGCAGGAGTCCCGTCTCTACACATTCCGCAAAATGCGGACAGCTTTTCCACTTTGTCTGCATAAGGAATCAAATCGAGCAATGAACCAAAACGTTGTCGGCGAAAATCGCCGTCCAAACCACAAATATGCACTTTTTTATTATGCGTATCCACCATTTCGATAACGGTTTGCACCAAATCCTGAAAGAATTGTCCTTCATTAATGAGGATAACATCCGCATCCATCCACAAAGATTTGTCGGCCAATGTGCTTGTGAAAACACATGGTATCTCTATGCGGTCATGTGACGACAATGCGGTTTCACTATATCGGGTATCCAGCGAATAATTGAGGACCACAATTTTCTTCTCTATGAATTTGTAGGCCTTATAGTGCTGGATTAGGCGTGTGGTTTTACCGGAAAACATTGGGCCCAAAATAAGTTCTAAATATCCACCGGTTTGATTCATGGATGACATATAATAATATTAAAATAAAGTTTTTATATTATTTACTAGTAAGGGTTTTATTTCTTTTTATTTGATATCTTTCTTTTATTCTTCTTATTTTTTTTATTTGACTTATTCTTTTTATACCCACGACCTGTGTTTTGATTTTCATCAATTAGTTCATATAAGTTTTTAATCTCGGTGAGTTGTCGCGTATCTTCATTCGATAAATTTTCATTGTCTGCAACATAATTAGGTAATCTGTTTTCCATTAGTTCTATCAAAAACAATAAATCCCTACCCCACTCTTTAGAATTTAAATAACGCGAAATACCATCATTTGCAGGATTCACTCTTTCTATTTCACGCTGATGTAATTGAATAATTTTTGTAAGCAACTGTTCGCATGTATTATATGCTTGATACGAATCCATTTATATATATATATCTTGTTATATTTTTTCTAAATACGCAATTCCCCCAAAATAAAATAATTCACCAACACATCAATACTGCAATCATAATTATGGATAACAATTTCCATTTTCTCTATGATTTCTGAGTTTATTGAATGATTTAAAATCAAATAGTTGTAATAATCCTTGATAATCTGTTTTTTATCAATATTATAATTAATGCTCAACTGATTAATAAATACTTTTATTGTTTTTCGGTTCTCTTGAAATAAATCATACAAACTTTTCCAAACTGTGTCATCAATAATATTACTTTGTTGAACCGGCACATTCTGGTTCAATTGAATAAAATTAATCATGCTTCGGATATCAGACTTGTGCAAATTCTGGATAGTATCAATATTTTGGTCAGTTAAATCAACCCCCTCTTTGACACATATCTCTCGGATAAACTCGCGAATTTTTTGTTTTGGAAGCTGGTTAAAACGAATACATACAAACTCATGTTGCAGAGAAAGTTCAATCTTGCTAATATAATTGCAAATCAGGAAAAACTTCACATTGTTCCCACATGTTTGCAGCAAATACTTGAGTGCTTGTTGTGCATTTTTGGTCATATAATCAACTTCGTCTAGAACCACGAATTTGTATCCAGTTTCAAACAAATTCTTGGTTTTCACAAATTGATAAATCTGGTTGCGAATAATATCGATACCTCTCTCATCAGACGCGTTCAAATGAATTACCAAGCTTTTGTTTTTTTTGATGCGTTGATACTCGTTAATCAAATTAATAATGGTGGTCGTTTTGCCAGTTCCGGGAGGGCCATACAATAATAAATTGGGAAAATACTTATTTTCAATCATATTCATGAAAAGAGTTTTGTTATTGGGGTCGAGAACAATGTTGTCAAAATTGCTGGGGCGATACTTTTCGGTCCAGGGAATATTTTCGGTCATTATCAAATCTAATGCATGAATGTTTATATAGTTACATTTCTCTATTTATAAAACCAATAAATACTATAGTTAGTTCCCTCTTTTTTCAGGAGGTTGTATTGATGTTTTTTTAATTAAGGGAGGGGGTCGTATAGCCGTCAGGCGCTTGCATCCGTAGGATGCTTAGGCCTTTGGGGCGTATGAGAAGCTTTGCTTCTCTAAGGTTCCCCTACCTTAAAATTGATTTTTTATTTCAACTTAAAGCAAAAGACATAAAGAATAATAAAAATGGAATTAGATAACGAATGGGAAAAATTTTTAAACGGAGGTGAAACCAATGATATTGACGATAATTCAGATGAGTTGGGTGATGCCCCTGAATGCAAGGACCTTTACATTTCAACCAAAACAAAATTGCTTTATTTAAACCAATCCAACATTGACGTTGCACATATTTTCTGGAGTGTTCCCATCGTAGAATACTGGAGACCGGACGAGGGTGTCATCAAGAAACAGATGAAAGTTGCTGCGCAATCCAAGGAGGAATGTGCAGAGAACGAACTTAAGCTAAAACAGACATATTATTACACGGAGCGAATTATCAAACAAATCGATAATCCAATTGCAAAGAAAATTAAATTCAAGGACGAGAGAAAAGTCACGGTGGGCATTTCCACCAAGAATGTGATGAATTATAGGGGCAAAGACAAGGGCGGGGCAATGTTCAATTGCATTGCACTGACGTTTCGTTTCCGCAATGATGCCAACAACTTCCATGAAATTCACGTCAAAGTGTTCAATACTGGAAAATTGGAGATTCCAGGGGTTTTGAATACCAGTTTGTTTGACCGCGTAAAGGTCTTTATTTTGGACACTTTGCGACCTTATTTTGTGGAACCGGTTGCGTTCAAGGATATTCCAAGTGAAAATGTATTAATTAATTCCAACTTTGAATGCAATTATAATGTGAACCGCGATGCACTCCATTCGATTCTGCAAAGTGAAAAATACCGGATTGACACGACATATGATGCGTGCAGTTATCCGGGCGTCAAGTGCAAGTATTATTTCTGCAATAAAAATGGGTTTGATGTAGAGAAACAGACTGGCGTCATTTTACCAGAAGACAACCATTTGACAGTGGAGGAGCTGATTATTTCCAAGAAATATACCAAGGTTAGTTTTATGATTTTCAGGACGGGTGGTTGTCTCATTGTGGGAAATTGTTCGGAAGAAGTTTTGACATTTGTCTACAATTTTGTAAAAAAATTGTTGAAAGACGAGTATTCCCACATTTGCATGAAAACAGAGAATCTGGGAATTGTGGAAGAAAAAAAAACAAAGTTGAGAAAACGGAAAATAATGGTTTCGACCACGTATTTTTCGGATTTGAAGAAACTGTAGGGGAACGTAGTTCCCCCTACGACCCCCTCCTTTTATTTTGTGCATTTTTTTTGAAAGATGAAGCTTATATGTGCATTTTTTTTGGAAAGAGTGTGGAACTTAGAGAAGCTCAACTTCTCTTATGCTCCCTAAAAGGGAGGGGGTTTGGGGGCATAAGCGAAGCTGAACCCGTCGGTTCTCCCTTAATGTCAGCCAGGCATCCTCTAAGCTGTGGAATATGGAATCTCTCGTTTCTGTATTCTCTATTTTTTATTAATTCGCGAATGCCTTGGATAATCTCTTTGCGTTTTTTTAGCACATTTCGCCATCTTCTCTGCACAATCTTAAGCCAGAATGTTTTGATTATTATGTTGTATAATGTGAATCCACCCGGTAATTGTATGTAGCTGGTCTTCACTATGTCTATTGGTGCTGATTCGTCAATCAATGCACTAATGGTGTATTCGCGAATGTAATTTTTAACAGATTGCAGAGAATAGTTGGCAAATCCGCGACTGCTAATGTGCAGGTCTTTCAAATAATTTTCGTTAATTCTGTAGGGAACCGTAATGTAATACGTGTTGTCGTGTTCCAAAGATGCATAATAATCAGTATCAAATAGACGCTCCTCAGTTGCAATTGATTCAGATTTTACTTGGTCGTCGGTCATTTTGTTATCAGAATCAGTCTCTTCTTCGTAATTAGTCATTTTATATATGGTTTTTGTAAAGTCATATATAACTGGTAAAAAAAATTCAATTTTAAAGGGAGAACCGAAGGTTCCCCCTTACCCCTCCTTAAAAGGAGGGATTTAAAGGGAACCTTGGTTCCCTTTACGCGATACGTTTTGTCGGTATCTTATTATCAACGACATAGATGGAATTCTCAGTCATGATGATAAAATCATTACCTACCTTGAAAATCTTCTGAATAGGACTGGTATACTCCTCTTCACTTTTGACAAGCAATTTCTCGCTGTTCTCGCGAACTCCAATCAAAGCCTTTTTCTCTAAAGAAGCGGTCCAGTAATCCATCATAATGGGTTTGTCCTCGGAGATGGCAATCTTACTAATATTTTGCAAAGTAGTAGCATCGGGAAGACGGTATTGTTCAGATGCGGATGCGGAGGCGGAGGCAGAGGCAGTAGTAGTTAATGCAGTTGAAGTAGTAGTACTCATATTTAATTATAATATGTAAAACAAAATAAAACCACTTTAAATCCTTATTTGCAACAAATATTTAAAAAATAACCACTCTTATAAAAAATGATTTTTCCTAAAACCTTTTTGTAAAACTATATAAATCCAAAAATTATAATTGTATAATGTTCATGTCTTCATTCAAGCTTCACGATACTTTACCTACTTTGTATGGAAAAGATATTGCAGGAAAAACCAAACAATGGTCTGCTACCATTTATACTAATGGATTAGTTGCTAGATATACCGTGGAATACGGCCAAGTAAATGGCAAAATCCAATCAACCAGCCGTGATTTTACAGAGGGTAAAAACATTGGCAAGGCCAATGAAACTACACCCCTACAACAATGTTGCAATGAAATCAAGAAAAAATGGTCGGATAAAAAGGAGAAGGAGTGCTACAGAGATGTAGAAGAAGGAGAGCAAACTAAGACTTTTCCAATGTTGGCACATGTTTACGACCCCAAATCCAAGACCAAAGTAAAAAATCCAATTGTGTATCCGTGTTTTGTGCAACCCAAGTTGGATGGGCTCCGATGCCTGATTTATATGGTAGCCGACGGAACAATTGTCACTCAATCAAGGACAGGCGGTATATTTACAACCATGAACCATATAAAGGTAGGTTTAACCCAATTCTTTGAAAAATGGCCCAAAGTTGTCTTGGATGGCGAGCTTTACACCAACAAATACCCATTTGAAGAGTTAGTCGGTCTTATTAAACGCAAACAGGTGGATGACCCGCGTATTGCTCAAGTCCATTTTCACATATACGATATTATTTCTCCAAATGGATATGCAGAAAGACGGCAATTCATTCTGGATAATCGGCACTTGTTCCCACCCACATTTGAAATTGTGAAGACGGAGGAAGCAACTACAGTTGAAGATTTCAAGGCCAAATTTACCGAGTATGTGCAAGAAGGGTATGAGGGAATTATGTTGCGCAATAAAAAGGGAGCTTATGTAAATAATCGCAGCCACGATTTGCAGAAATACAAGGAATTTGAGGAGGATGAATTTGTCATTGTTGGATTTAGAGAAGCTGAAGGACGTGATTCAGGAACTGTCATTTGGCGATGCGCCACCAAAACGGGGGATGAATTTGACTGCCGACCCATTGGTTCAATGGAACATAGAAAAGCGCTTTTCCAAAATGCAAAGGACAATATTGGCAAATTGCTGACAATCAAGTATCAGGAACTTTCGGAGAAGGGAATACCGCGGTTTTTGTCGGGGAAATCCATTCGCGATGGCTTCTAGATATTTGCAGATTTAAAATAAAAATGATATTTATTTTTTTTGTAAGTAATTGTTTTGTATGGATTGCCACTACCAAGTTGTTTTACAGAAGTATCAATATGTTTTATCAGATTTTCTGGATTAAATAATCCTTTAATTTCATTTGCGTTCAATTCTTTCCCACACCACTGCGCACTTACCACTTTTTTTTTAATTTGACTTATATTTGCATCTATTTCTAAAATGATTGAATTGCCAAATAAACCAAAAAATTCTTGCGTTTTTATTGGTTTTATTTTTGTTATTTTAAGTTGTAAATAATGGCTTACATTATTTTTACAAGCTGAACCCATATTACTAATATTTTTTTCCAAATAATTTATAAATTTTGGTGTTTTTAATGATTCTAAAAACTCTTTTTGAACATTGGTTGCTATCGAAGTAAAACTTATATTATTGTCATTTTCATAAAATAATAATACAATGTTAAATTTCATTATATTATTACAAGAAATTTAATATTCAAACATAGTATATAGACATGGAATACAAAATACTCGATTCCGAAGAAGATGGATACAAAATCATAAAATTATCTGAAAATACAAAAATGAGTTTGCGACTTCTAAACAATGTAATCAATTTGAGTTCGGTTGAATGCGACATTCCAGAACTTAAGGGCATTTGTTTCAAAGAATTTATGAAGATTCTTGTTAAAACCGCAAAAAGCGGCAAATTATTTGGAAAACGGTTAAGTTCCAAAACAATGGTTGAACTCTTTGTTTTTCCAACCGGTGTTGAAAACAAAGAAGATGAGGAAAAAGCAATCCAAAAAATTAAAAAAAAATACGCAGAAAGTGGATTTGTAGAAGAAGCAAACAATGTTATGACCGCATCATTATGCGTTATAAATAAAACCGTGAATAATGGAGATGTATTAAATTGTGTTATAAAAAAAAAGAAAAGTAAAAAAGCATCAAAAAACTATATGTCTTCCACCGCGAGTAGTCGTTCAAAAGCTAAAGGCAAAAAAACTAAAAAAAGAATTCACAAATAAATATAAATACAATCTTATATTTATGTTATCTAATGACTGCATACTACGACGAGCCCACCGATACTACTTATTATGACCCCATGATGGTTATGAATATTACGGAGTATGATAAGAACAATGACCAAGACATGTCCGTTTTTATTTTGTTTGATGTTGATGACAATTTATTTTACGTATATGGTTCCCGCGAGGGTTCTAAGTATGTAAAATATGTAAAAACATTTGATAATATTAACAGTTTATATAATTTTATTTATTTGTCAATGGCTTTAAGTGAAAATCACCAAATCAGCATTTCTGTTAATTATATTGAGGGTCTAACCAATTATGATGAGTTTAATGAGATAAATGAAAAGATGACGCGTTACAATGAGATTGTCGCGTATGATGATATAGATGGGTTTTCCAAGAAGGATTTTAGACAATATGTGGATGCATTTTTGCTCCAGTAAATAATCATTTTTTTACACACCAGTGTTTGTAAAAAAAATATCACGTATAGTATATATAAAAATGGTATATGTAGCTGAAGGAACATATGGGTGTGTATATCGCCCACCAATAAAATGCAAAAACGGCAAAAAATACACAACCGGCAAAGTATCCAAATTAATGACTCGCCGCGCCGCAAAAAAAGAAATAGAAGAATACAAATTTATTAAAACCGTTGACAAAAAGAAACAATTTTATCCAGGACCACCCATTGATTGTGAAGTTGATGAAATTGATGCAGCACGTGAAATGACCCCCGGTGAATGTAATTTATTTGAAAAAGACCCAAACATTAACAACTATAAACTTCTTATTTACAATGATGGAGGTTATGATTTAGATAAATTTACAAAACTCTATCTAGATGGATATTTGGCACCAAATCCCAGACAACAAACAGATTTGTTTTTTTTAAATGCATTCAACTTGTTTGAAGGACTTCGGGTTTTTTTAATGAATGACTTGTTGCATCATGATATCAAACCGCAAAATATTGTATTTGACCCGGCCACATACCGTTTCAATTTTATTGATTTTGGATTGGCGGAGAAAAAAAGTGAGTTGTCTTTGGGAATTCTAGGTGAAACAAACCATGAAAACTTTCATTGGTCATATCCACTTGAATTTGGATTTTTAAATCATTCCGAAGACTATTATTTACAAAATATAACTGAACGACGCTTGAACACAGCTGAAGTTGATTTTATTGGATTATTGTCAGCAAGAAGAAACATTCCAAATTCGTATAATATTAAACCAACATCATTTAGAACCACTTTTCGATATATGGAAAATCGATTGGAACCGTTTGACCAACAATTATTTATAGAAAGTGTTTTTGACGGATTAAGACATTATACTGGAGGAAATTATCCATTGATTGTTGAAAAACTACTTATTAATACAGACATCTATGCCCTTGGATTTACTATGAACCATATGATTAATTGTTTTTATGATAAAGGTGCGTTGTCAGAAGATGAATATACTCGATATAGTAAATTATTTAATCGAATGTTTCATCCAAATGTTGATAGAAGAACTGACTTTAAAATGCATCAATATGCTACTTGGTATTTTCAAATTCTTAAAAATACAGGAGTATTGGTGCGTCTTGGTAAAAACATTGTAGATGGTAAAATTGTGGATATTGCAAGACCAGGCCTTAGTCCAGGCCTTAGACCAGGCCTTAGTCCAGGCCTTAGTCCAGGCCTTAGTCCAGGCCTTAGTCCAGGCCTTAGTCCAGTTGTTGTAAAAACATGCCCTGAAGGTCAAGAATTAAATCCCGCAACAAAACGTTGTCGCAAAGTGTGTCCGCCAAATCATTATCGAGATGAAAAACAAAAATGCAAAAAAATCAAAGTAGTTGAGTTAGAATCTGAATCGGATTTAAGTATGAATGCAATGATAGATAGAATTGAAAACCAGTTATCTTCTAGAACACGCAAAGTTTGTCCAGCAGGGAAAGAATTAAACTTTGTTACAGGGCGTTGTCGTAAAATATGTAAACCAGGAACTGTGCGAAATAAGAAGGGTAACTGTGTAAAAATATAGGGAGGGTGGCTTAAAAAATAATTTGTAAAATTGAATTAAAACTTATATATTAGTATACATTAATATATAAAAATCATGTCATATTATGCAGTAAAAAAAGGGATTGACCCAGGTGTTTACACAACCTGGGAAGAATGCAACAAGCAAATTGATGGTTTCAGTGGAGCCGAATATAAAAAATTTAAAACAGAGGCAGAAGCTACTGAATATATGAACACAAAGACAATAAATACGAATAAACCGTTGAACTTTGCTTATGTTGGAAATAAACCACTGGATAACCCTAATATAATGGGCGACCCTAAGCCAACCGGCGACCCTAAGCCGACGGGCGACCCTAAGCCAACCGGCGACCCTAAGCCAATGGATGACTTGTCCCCCGAACAAAAACACGCATTTGAACGATATCAGCAAGGTCATAATGTTTTCATTACCGGCCCCGGCGGAACTGGAAAATCGTATTTAATTAAGACTATCAAATCAGATTTGGAGCAACGCGAAATCAAGCATGCAGTTTGCGGTCTCACCGGTTGCGCCTCCGTCCTGTTAAATTGTTGCGCCAAAACCATTCATTCATGGAGCGGAATCGGGCTCGGCACCGGCGAAATCCACGAAATTGTTGACAAAGCCGTAAAGAACCGCAAAGCCAATACAAACTGGAAGACAACGCGCGTTCTAATTATTGATGAGGTTTCAATGATGTCCGTAAAAATATTCGACGCCCTAAATAAAATTGGTCAAACTATTCGCCGAAACCATTTCAAACAATTTGGCGGTATACAGGTGATTTTCATCGGTGATTTCTACCAATTGCCACCCGTCGGCCGATACACCGAACCCGAAACCACCATGTTTTGTTTTCAATCATCTGATTGGTTTTCCACATTTTCAAGAGAGAATCATGTTGTTTTGAAAACGCTTTATCGGCAAAAGGACCCGACCTATATCAAAGTCCTGGATGAGGTGAGGCAAGGCGTCATTTCGGAAGAATCCGCGGAGTTATTAAAACAACGCACTGTAGCCAAATATGTGGACAATGGCACCGGCATCATTCCTACCAAATTGTTTCCCAAAAATGCGGATGCGGACCGCGTGAACCAGATTATGTATATGAAACTGAAGGATGAAGAACAGACGTATAATTTTGCAAAACACGTGAATATGCAGACCTACGCGGAATCTGGAAAACCTATACAGCCAGAGCTTTTGATTCGGTGTGCGGATTTGTCGCGCGAAGAAGTCGACCAACAATTGGAACTTTTGATGGAGAATTGCAAGGTCAATAAGGAACTGAAGTTGAAGAAAGGTGCGCTCGTGATGTGTTTGGCAAATCTGGATATTGATGCGGGTATATGCAATGGGTCACAAGGCGTCATTGTAGATTTTGTTCAAGGCACAACTTATCCAATGGTCCGATTCTTGAATGGTGTTACGATGCAAATTACGCCCAAAGTGTATCAGCACGGAGACTATCCACGCATTGGAATCGAACAGTTGCCGCTGCGCTTAGCGTGGGCATTTACGATTCATAAATCACAAGGAATTACATTGGATATTGCAGAGATGGATTTGGGGTCCAATGTATTCGAGTATGGCCAAAGCTATGTGGGTTTAAGTCGTGTTCGGAGTTTGGAAGGGCTTTATTTAAGCGGTTTCAATCCGCAGAAAATCAAAACGAACCCAACCGTGACTGAGTTTTATAAGGTGATTTTATCAAAATAATAATGGAACTTCGTAAGTGAAGCTTTTTTTTACTTACCTTCCCGAGCGGAGCTGAGGTATTAAGGAAGGTTCAAAAGGAAACCTACGGTTTCCTTTGTAAGGGCAAACAAGAGAGAACCCCATGCGGTATCCATGATGGCCGTTTTCAAATCATAATTCTTTAACATTGCATAGTTGGTGAAATCAAAAGTCCCGTAAATTACCAGACCTAAGAGCGCAGCTTCCCATGCACTTCGCCCGGGTTTCACAATAAAATAGTAGAGACCAACCGCCATAAGAAGGTAAACAACGATTGCACCACTTAGCCGCAGCTGCATTGCAGTTCTTTGGATTTTTGCAACTACTTCGCCAAAAATGTTCTTGGTAAAAAACAGATAGACTGAATCAAATAAAAGCATTACGACCAAAATTGTTAAAAACGTTTGTAAGAACGAAGATGATAAAGAGAACATTGCTGAATATATATTTTGCAGAGAAAATATTTAGCAAATATATACAATGTTTTCAAAATCAGGATTAATTGATGGAGTGCATAGAGAATTAATTGTAGGACAACATGAACGATTGGATGAAATAAATGACCGAATCAAAAGCCGACAATTTTCCGACTACCCATTGGAGCCGAATTTTTCTTTTAGACCCGTCTCTACCAAATACAGTTTGATGCCCATTATGGCAAAAAACTCCAATCCTGCACCGACAGTTCCCATTAAACCCCAATTTGAACATATCGTGGAAATGAATTTTAATCCCGCAACGCGCAATGCCCCTTTCAAAGGATATGCACGCAATGTTGATACAGAGACTGTGTTAAGAAACCAAACGATGGCTGCGCAGCACGCCTCGCAAAATGTCTATGTTCCAAGTAGCAACAGTGATTTATATAAAGTCAATGTGGTTTCCAGACCTGTTGACCAACCTTATCGCCATTTGTTTGACCAGCCAACATTTGTCCAGGGCGTGCACCCCAATTTGATGAATGCAGGGGCAAAGATTGGAAAAGACCGGTTTTTTAATAGCACGCGAACCCAACTAAGGTAGGGGAAACCTACGGTTTCCCCTATGACCCCTTCCCTTAGTATTTTGTTTCTTTTACGTCGCCTCCGAGCAAAGCGAGGTAAAAAGGAGGGATAAGCGAAGCGAAATAAGGGTTAAGCGTAGCGGAACTTTGTTCTCTTATCCTCCGAGAGAAGCGAGGTAAAAAGGAGGGATAAGCGAAGCGAAATAAGGGTTAAGCGTAGCGGAACTTTGTTCCCTTATTTATATAATGATTATTCCCGAATTTAAGAACAAAGGTTTGCTTCATATTTTAATTAATTTATTCATTTTAGCGGTTTTTGTATTGATATTCAAATATTTTTCGGATAATGTGATTTCAAAGGAGGGTTTTGTCCAACTGGAGAAGTTTTTATTGAAAAAAGACGGAAATTCATACGACGAATTTTACGCCCAGGTTTACGACAAAATTCATTCACCTGACCCCAAAAAAGAGCTTGCAGAGATTTTGAAGATTACCGGTGCCGACAAGAATAGTGCTTTTTTGGACGTGGGTTCTGGAACTGGATGCACGTTGTCGGCTTTGGCCGACTCCGGTGCCAAATGCATCGGCATCGACAAATCCGAGGCAATGGTTACTGTGGCAAAAGAGAAGTGTGGACCCTTGATAAAACACGGCGACGTGACGGAACCCATTCAGTTTACGCGAAACCAGTTTACGCATATTTTGTGTTTAAACCAGACCATTTATGAGATTGAGGATAAACATGCATTTTTCACCAATTGCCGATATTGGTTAAGGAACGGTGGTGCATTGGTCCTGCATTTGGTTGATAAGAACCGGTTTAATACTGTGGTTGGCCGACCTTTTTTGCTTGATAATCCGCAAAAATATGTGAAAGAGAGAATTACCAAATCGGAAACGGATTTTGGCAATTTCACCTATTTTGCAAAATACGATATTCGGCAGAAAGGCGTGTCCACATTTGTAGAGACATTTACGGATGCTACAACCAAGAATGTCAGACAAAATGAACGGACCTTGTTTATGGATACGGAAGAGACGGTTTTGAAAATTGCACAACAATGTGGTTTCTCTCAACATGGGAAAATAAACATGGAGTCAATCAATGATGATGAGTTCCAGAATATTTATGTGTTGATATAAGGAAACCTACGGTTCAGCTTTGCTTACGCCTTTTAATCCCATACTAAAAATAAATATTATTTTACAAAAAACAATATTTATTTACCTTCTCTGTTTTCTACTCTTTTTTTGTTTTTGACTTCTTTTCTGTTTTCTCTTGGACTTCCTTTTTCCGCCCCCCCATAAGGACATTTGAGCAGCAGCAGCAGCTTTTTTTTCTCCGACATCTCTGTCAGCTTGTTTCCATAATTCTTGATAGGGTTTCGGTTTAAATGTTTGTGAACCATGATAATTTGTGTCATTAATAACTTCATTTTTAAAACCTTGCCTATACAGAAGGTCGGTATATATAGGCTCAACCTCTGTAGAATGAGGATGCAAGTATGGTTTGGCAGGGGGGTTGGAAGAGGGTGGACGTTTGTCAAACACCATGCCGTTACCTGTGTCTTGAGGGAAATTAGCATAATGTCTTGCCAAGTTTGCCCCGCTGCTTGCCACGTTTCCAATGACGCTTGCCGTGCGGTTTGCCGCGCTGCTTGCCACGTTTCCAACGACGCTTGCCGCGCTGTTTGCTACGCTTCTTATTGAATTAGGGATCCAACCCCATAATGTAGATTGTGCTTCTCCTACAGCTGCTGCAGGTGGTCCTACAGCTGCTGCAGGTGGTCCTACAGCTGCTGCAGGTGGTACTACTGCTGCTTCTCTTGCTTTCATTTGTTTCTTCCATATTCTTGATTGATTTCTCCTATACACTCTAAGAGCCTCATTATAATCTCCTTCATACTTAATATATAACGATTTAACATAGTCATATTCACCGTTTTTATATTTTTCTATATTAAAACTATTGTTGTCGTCGTTCATCCTGTTAACATAATTCGTCACAAATTCTTTCAAACTATCCAGTTGATTTACAGCACTAGCAACTGTTGGGTTTTTACCTTCTTTTGTTAATCTAATATACAACATTAATGCATCTTTTTTTAAATCAACATATATTCCTTTTTTATAGTCTTCCGTAATTTTTTCATAATTAGATAAAACCCCTATTTTTTTTACCATAAATTGTATGATTTCAAATGCTAAAAGAGAATCAATTACTTTATTGTATTCTTCAAAGTATTCTATTTTTTTATTATTATTTTCGGTTAAAACCCTAATCAGACCATTATCCTCGTCAATTTTAAGAGAGGGTATTTCATCTCTAGAAATAGCCACGATTTTCCTGTCATCCAAATCTTCTCTCGACAATGTTGCATTATCAAATTTATAATATTCTTTATCAAAACTATATTTTTTAAGAATTTTACCAGCATATATAAATGTAATGGGTTTGTTGTAAGTGCTAATGTACCATTTTGTTTCACCGGTATCACTGCTTACTAGAATTGCATCAATTGCTTCACTTGTCACTGAATCAGCAACTTGTATTTCTTCTTCTTCTTCTTCTTCCATTTTTTGTTGCTTTTCTTGATTTTTTAGTTGTTGTTCGTTTGCTTCATGTGTTTCTATTTTTTTTAGTGCTTCTTTTAATTTTCTTGCTTCTTCTTTTAGTTCTATGTCTTCTTTTTCTCCTAACCAAATCGAGTTTCTTAATCTTTTTTCAAAATCTTCTGGTTTTATTAGGCCTCTTCTTTTTGCTAATGCGTCACTTCGGTTCTGTTGCGCACGACCTAGGTATTCTTTCGTTCTTTCTTCTATACTACCGGATGGAGTATTTTTTATGCTAAGCTTACTACTAATACTACTCATCTTTAATATACTCTATACACAGATATTTTTATACACTGATTGCATGTTTTTCCTAAATAAAAAAAATATTATCTTGAATTTCTCCACTCAACACACAATTTCATCACTTGAAACAATTTGTAAACCACCCTGCAAGTATTTTATCTAATGAAACTATTTTATTATATATCCATATATCAAATGACCACCAAAACTTATAAAAACGGCTTTAGGATTGTATACGAAAAAACCAGTGTTCCATCATCCAGCATTACGTCAATCCAGGTCTTTTGCAACATCGGAAGTATTCACGAACCCGAGGAATCCCGCGGTTCCGCACATTTTATTGAGCACATGTGTTTCAAGGGCACCAAACGTTTGAAAAACGCTAAAGAAGTAAACCAAATCTTTGACGAAACCGGGTCCCAATCCAACGCCTACACCGACCGCCGATACACGTGTTATTACGCGGACACCGACAAAGCCAATGCACAACGCTGCATATCCACGTTGGCCGATATGCTTTTGAACTCCGTCTTCGACAAAACCGAATACATGAAAGAACGCGACGTCGTGAGAGAAGAGATGGTGAAAGACGCCGACGATTATGAACTCCTTGCATTGGAAAACGCGGACAAACAGATTTACGCGGGTTCGCCCTACGAACATTCGGTAGACGAATTGAAATACCACGAGGGAAAATACGCACTCAAATATGAAAATATTTTGGAAATTTATAAAAAATACTATGTCCCCGCCAATTTTATCTTGAGTGTTTGTTCCAGCATCCCTTTTGAAACCATTTGCAAATATGCGGAGCAATCTGATTTTACAAAAGCGGTTAAGAGAGAACCGCCGCCATCCATCAATTTGTGTGTAAAACCCCAAACCGATATAATTTATTGTTTGGAGAAACGAGTAACTACTCCAGTGCATATATGCATTGGGTTTCGCACTTGCTCTCTCACGAATCCAGATAAATATTGTTTGAAGTTGTTGAAAACCGTGTTGAGTGGAAAAATAAACAGTCGGATGTTTATGTTGTTGAGAGAAGATAACGGACTCACTTACAGCTCCTATGCATACACGGATTTTTTTGAACACATGGGCGATTTCAAGATGTATGCGGAGTGTGACCCTATTAAACTATTTAAAAATGGAGCCAAACCAGGTGTTTTCCCTTTACTCTGTCAGATGATTTGCGATTTGTTAGAACACGGTGTCACCAAGGAAGAAATGGAGACGGCAAAAGGATATACCGAGGGGTCGCAAAAAATGAACGCGGAATATTCGTCGGTCATTGCCAAGTATAATGGAAAAAACGCGTTATTCAATAATTTGTCGGTGCCCAAATACACAGACAAATATAAAAAGTTGATTGAACCAATTACTCTAACCCAAATTCATCAATGCATCCGCAAATACTTCTGCAGAGAAGGGATGGTTGTTTCCATCGTCTCTGCAACACAAATGGACAAAACCAAGTTATGCGAGTTTGTTGATAAAATATGGAAATAATATCACCATATGGTATATACTTTAGAAATGAACCAGGAAATATTTGTTTACATAATTGTTATTGCAATTATTGGATTGTGTGGATACATCTATTTTGAGAGAAGTGATTTCCAATTGAAATGCGTTGTCTCTACGGTGGATGGAAACAAATATTGCGTGAGAGAAACAGGTAAAGTGAAAGAATCCGCGGACATGTTGGCCAAGGTCACTGAAAAGTGCAAGAAATTGGTTGTTTACGCGGGTGAGAAATTTCCTGACCAAGACAATGTGAAGCGGCTTGTTGAAGGATTCAATCCCAAAAAAGTGATGGAGACACTGCCTACCAGTGAATATACTGCGTATAGTGAAAACAAAGGAGAGAAATTGGCATTTTGCCTGAATACCGAGAAGGGCGGGTCAACGATGATTGATGAGCATACACTTATGTTTGTGGCAATACATGAGCTCAGCCACATTGCAACCAAATCCATTGGACATAAAACGGAATTCTGGGAGAACTTTAAATTTTTATTGGAACAGGCAAAAGCTGCGGGAATCCATACCCCGAGAGATTATAAGAAGGAGCCGCAGAAATATTGTGGGATGACTATCAAGGATAGCCCGGCCTTCGACTTGTAAAGGGAACGTAGTTCCCTTTTTTTGCTTTGCTTATACCCTCCTTTATTTATAACCTTTTTTTGCTTTGCTTATACCCTCCTTTAAGATTTATACCGGTTTTGAATCTTTATTATAATAGATGATAAAAAAAGGATGGATTTAAAGGGAACTACGTTCCCTTTATATATATGAGCTTCTACGTGTATTTACTTTATGCATCGGCGTCCTCCGGTCAACAAACTTATGTAGGTGCAACTATAGACCTAGATCATCGTCTACGACAGCATAACAAAGAAATTAAAGGCGGTGCAAAAGCCACCAGCATCCAAGTAGAGAGGGGTGAAACATGGGAGCGGGTTTGCCATGTAGAAGGATTCCCAACATGGCAAGCAGCGTTACAATTTGAATGGCGATTCAAACAATTAACACGCAAATTGCCTGCTAGAATGGACCCTTTGGAACGGCGCATGTCCGCACTTAAAACGCTGATTTCTTTAGATAGGTCCACGTCAAAAGCGGTGCCCTACATAGAATGGCCAAACCCATTGCAAATAATTGTTGAATCTGACAAAGTTTGGCACATGACAACTATGGATACGCCGTATTTTTTTAGCGGGACTATGCCGGCATAAAATATAAAAATGATTTTTTACATTTTATTTATTAGGTAAACGCCGACTTAGTTTTTTAACTTTTTGTTTGTGTTTTTTACCACTTTTTTTCCGTTTACGCTTACCAAACCCTTCTTTTTGAGAAAAGGTTTGCTCCATTTGGTATATAATATTGGTAATTTTGTCGGGCGGTCTTCCAACTGCACATTCGCGACATGTGAAATCCATTAAATTTACATAAGAAACATTTAATTCTTGATAGAGAGAAAACAAAATTTCTAGGTCAATTGTTTTAATTCGTTGTTCTCCTTCTTTAAATTCTAAAATACGCAACACACGGTCAACCATGGCTTCTTTTCCAATTTTATTTAAAATACTAACAACCCCTTCTCTATATGCTAGATTGTTCTTGATATTAATTCCTTTTTCCGGTTTAAATAATTTTTCAAAAGTGATTTTCCCACCGGCACTTGTTCTTTTAACGCGAACGTCAACAACATGAATTCCAAGTTTTTTATGCATTTCTTTGTTTTCTTCTTCATCTTCATCTTCATCTAAATGATAAAACCAAAACGTTTTATTGAATAAAAATGTGCTCAAATCGGAACATCGGCCAGCTATTGTGTGCATAACTAGTGCTTTCTCATTTTCATCTGGTTGTCGATTTGGGTCAATTTGTTTTTGTTGTGCAAGACTTCTAAGAACTCGTTGCTGGTATTCGCGTCGGTCAACATCTGCAAAATTGGAAATAATATCGGTAGTTTCGCCTTCTTTTTTAAATGCGTGTTGAATAGCTCCAATTGTTTCATCGTGTCGCAAAATAACCACATTTACACCTGGGATACAAGCACGACTAAATACACGCACATTGTTTTTGTAAAATTCTCCACAAGGGTGGTCTTCTGACCATGGACTCATTGTATTTTCAGCACCGTGAGCAAAAATTGCAAATGACAAAATAAGTTCTTCCTTGCTCATTATATTATAATATATACAGGTGAATATTTTGGCTCTTTGATGCAAAATGAATTCTAAGCCAAGGGGGGCATTAAGCTTCCTAAAAATTGAAATCTTTTTTTGCATTTTTTACAAATGTATAAAACCCAATTTAATTTAAACTAATTTAAACTAATTTAAATTAATCCAAACCAATTTAATATAATGTCCGCCACTTTTAAAAGAACCGTAACCCAGAAGCCTCTTTTCGAGCTCATCATCCCTGAAAACTTCACCCCCAGAGGCAATGGTGATATGCCTGCAGAAGCAAACACCCTATATCGTATCCCAGAACACCAGCGTTTCCCAGCTTGGCCAACAACAAAGAAACAAAAACTAGTTGATTCCATCTTCAAGAATTATCCTATCCATGCATTCATTGCAATCCGCCACTTAGTAGTTGATGGAGACGATGTGACCGAATTTTGTAATATTGAAGACGGACAAACCCGCATGACCTCGCTCCAAGAGTATATGTTGAATGGATACCCTTCCGAGGCTGGCGACGGACCGAATGACGGAAAGCTGTATAGCGAACTTGAACCAGCAATGAAGGAGCGGTTCAAGAACTACCAAGTAACATTGGAAGTCTTCTCAGGACGCGGAATCAACAATGATGTCATCGCCGACATCTTCAATCGCTTGAACAGTGGAAAACCGTTGGGCGACAACGACAAGTTCCATTCCAGAATGAACACACCCATCATGGATTTATTGAACGAGCTTAAGGGCCACATGGATTTGCGCGACAACATTGAAAAGTTCATTGGTGCAATCGGAACCGGCAAATCGCGCAAAGGGCTTGGAGACATAGTGGGGGCGATTTTGGCAGTAGCAACCAGACATGAAGACTCCGGTGGACAAGCGTGCATCAACACCTCGTATGAGCAGAACTACAAGTATTTGAAGAAGGTTCTCACAAACCCGCAGAGAAACGATGTGATTGCATTCTTCAAAGCCTACTTTGCAATGCTGCATCGTGCAAACAGCTCAACGACGGCAAGACCCAAAAAGCATTTGTATGGAAAACTCAGTGGGGTTCTTGGATTGTCTGTATTCTGCTGGGTATCTGACGGACAAATCCGTAGTGAAATTGAGTGGTATTTGACCAAACTTATCCAGAATCCCAAATATGAACCAGCAACTTTTAGAGAACTCACCAAGGGTGATATCCGCAACTGCCAAGGTGCATCTGTTGCACGACGAGTGGACAAAATCATTATGGAGTATAACAACACACGCGGCGAACCTACAATTATATCATGTGAACAAAGCGATGATGACGAGTATGACAGCGAAACCGATGAATAAGCATAGCGAATAAGCTGTATATAACCTGTATTTGCATAAATTTAATTAATTAAAAAACAAACAAAAGACATTTTGTCTTTTGTTTTTTTTCTCTCTTGTATTTTTTTCTCTCTTCGTCCAATTGTAAACAACTTTTCTCTCTATTATATAACAAATGGAAAAATACAAGGTAAAAATATTTGGTGCAAACAAAATGGTTGACAAGGTAATTATATTTGGTGCAGACGAAGAAGAAGATACATTTAATGAATTGTTTGACAAAGATGAAATTGCGGCTGAACAAATCACCCAAGAAATGTTAATTTTCTCTCCAGTTCAAATCCACCAAGATGATTCAGTCGACCAAGTGAAAAGAAAAATAATAAACGTAATTGGTTGCACCTACTCCGAATTGTATTTGTTTTGTTACAAAACCCGCACAATCAACCTGATGGATGCATTGATGAAATCCACCAAATCAATCATAACCAATAAGATATTTCATCAATTTTTAAGAAATATGGATTTAGAAGAAGCCGACGAAGGAAGCGAAGAGAGAGAGATTTATGAACAAAAATATTTGATTTCTCTCGGGTTCAACAAAGAAGAAACGTATTCCATAAAAACCAGTTTAGGAATAGAATTCAACAAGGGTGCAAATTATCTGTTTTCTCCAAATCCCTTTTTAAATGACCCCGAAGTTATGAATAATATAACAACTTCGCCCAACGAAGACAAACATCTTGGAAAAGTGGACGACAATTGCATATACGCATGTTTGGCAAAAGATGTTTTTGAACATGCCGGAGATTTGACCGAAATGTATTCGCGTATGTATTTTCCAAATTTGCAATCCAAAAATATATTTGATTTGGTTGAATTGAATAATAAACAGAGAGAACTGCAGGCGGAAACTGATTCAAAAATGGAAGCCAAGTATTTTAATTCTTACAACATAATTGATGAATTGTATGACATATACTACAATGGCGAAAGCAAACTTTCGGATGTCAAAGAAGGAATCCGCGGTTTCACTATTGAAGTCATGCCAAACAACAAAATACACATGCCTCTGGATGCAATTTTTAAAAATATTAATTGCACCGCGGAGTTCCCATTTATCAAATACAATCCTGGCAAAAGGAGAGAAAGTATTTGCCGGTTATATAGCACTGGCATATCCAAAACGGGTAAGAAAATCCCATATTTGCCAAAAATCAAGATTATCAGTTTAAATAGTATTACTACAGCCAATAAACAAATTTCAATTTACAATTCAATTCATAAAATATTAATTACCATTGAATCTGACGGCGTTATCAAAATAATAGGCAAATTCAAAAATGGAGTAAAGACCACAAAACAAATGGAAGAAATTATAAAAAAATCGGTAAATCCGCTTATTGATAGTGTCAACCATTATTTAGCAAACAGCGGGTATAAGTTGACTGCAATTGAATCGCTTGAAAATGAAAATGTAAATATTGTAAAAATGGATTACGAATTTACAACCTACCTTGAAAATAAATTTATTGAAATAAAAAAAGGCAATTCAATTACGCTGAATGGGAAAAAATACAGTATTAAAGAAGGAATTTATAGCATTGATATTTTTATTCAAGAATTGATGAACCAAATTGGTGCAGATGGATTCAGCGTATCATATACTTCAAATAAATTAACATTTCATAATGATATTATTGAATTCAAAATGAGCACAACGATAAAAGAAATTGGAATTGGAGAGAAAGTAAGTAGTCTAACAAGTTCAAAAAATTCTCTCACGATGCCAAATAATATACAATTAATTGCAGACATGAAACTTGAGAATGCTTGTATATATCCAGTATTTGATGTTCTCGAAGGCGATGTCAAAAGTGGCGCACTTTTACAATTTAAACGAGTTGACAATTTAAAAAAAATGGATTTAATAAATTCATTAATCTACAATATGCTGAAAAAAAACGGAAATCCCAAAGATGCATATATGGGACTTGTTGACCAATATGGATTTGAAATCAATGATGCCAAATTGTTGGTATCTAGAGTAATTGAATCACGAGATTTTATGACAAAAAACCCGGGTTTAATTACAACAATGAAATTAACTGGCAATGAATTAAAAGTTGTGGTTAATAATTTAAATAATATTCAATACACCGAGACATTAAAAATATATTTGGATAGTATTATAAAAATAACCCAGGAATTGGAAGTTCCAAATGAATGCAATGTGGTGGAAAAAGAAGAAGAAAAAGAAAAAGAAAAAGTTGTCAAGAAAAATATTGATATTCGTGAATTAATCTTGAAAGAAATGGAAGACAGAAAAAGAGAGAAAAAGGAAGAAGAAGAAGAAGAGGAAGAAGAGGAAGAGGAAGAAGAAGAAGAAGAAGAAGAAGAAATTTTTGGCAACGATGCGGACAGTGATTATAATCCGTCAACCAGTGATGATGAGCAAAGTGGAGGGTATAAGAAATCCGATTTTTCAAAAAAGTTGAAAGAAAAAGACCCTGATTTATACAAATCGGTCAAGAATGTAAATGGAAAAGAAATCCGATATTCAACATCGTGCACACATCAACCAGTTCTCATAACAAATAAAGAAAAAGACGAGATTGACAAAAAATACCGCGACTCATATGGAGAAGCACTTGAATACGGCAGTTCAAAAGAAAACAAGAACTGGTATATTTGTCCCCAATTTTGGTGCTTCAAAACAAATACAAGCATGACAAAAGAACAGATAGACAATGGAGAATGTGGAAAAGAAAAAGAAGAAAACAGTTTTGAATTTAAAGATTATGCAAAAAAAAACGAATACAACCCAGGCTTAATAAGTGGTAAACACAAGGATGAAAATTTATGTTTCCCGTGTTGCTACAAAGAATGGAATTCGGATAAACAAAAAGCTACGCAAGACAAATGTAAAAAACACATTGAAGGTGAAAAACCAATGGATGTTGCCACCGATAAAAAGGGAATTACACAAAAAATTCTATTGCAAAAGACGGAATTGAAACAAGGACAATGGGGGCATTTACCAATTCAAATCCGGCAATTTATGCGAATAAAGCCTGAAAAAAAAGACGATGAATTTATATTTGTAAGATATGGCATTACAAAAAACCTAAAACAATCATTGGTTGGTTGTTTGGCAGATGTTTATGCAAGAACACAATCGCCGCCATCCGTTATTTCTATTCCGGAAATGAGAGAAAAAATTGCCAACGCGGTTACCCCCGAACTTTTTAAGAAATATGGAAAAGGCAGTTTTGTATCTTTGTTTTCAAAAAAGAATAATGATGATGCTTATACCAATTTTCGCAATTACCTGTTGGATGAGAATTCCATCATTGACCACACTTATTTGTGGGATATTGTTTCAACCGATGGTCTCTTTGAAGATGGATTAAATATGGTAATCATGGATATTGTAAACAACGATATTACCGACAAAGTTGACGTCATTTGTCCATTAACTTCGTATGTAAAAAACTTTTTCGATATCAAACGAAAAACCATTTTTTTAATTAAAAATGGAAGCCTCTATGAACCAGTTTATTATGTTAAAAAAACAAATAAAGACGGAACCGCGGAATCATTGTTCGACACCAAAAACCGTTTGTCCAACATCACATCATTGTTAGAACATCTGGATAATACATTGAACAAATCGTGCGTAAGTGAATACGTCAATTCTCCTATGAAAATCACGGATTTGATTCGTTTCTTAGAGAAAACAAAAGGCTACAAAATAGAAAAACAAGTAGTAAATTATCAAGAACGAATCATTGCATTATTGGTAAAAACTCCTTCGAAAAAACACATATATGTTCCGTGCGAACCGTCTGAACAACAAGATGAATACCCAATTATAGAAATGGATGACCCAAGTTTATGGTGTGATTTTGAGACGACACTGAGAGAACTGATGAAGTTGAAAATTGCAAATCCCAGTATATTATGCCAACCAAAAGTGAAAATATACGACAAGGGAATCATTATTGGATTTTTGACGGAGACAAACCAGTTTATAAAATTGAGCGGCGACCCCGCCGAAAACATGGTGCAAGATGAAAAGTCCAAGGATGATTTGGAAGTTGGTGACGGCAAAGACCCATATGAGATTGAGATGTCAATTCAAACCACAAGAACCAACGACCCCGCACGACTTCGTGCAGTTCAAAATATTCAATTGGAAAGTAATTTTTACTCATTGTATCGGTCTACTATTAAGACATTATTGGAAAATGACAATGAAAGTCGCAATCAAATTATAGCTATTATTGAAAATGAGGATTCTGTGTCTAAAGAAAAGTTGAAAGAAATAATGCAAACAGTTCGTAACAATAAAATGGATTGTAAACCAATTATTGCTATTATTAATGATGTTAATTTATCATACAAAGACAAATTAAAAAAGACAATGCAAATTGTAAAAGATGTTGTTGATATTTCAAAATATGAAAATGAAGAGAAACACATTGAATTGTCGTATAAAGAGAAATTTAAAAAAATTGTTCGGTTTATTCAAACAATCACAGAAGACGTGGTTATCTATGCAAAGATGTCGCCATTTATGTTATCCGAAGTTTCCTATACTTGTGAAAAACAAGGAAAGAGCGGTTTATATAAAGACGGGTGCCAATTAATTGTTCCGCAAAAAAATCTGGTTTCGAAAAAGGAAAATTCTGAAATATATCCACAACGTATTGCCGACGAAATTGTTCGGTTTGGTCAAATACAAAATTTTTTATTAAATTCAAATCAATTTTTAAATTTTGGAAATGTCAATTATAAAATTAATTCGGATGAATTCATTATTGGTAAAACCAATTTGTCTGAAAATTATTTTGATGATTTAATAAATCAAAACAATGAATATTTGCCGGCATTTAATTCGGTAAATGGAATACCATATGATATGGCAAAAACAAAATTATATTCGCCAAGAGATGTTAAAATTGCTGCTGCTACCATGGCAAAAGCTGAAGCAGCTGAATCAGATGACGATTCCGACTGTGCAAAAGAAAATACGTTCCGCGACCAAACCAAAGATAAACCAGATGGTAAGGGAGGATATTGGGAGAAACTCGTTTTTCCAAATGAAACCGAAATTATTAAATTCACTGGTTCAGCGGTATGCAGTTTTGGACCATTAATTTATATAATGGAACGAGTAAACAACAAAAAATACAGCATCGATGAATTAAAAGATATGTTGTGGATAGCGTATCGCGATTATATTGTAGATCCTAAAAATAAAAAAGAAATTGTAACAATGCTCGGTATTCAAGGAAAACGCGGAATGATAAACGGAACCACAGATTTTGAAACTGTTTTAAAAAAAGAAGAATATTATATAACAACATTGGATATATGGGTTTTTGCACAAAAATACAATGTGCCTATTATTTTGTTTTCATCGGATAATATTATGAAAGATGTTTCGATTGAAATAGAAAATAAATTGTATGATACATCAATCAAAAACACAGAATATTCAAATTCCTGGATAATTCTAGGAGGAAATGTTGACGATAGATTTTTCTTTTACGAAGCCGCATCAGACCCAAACCGTTATCAAGGTATAATAAGACCACGGAGATTAATAAAGCAATCATTTTACCGAACTGAATTGAACGATTTATCAGAACGGTTGGAAAATATATTTGCAATGAAAAAAGTGTTTTCATTTGCGGATTATTTGCAACAATAATTATGGGTCATCTTCTTCTTCTTCTTCATCGACAAATATGTCTTCTTCTTCCTCATAATAGTCATCCTCTTCAACACCTTTAATTGGTTCCAAGCTTATGCAATAAATATCATTGTATTTATATTTGTTTGCATTTAATTTATTGAACATTTTTGTATTCCAAATATCCTTGAATATTCCGTTTTTTATTTGTTGAAATGGCAAATGTCTGTCATCAAATACTATTTTGCCATCGGGTGTCCGATACTTTCTTCCAAAAAAAGGGTTGTAAAGTGTAAAACAATCCAATAATTTTTCTGTCTCATTTTTATTCCGGTAACTATAATGGTTTTTTAAATATGGACGCAAAATCAAAAATAATTTTTTGATTGGAAACTCTTTGTGGACGCGTATGTTGTATATGTAACACATGTCAAACAAATCTTCAACAATGGTATCTAAAATATTTACGTCATTTGACAAAAATGAATCAATTGCCCATTCACACAATTGCGATTTGTGTTTTTCAAAAAAAATGGCTAGACAAAAACCGCAATTGCAAAAATACGTTATTATGGTTGGGATTCTTATTTTGTGTTCCAAACACCAAATATAAATATTATACAAATTGTGAAATTTGAAATTTAAGTTGGTGTATGGGTTTTTTGGATATTGGGGATTTGCAAACAAATTGTTCTGATTAAGAAGTGACGTTGACACAATATTCAATAAATCATATATGTTGAAAGGATAAATCTGTTTGTTTTCCAACAATTCAATCTTGGTTGTGGGAACAAATGGTGCCATTCTTAAATCGTATTCTACATCAAATCTCTTCATTTTTTTCAATTTGCATTTTTGAATAAATCTTTGCAAAATGTGATAAAGTTTTTGTGCCTTGTAAAAATTTGTTTTGTCTTCCATTAATAAATATCTTGCAAATTTCAATTTAATTTCGCGAATGGGTTCTAATAAAATAATAGATTTCAATATATTATTTTGGTCCTTCACTGAAATAAAATTTGGGTCATTTTGTAGTATTGTATTGAAAATAGATTGCATTTTATTTATTTTACGTAAAAATGTTTAAGTGGTTTCTAAAAAATAAAGGAAGAATAAATAAAGGAAGAATAAATAAAGGAAGAATAAATAAAGGAAGAATAAATAAAAAAAATAATTATGTTTTTATTTATTTTATACCAATGCGACTTTGTTTTCTTAAAAGATTTCATAATTATCATCACAACTACCTAGGTCATGCTTCTGAATATTTGTAATATTATTGTCAATATCAATCTTGCGAATGTCGCATTTCTCTTCTTCCGACGCAAGTTTTCCAAAGTGTTCACCAATATCATAATCTTTATTAACATCGGATGAAGCAACATCTTTCAATGCATTCAAATCCAATAACAGATTAAACGCATTGGTTCCATAATATCCAGGTTGACCACACATCACATTGGCTGATACTCCACGCATCTGGTCAAAATCGCCGTGTCTGCTTGCATCCAAGAACACTTCGGTATGCATCTCATAGGTTCCCTTTGAAATGGGTCCAATGTCATCATTCATGATTCCTGAACGGAACATGGGAACCATTTCTGCTTTCACCGTCATTCGGTCGCACAAAATACTCAAATGGTGATAATTGACATATGCATCACTTGCCTCCATCACTTCATTGAACTCGTTCAAAATGTTTTGGCGTGCGGCTTCAATTCCCAAACAGTTGTAGATTTCGCGAATGTCATTACTATATGTTCGGACGTAATCAATGAAATCCAATGCAAACAAATCCAACAAATTGGTTCCAGTCGTATCCAAAATCCACGCATCTTTGGAGACGTATTTACTGTCTTCTTTGACAACCATGTTCTTCAGTAATCGTGGATTCACGTTGGTGATTCCATTAACACCTCGAAGAACAATATTGTTCAACAAATTGTCCTGGAAATTCTTAAGCAAATAGATTTGGTCGGATTGGTCCAATGTCTCCGCCGCACCTTTCTTCTTTTTTAATAGTTCAGAATTTAAACGGATTCTGAAAATCAAATTGCTCGAATTCATGTCTGAAAATATACAGTTGACATTCTTGTCGTGGCTTTGTTTAATTGCATAGTGAATGTCATCCATTGTAATGTTCTTCTCCAGCAATGTTTCCGCGTCAATTTCAATGCGAATTATCCATTTGGATTTGGACGATTCTACTCCTTCGCTGTCGTTATTGCAGTCTTGAATCAATTCTTCAAATTCATAATACTGTTTAATAAGGTCTTGGTCTTGGAATATTTTTGTATTTTCGTCTTCGGGGTCAAAACAAATTTCGACGGATTTTACGACGTCCACCAATTTTGTGTGCTGTATCATGTTGCAGTAATTGGTTGCACGGTCCTTGTCGTATTGGTCCACCGGTCTCAAGAAAACTGTGGCGGAAGGTTTGTCCGGATTTCGAGTGAGTCTTAAAATTTCCTCGATTCTTGGCACACCACGTGTCACGTTGGACTTGGTTGCAACGCCACTGTGATGAAAAGTGTCTCTAACACATAAGCCATTCATGCAATCAAAGTTGCGAGTATCTTCAACTGTTAAATCATATGCATACTCGGTAGTATTAGAAACCTCCTCAATAGATACAATTTTGTCGAACTCCAAATCCTCACATCGTCCGTTTCTCAATTCCATAACAATTTCACCATTTATTTCATTGGGAATCATTAAGTCGGATTTGCAATAATCATATTTGAATGATTGTTCAAGAAGCTGAAAACGCTTAGTTTGATTGAGTATTTGTGCCAATTTGATACATTGGCCATTGCAAATTGTCAAAATATATCTATTTAATGAATTATGATTTATCTGGGAAATAACTCCTACATTCTTCATCATTAATTGAATACTAGTCAATAATTTATGCGAACTTGATGGTATTTCAATTTTATCATTAGATACATTTACATCGGCATTTCTATCAATATATGCATCAATAAAGCCTGTAATACAATTTTTATTTGAAAACATAATTTTGTCGGAAATACTTTTATCTTCAGTGTAAGATATTCCAGTATTGTATCCAAAGTTATAATCCAAATCATTTTCTGCATAGTCAATTGCTTTCTTGGAAACCGGAAGATAATCGCCAACTTTCAAATCCTTACCTTCAATTCCAACAATTTTACCGTCAACTAATTTCAAGAATGATTTGGCTTTGGTTGCAATCAATTCCCTGCATCCTTTGGTAGTAACTTTCAACATTGTGTTTGTCCCATCTTCGTTAATTACTGGATGCTTGGTGACTGCCTCAATTCTTCGCCATACGGTTTCACCATCTTCGGTTGCAGTGGGGACTTCATAGTATTCGGACAACTCTGCATATGTGGTGTCCTTGTCTTCCATGTAATCCAACTTGCGAGATGTTGTAATTCCCCATTTGGTAAAGTCGCCAATCTGAACACACTTGATTTCACCAGCCGAGTTCTTAACTAGAATTTCAGTCTCGTAAACGAATGAATTTAAAGTCAGCTGCGTAGTGGGTTCACCAATCGATTGACCAGCAATGACACCCACCATTTCACCCGGATGCACAATGGATTTCTTGTAATTTAGAATAATATGTTCCATTAGCACGGTCACCGCCTGTTTATTAAATCGCTTCTTGATTAAAATCTCCTTTGGCGACAGGTTGAATGAGAACAGGATTTCAAACAACCGAGTGACATTAAACATTTTCTTCAGCTTTGCAAGCGTTTCGTCGCAAACTGCAATGAATTCCAATGGAGTAATGTCAATCGCACTGTTTGCTGTTATATTCATCTGTCCCTGAATATTTTGAACAATGTGCTGGAATGCAATGGGGGCTTTAATTGTGTTTTCATTCTTGAATTTGAACACTTTATCAACCAGTTCATCGCGATACTCTATCAACTTCTCAATGCGCGTTTTGCACATTAATTTGGTTTCATCTCTTTGTTTCTTGAAACGCTTTGCAGTATCGGTCGTGTAAATTTGCATTAAATCCTTGTTCTCGCCATCATTGATTCCAACAAGGTCATAATACATGTAAATGTCATCAACCGACATATTCACCAACTGAATGCTCTGGTTTTCAACGCGTGTGGTTTCCGCACCGTCATCGCCATAGGTGAACTGGACAATTTTGCCCATGTTGTTGCGAACTGTTCCGTCATACTCGACCTTCAAATCCTCGAGACCCTTGACCAACCGACGCTGAATATATCCGGTCTGACTCGTATCTCTCACTTGCAATCCATTTGCCAAACCAAAATTCAATGTTGTTGGAATGGTAAGGTCATACATTTTAGGGTGATTTTCCACACCAATTGGCACAATTTCAACAATTGGGTCTAAAACAACATTGTTGTGGGTTGCAAAGTTGCGATGAGTTGTGTTCCATTGGATTGCAACTAGTTTACACTGTTTCTTGTCATCCAATAATTTCACTTTCTCTGCAAATATCTTGCCCCACTGTGAGCGAATGCTGATTCTGTAAGAAGGCTTGATATTCACAGTTCCCAAGTTATTCTTCTTCAATTGTGTTTGGAACACTTTGCAGAAAATTCCAATACGCGAGCACAACATACTGATACCTTCAATTAGACGTTTTGACGAAGAACACGCCTCAGCACTGTTCTTTGAAATGGTTCCGTCTCCAGAAAAGTATCCACTAAGAAGTCCGCAGATATAATCAGTGTTTGCAACAAATGCTTCAGTATGAACGTATTTATTAGAAGCACCATGACCAACCAATTTGCTGATGAATTGTGACAACACGGCGGAAGAACCTCTTACAGTTGTTGTTAATCCACCAATATGATTGGTTTTCTGCAACTCGGTCCAATGAATTTGTTGTTTACTAAACCACAATTTAACAAAATTGCGTATACTTTCATTGTTATTTGTGATTGAAATAGAACTGTTGTTCACATTTCCTTCTGCCAAGAATAAACCAATAAAGACACCATTTTCATAATTTAATTCAAATGTATCGCAAATTTCTGCATTAACAACTCTTTGAGCATGATAAGGATAAATGCAGCCATCTTTAATGTTTGCATTGTCACATCTCACCGTTGTTCTTTGCAATGAAGACTTCTTAGTGTAAGACGGATTGCAGGTAGGCAATCCGTCGACAGGTGCACCGCCGAAGGCGGTGTAAGGAAGTTGGAATGCAGTTCCGTTATTTTCATTCCACCAACCTGCAGGTATTTTATTGCGGGACTCCATTGTTTCATTCATTAACTCAATTGCCTTGTTGAAATCAGTTCCAAACACAAAGTCTTTCTTTGACAAATAATCGGCCAAAAGAATCTGGTTCAAAACCGTTGGTGGTTCACACAATTCAGCCGTAACTGGAACACAATCACCCACACAAATCTCGGGAGTTAGCATTTCATAGAATCCCTTTCTCTCATTGTTCCAAATTAATAATGATTTACTTTCGGTTACAGTTACTGTGCGACCACCCAAAGTCTTTATCTCGTATAATTTGGTTCCAGGGTCGTGTCTTGTAACCGCTGTGATTTCTTCCCACGAAACCTTTCCATTTTCGCAAGTGGTCGGAACATAAATATTGTTCACATTCAGCAGTTCCATATTTTTTTCATCAAAATGCTGAACTGCATCAACACTTGCGTCTAATTTGCCATCAATCCAGCGGCCAATTTCCGTGTAAATTGGCTTGCCGTTTTCGTCAATTAGCACAATGGGGGTTTCCCAGGTCACGGATTTCACGGCCGTGTCAATCAAACCCATTCGACCACCCATCGCGTGGAAGAATAATTCTGGTGCAGTCAATCCAGAAATGTATGAGTTCTTGACAAAACCGCGTGCTTCTGGGGAGTCGTCGTATTTGCTGAAATGGGGGAGCGTTCGGTTGTCAAAACCGTAGGGGACACGCTTTCCATCAATACTTTGCTGACCTAGACACGAAATCATCTGGGAAATATTCAACATAGAACCTTTGGAACCGGATTTGACAATCTTGACAAATCTGTTACTTTTGTCCAAACTCTTGACGCCAATTTTACCAGTTTCGCTGGTTGCATTGTTCAAAACATTGCCGACTTGGATTTCAAACTCCTGGACATTTGTCTTGCCCGAGTTGTTTTCGAGTATTCCAAGATGGACTTTGTCAATAATATCCTTGACATCGTTCATCTTTTCCATAATTACGCGCAACACTCGTTCCGTGGTTTCGGAGTTCGATATCAAATCACTAATACCAACACTGTATGCACTGGTTTTCATGTATTCGGTAATTATCTGCTGCAAATCATCAATGTAATTGGAACACGCCATGTTTCCGAAATCGTTGCAGATACGGTTCAGAATACCTTTTGTTCCTGAACCGAAGACACCCTTGTCGGCCTGTCCTCTCATGTATTTTCCGTCATTGATTTCCAGAACATTGTTGGAGGTGGTTGCATCTTCATCATCCTCGAACAATTTGGTTTTGTATTTTAATGAAATTGGGGGGGTTATTTGCGATAATATGTCGAAGCTGGTAATCTGCTTCTTTTCTCTCAATTCCTTCATATCCACGTTGGAATAACCCATCAACAAGTTCATTGCTTGTCTTGGGTTAAATTTCACGTCGTCTCGTGTGAATAGATACGAACCCAACATGGAATCTTGGTAAATACCAATGATGGGGGCATTGCTGGAAGGACTAATTATCTGGTAGGGAATCGCCGCCAAGTTTCGCAACTCGGACTCGGACAATTCGTTTTGGGGCATATGCATATTCATTTCCATTAACTTAATTTTTAAGTTATATCCACTGCATTTCTGCAGTGGCCGGACTTTACCTTATTCCGCATCTGGTTGGTTAGGCCATCATTTGCGAACCACAATCATCAAGTCTCTGAACCTTCCCCATGCTCTATCATAACGAGTTTAGGGGCTTGGCTGCGGATTGCCCAATCCTTCACATTTTTACCATTGTTTTCGGCAATTAACCGAGTTCCCCAACCTCACATTTCTGTGGGTGGGTGGTAGTGAAGGCTCTAAGGAGGTTTCCCGCAATTTGGTCGTGTTGCCATTTGATAAGTTTTTCTATAAAATCAATTGCTCTTTTTTTTATTTCTTCTATTGTTTCGTGTTTTCCAACGAAAGTTGTTTGTATATTATTTATTTTTACTTTGATATAAGTATAATTAAGTGAGTTGTTTTTTACGTAATATATATATTTTTCAATATTGGATTCATCAATTTTCACATCTTTGAATCTTTCAAACTTTTGATTCATATGTTGTTTGAATGTGGATTTCATCATTTCAGTTCGTTTGGAAACATCTTTCAATGCTTCTTTAATCCCTTCCGAGATTCGTTGTTTTGTGATTTCACTTCTTTTTACATCCTTTTTCCTTTCTGCAAAAGATACAAGTGATTTATCAACCCGAACATACCGACATGTTTTTCCTCCATCCGTTAAATTATAACCATTTGGATATTTTGTATTATATTCTTTGATATATTTTATTTCATATTCGTCCAATTTATCAGGTGAGCATTCTAATAATTTCTCGCAAGTAAATGTATTGACATCATATTTCAATAAAGCAGAATTCAAATAATTACAACAATTTTTCTTTTTTGAATAACATTCATTGATGTGGTCTTTAAACCTTCCAATGTATCCAAATGGTCTGTATTTATTATGGTTCAACCGATGACTCCTTGTTTGTCCAACATATTTTTTATTATTTATTGTATTTGTTATTACGTATATTTCTCCAACCACTTTTTCCTTTTCCGTTATATCAAGTATTTTATTCATTTATTATATTATTATAAGAGCAAGTTTTTATATATTTATCAAATGACTAAGAGATTATATTTGCCAATAACTATACACATCCTCGTTATTGACAAGTAGATATTACACTGTTTTCCTCTTCAAGTTTTATCTACATCTTGAAAAGCAGTCTCTTGTTGGTGACAAAATGTCTATCACCATCAAAGTCAGCATTGTAGGGCTTTGTCTGACCTACATTATACCCTACATTTCTATAGGGAGTAGACTATATCTTATTCCATATCCGGCTGATTAGACCTTCATTTATGAACCACTGTCGTTTAGTCGTTGAACCTTCCCCGTGCTCTATCATAGCGAGTTTAGGGGCATGGCTGCGGGTTATCCAATTCTTCACTTTTTTACCATTGGGTTCGGCTGTTAACCGAGTTCCCCCTGCACGTTTCCGCATAGGGGTGGTAGTGAAGACTCTAAGGAACTTCCCGTCAATTTGGCAATGTTGCATCTTGAGCCGTTTTGGCATAAGACACTAGGAGGTTGCACGCTTTTAAACGCCTCCTGTTGGCGACACAAAGTTTATCGCACACGTTCATCCGAAACGTATCTCCACGCTTCATCACTTTCACAATATGACACATCATACTCATTCTGTGCAAACTGGGCTGACGATTGAAAAGCACCGCGTCGCCGTCCATCATATGTCGATGAACCACGTCGCCGTTTTCCAATCGGATGGAATCGCGGTCCACATATCTCAACGATACATTGGACCCGTCCTTCTTCTCCAGAATCTTTGCACCAGGATACTTCTCCGGTCCGTTTTGAACCAATTTGGTTAAGAAGTTTTTGTTTCGGTCATTGACAACAACCGGTTTTGTCAAACACATGGCCACCTTCATCGGCACACCGAGCTGGCGCGCAGACAAATTGGGGTCGCCAGTAATGACTGAACGCGCACTGAAGTCCACGCGCTTACCCATTAAATTACCGCGAATACGACCATTCTTGGAATTTAGACGGCCGGTAATGCACTGCAATGGACGCCCAGTTCGCTGCGCCATCGGCACCGCACCCTTCACTTTATTGTTAACAATCATCGCAACATAATATTGCAAAACAGTGGTTAACTTGTTAATCAATTCTGGTGAAACAGTGCCGCTGCTAATTCGGTCAGCCAAATCCTTGTTTGTCTTGATAATATGGCCATAAATGTTTGTCAAATCGTCTTCTGAACGCTGGTTAGCATCCATTTTAACAGACGGTCTTACAGAAGGCGGTGCAACCGGCAATACCTGACAAATCATCCAGTCGGGTCTAGACCAGGTTGCACTAAATCCCATAAACTCAACATCTTCGTCTGATATGCGCTTGAAAATTTTCAAAACAATTTCGGCAGATAAAATCATTGACATGTTTTCAGATTCGTTTACTAAATTGCCCCAGGAAGCATTGATTGTCGCCATGTCTTCAAGTTTGATTTTATCCGGTTGTTTGCATCCGCATCCAGATTCAGTTAACTCACCGCAACGTTTAACATTTTGACACAATGGGTAAACATAGTCCCAACGTTTGTATGAATTCATTTCAAGAACATGTTTGTGGTCGTCTTTGTTTATCAATAACTTGCTGCATTTGAAACATACACATTTGAGGATTTTCATGATTTCCTTGATATGCTGAATAAAGAACACTGGACGCGCCATTTCGATATATCCAAAATATCCGGGCGTTTGAATATATGTTAATCCGTCAGTTGGGCAAATGGAACCAGGTCCAAGAACACCCATTCTTGGGTCAAACAAACCACCCGGCACTTCTTTGTTACCAACGTAGGTATCCTTTGAGACAACTTCTACTACACCAGCTTTGCGTATCTCTTCTGGCGATGACATTCCAAATTGAATCCCAATAATTCTACTGGGATTCTTGTATGCTGCGTTTGATACTTGTTTGTTTCCTGACATTTTTTAATAGTTGCTATATATTATATTAGGTATTATTTATATCATTTTACAAAACACTAAAGTAAAATTCAATTTTACAAAAACATTTTTTTGAAAAATTCATAAAATTGATTTTTTAAAACAAAATAAAACCAAATGCACAAAAACATAATATAATCAAAATGCCAAGAACTAAGACCGAAATTATCACCAAGAACAAGAAATACAAGAAGAACAAGCCCGAATCCGATTCGGAGGAGGATTCCAGTTTTGTATCTGATTCCGATTCGGATGAATCAGGATATAGTGAAATCGAGACCCCCAAATCAAAGAAGAATAAGTCCAAGAAAACATTTTCTGACGACAATTCTGAAAATTCGGACGATTTGGCGGAACTCCACAAAACCTTGCAATCATTATTTCCTTCCAAATACATGGATGACAAAGTTGTTGCGGACAAGAAGAAAAAGAAAGATAAAAAAGAGAAGGAAAGAGAAAAAGCACAAAGAAAGCACAAATCAAAGAAATATGAATCTGAGTCTGAAGAAGAAGAGGAGGAAGAAGAAGAAGAAGAAGACATTGACTCCGACGAAGAGACAGTGTATGAAGACATTGACTCCGATGAAGAAGATGATGAAGAAGAAGAAGAAAATGCCGAGAAAAACTACAAAATCACTTTTACAATTGGCGGCAGCCAGTTAAAAAACAAAGTTCAGTCCAATGTATCCAACGACGAGTATGGTTCCGACGACGAAAAAATGTTTATGAAGGAGACCTTTGAACCAGTTGGAATGCAATTGTCGCCTTCCGTTTCAAACCAGTCTTTATCCGAAAGCGTCATTGCAAAGAAGTCAAAACCCGAAAAGAAGAAGGTCAAAGACGACGCCAGTGATACAATGTCCGAGGTGGTTGATATTGGAGACAAATACAATGAAATCATTGAACTCAAAAAGATTTTGGTGGATAAGTTGAAAGCAAAACCAAACAATCAAATTATTCAAAGGGCGCTTAAACAGTGCGAGCATTCTATTGCCAAATTAATCAAGAATGCACGTTCCAAGAATGCCAAAGTTTATGAGGACATGATTAATTTTGCGGATACTCAAGAGATGGCTGACGAATTTGGATATTTCAAGAAAAAGCTTTCCAACAAGGAGCAATTAAAAATTATGAACGATTTGAATGATATTAATAAGTTCATGTATGTAGAGAAACCATATCGTTTAACTTTGCTGCAATCCAACATTCCGCCTAAATTCAAGGCGATTGCAATTCAGCGTCTAAACCAGTTGAGTATGATGGAGCCCGGCGAGCCCGAGTATTTTAAACTTAAAAACTGGGTCGACAATTTCATGCGAATTCCTTTTGGCATCTATAAAAACTTGACTATCAATATTAATGATGGTATTGATAAGTGCAGTGAATATGTTGTTAATGCAAAGAAACAGTTGGACAACTGTGTATTTGGATTAAATTCGGCAAAGATGCAAATTATGCAGATGGTGGGACAGTGGATATCCAATCCTGGCTCGATGGGCACAGCCATTGCCATACATGGCCCTCCAGGTACCGGGAAAACTTCTCTTGTTAAGGACGGAATCAGCAAGATTTTGGGGCGCGAGTTTGCGTTCATCGCACTTGGTGGATGCGGCGACAGTAGTTTCTTGGAAGGCCATTCTTACACCTATGAGGGAAGCACTTGGGGCAAAATCGTGCAAATCTTGACGGAAAGCAAATGCATGAACCCGGTCATCTACTTTGACGAGTTGGATAAGGTCAGTGATACTGCAAGAGGCCAGGAAATAATTGGAATTTTGACTCATTTGACAGACACGTCGCAAAACAGTCAGTTTCACGACAAGTATTTCTCGGAAATTGAGTTGGATTTGAGCAAGTGTTTGTTTATATTCAGTTACAACGATGAGAAACTGATAAACCCCATTTTAAAAGACCGAATGTACAGAATTGTGACAAAGGGATACGATTTGAAGGAGAAGCTGACAATTGCACGAAACTATATGTTGCCCAAGATTCGCGAACAAGTTGGATTTGGACCGGATGATATTGTTATCAGCGATGAGGTTTTGTCACATATTATTTCAAATCAGGCAAAAGGTGAAGAGGGTGTGCGTAATTTGAAACGAACTTTGGAAATCATACATACCAAACTGAATTTGTACAGACTGGTGAAGCCGGAAACAACAGGCATTTTTGAGAAAGAAATGGGAATTAAAGTGACGTTTCCATATACTTTGACGAAAAAAGACGTGGATACTTTGGTGAAAGTGGAAGAGTGCATTAGCCAAAGCGTGTTAAACAGTATGTATCTGTAGGGGGCTTTGCCCCCCTATGACCCCCTCCTCGGTATAAAATTTAATTAAAAATATATTATTTTTTTTGTAAAATAATATACACTTTTGAAGAAAGAAATTCTTCAGTATAAGGAGGGGTCAAAGGGGAACGTAGTTCCCCTTCTACTTGCCAATCTGGTCAGACGCACCTAAAGCATTTCCGCCTCTAGTCGTCAGCATTTTAATATCTTCTGGGCTCAAACAAATATTTCCCTTGGAATTTGTGTATCCATATGGTTTGCAACTGGTATTTGACTCATTGTTATACATGAAACCAATGATTTTCTCGTCGCCATACGCACCCGACTGAACGCCCTTAAATCCAGAAACTTTTATTGCGGGAGAATTGTATTCGTCCATGGGTTCGAATGCTTCTAAACTTTTTTGTCTTTGTTCAAATTCCCCCTGCATTTGCTCAAATCCTTCGTAAGGATACTCGTTCAAGGATTTTACCGAGGAGTATCCAACAATGTCACTATTTGCCAACACTGCACCAATAAAAATGACTAAAAGTAATCCAACAATGCTTAATAATCTAGTATCCATCTTTTATAACTAATATTCAGATAAAATTATTTACCTGGTCCATCCTTTGTTTTTTTTGGTAAATCCGTGTTTATTTTTTGTATTTTTGTTTTTGTCAGATTATCGGAACTGTCTTTTATTTTATCTAAATATGGTTGAATAGTTGCATCGTTCAAATATTTCTTTATTTTCTCATAACTATCTACCATTTTTTGTCGTTTATCTTTCACCTTTTTTGTATAAGTCATTTGTATCAAACTATCTACTAAATTGTTTCCAACATCAATTGCAAGCTGGATATTGCTATTTATTGTATTTTCAAATTCAGCGTTCATAGTTTTAATTGCACTATCGCTGTTTTCAAATGTGATATTTATATAATTATTCCAATCATTCAGTTTGGGAATTTTTCTATTTAAATTATTTATTTTGGGTAAGACCTTGTTAATAACATAGTTGTAATAATTTTTTGCATTTGTTATTTTTTGATTAAGTGTTGCAATGTATGAGTTTAAATTATTTGATTTATTTTGTAATGTTTTTTCAACAGTGAGTGTTTCATTTTTTTTTGTTATTTTTTCTGTTAAACATCGGTCTCTATTTCCCTTATCAAAATAAATTGCAATCGGATTTTCACAATTGGTGTTTAATGATTTTGACAATTCAATTTCAAAATTAATAAATAAATAAAATTTTAAAATTAAAAATAAAATAATTAAAATGGTTGCAATAACAACATACACATTATTCAAAAATAAATAATTTATAACAATATTTTTTGACATATAATAATTAATTATGTATTAAGTTTGGCAAGACTTTTATTTAAATTGTCTGTCAACAGTTTAGTATTTTGGGTTGTTTTTAATATGCCATTTTTCATATTATTTGCAATTACTAATCCAGCAATTATTTTTTTCATTCCCTCCTTTAATGCTAAAATATTTGCCTGAATAGTTGTTGCCATATTTATACCCTTGTTTACCATTGAAGAATCTATTTTTTTTATTTCATTTGATATTTGGGTTATTTCTGTAGTCGCCGTGCCAACAACTTTATTTATTTTTTCAATATCTGTATTTATTTTTATATTTAACTGATCAACCAAATTGCCTTGTTTTACTTGCAATCCTGCATTCTCTAAACAATATTCCATATTGTCTTTTTGGTCTTTGCCAAAAAACCATGCAAAAAACATGACTTCCGGTCTGCAGCGCATTCTAGCCCAGTTATTTTTCACTTCAAAATATTTTGCAAAACCATCGATTGACAATATAGAAATAGTAAATGCAGTCATAAAAAGAATGGTTTCTTTCCATAAATTATCTTTTATAGTTAAATCAAATATATAAGGCATCTTACAAGATATATATTTTTTGCATATTATTTATTGACATAAACAACATAAAACAATTGCTCCAAGTATTTTATACAATGAATTCATTTGTGCAAGGGTTAGATATGAAGGCTCTTATGGAGAGTGACGATTATGTGAATAATACTGACCGCATTCGGGAGCTAAAACATAGCGAGAACATTTTGGAGGAAATTGGGAAGCTGTGTGATATTCGAAAGAAGCATCCAAATATGCGAATGATGGATGAGCTGGGATATAATGAATTATGTCAGAAGACCACGCCCTTTCTCTACAACCATTATACTGATATTTTCAACAAAGTTATTAAGGATGAACTTAATATGGAGATGATGGTCAGATTCATCTTTATTTTGAAGCAGATTGAGGAGGGGATTTTGGATCAGTATGATGCATCTGTCAAAGTGGGAACCATTTTGAAAGAGATGTATGTGGACAGCGCTATGCGTCGTGGTGACAATTTAGATAAGTTGCACGAATCGGAGGCGCCCACTTTTGTGGAGCCGGTCAAAATGTCGTGGTCGGAATTTAAAAATAAAAACAAGTAAACAAACAATATATAAATAATTGATTATTATTTATATATAATAATGAGCCAAGCATTGCAAGATTTGTTTGTAATCAGTATTTTGAAAAACAAAAAGAATGGTTATTTTCTTGAAATTGGAGCAAATCACCCAATTACATGCAATAACACATATATGTTGGAAAAAGAATATGGCTGGAAAGGCTTAATGATTGAATACGATTCGTCATTTGAACAATTGTATAAAGATTTGCGACCCAACTCAATTTATAGGATTAGTGATGCGCGTTTAGTAGATTATAGAGGCATATTGGACACAAATGTATTTCCATGCAACATTGATTATTTGCAGATTGATTTAGATGTTAACAACAAATCCACATTGGACACGCTTCTCCTATTGGACAATACTTGTTTTGACAAATACAAATTTGCGACGATTACATTTGAACACGATATTTACACGGGTAATTATTTTAATACTCGTGAAATATCCAGAGAGATATTTACAAAAAGAGGATATGAACTGGTTTTTCCAGATGTTGCGGTATTTTTTGAAGGGAGACATTGCCCATTTGAGGACTGGTATGTGCATCCAGATTTGGTAGATATGGATTATGTAAACAAAATCAGGTCAAACGTTGGTTTGAGCGTTGAAGAAATACATAAAATTTTGTTAGGGTAAAAAATGTTTATACTGTTGAATAAATTATCAACAATATATATCTGGGGTAAATGAATGAAGAGGTATTGAATATTTTGAGTAAAAACCTTGTTCCCAAAGATTTTGAGAAAAATGTGTATGGCGAGGTTTTTACACCCATTCATTTTATTCAAAAAATGCTCGATGCGTTACCTGCATCTGTTTGGAAAGACAAGGGATTAAAATGGTTCGACCCAGCCTGCGGAATCGGGAATTTTCCGATTGTTGTTTATTATCGATTGATGAAAACCTTGGATAAAACAATCATCAGTGATAAGGCGAGAAGCAAACATATCATAGAGAAAATGCTTTTTATGAACGAACTCAATAAAAAAAACGTGGTTCTCTGCAAAAAGTTGTTCGCAATGATTGACCCGGAAGCAAAACCGAATATATCCAATAAAGATTTCTTAGAACTATCGGGTAAATATGACATTATTGTGGGAAATCCGCCATACAACGAGGCGCGAATTAAAGAAACATCGGACCAACCACTTTACTCAAAATTCATTGTGAAGGCGATAGATATGACCGACAAACTATTGTTTGTGGTTCCGAGCAGATGGTTTTCAGGTGGGAAAGGTTTGGACGAGTTTCGCAAATCAATGTTGTTGCGCAAAGACATTGTCTCCATAAACCATATTCCAAATAGTCGAACTATTTGGCCCGAGGTTGATATCAAAGGGGGTGTCAATTACTTTTATTTAGACAAATCGCATGATGGACTCACAGAATTCACCAGTGATTCTGGTAATAAACAAATGGTTCAATTGGACAAATACGACATTTTGGTTCCCGACACCAAAGCATATCCATTGATTAACAAAGTTGTAAAATATCCTTGTTTAAGTGACCTCTATCTCTCTACGGGTCATTTTGGAATCACGACCAACTTTGAACATTTTAATTCTGCAAATGGTGTCAAGTGCTACGTATCTGCAAAAAAGGGTGAACAAAAATTTGTTTTGAAAAAATATGTTAAAAATGCATACGATTTCTGGAAAGTATTTACTCCGCAGGGGTCGGGGAAAGGGGGTGACGGATTCGGCAACATCATTATTGGTTCACCGAGAGAAATTGCGTCGCAGACTTATTTTGGATTCAAAGTGGATTCATTGGTTCAAGCCAAATCGCTGAAATCCTATTTGGAAACCGATTTTGCCAATTACATGCTGAGTTTGCGGAAAATAGACCAACACATTAGCGAAGCCACGCTGAAATGGGTGCCGTTGCCGCCGCTGGACCGCGAGTGGACGGATGCCAAAGTGGCCAAGTATTATGGGATTTCAACAAAAGTTTATTTGGGGAAGACGAAGCGAATTCGGAATATACATTCAAAAAAAACAATGAAGAAACGACACTAACATCTTTGTGCCATTTGTCGCCAAAGTTTTACAAGCATATTATCAATATATTTTATAATTTCTTCATCGCTACAAAATTTATATTTTTCAACCAATTTGTTGTATTTTTTTTCAAGTTTTGAATTATTAACAAATGTTTTATATACCCTAATTTTATATTGTTCATCAGTTAATTTTGAATTTTCATTAGGAGAATATCTTAGGTCATGTAATATACCATCAATCAAAACAAAACCTCTTGGTATTTTTTCATAGTGTTCAAGAGTTAATTTGAAAGGGGTTTTCATTTTTGCATCATATGTAATATTGCATTTTATACAAGCTATTCCATTTCCTTGCCAATCACGTGGCATTGTTTCACTTAGTGATGATTTACACTGAGTGCATCTAATTGTATGTTTTAGAATTGAGATGAATTGATTTCTTAGTTCTAATCCATATTGTTGAGTATTTATGATTCTCTCAATCCCAACTACTGACAAATATTGTTGCGGTTTTAAATTGATTATATAATGTTTAACTGCTTCAAGTTCCTTTATTTTTTCTTCTAGTTCATCGTCCGTGCCCTGGAAGTTTTCACCCGGACACGCATCTGCAAAATGCCCTTGTTGTCCACAATTATAACAACAATCTGAAACACTTTTGAATTCGTGTTGCAATGCCTTAATTTGCCACTCATCTAACTCCAATTTTGTATATGAACCACCACGAACATTCTCTATTCCATATTGCATCATATATTTTTTGGTTAGTGTATCCTCTTCAAATTGGCTGTCTGAATGGTAATTTTCAATTATTTTTACGGGTTTATACAACGAAGTCCATTCAGAACCGTTTTCTCTCTTGTGTTCTTCAAACCGTGCAGAAACATCTCTTGATGTTTTGCCAATATAGTATTTTCCGGATTCTAGTTCCAATGCATAAATATTCATTTTTACAAATTTATAAAATAAATAAATTTTATAAATTAAAATTCAATTTTAATAATTTGTTTCATTAACCACTTCTGATTCATTATTCTCTGCTTCCTCTTCCTGTGCTTCTTCCTCTTCTTCCTCATCCTCTTCCTCTTCTTCCTCTTCCTCTTCCGATTCATCCGGTCCACATTCTTTGCATGTGTTCTCTCCAGACCTACAACAATCATTACAGTACCAGATTTCACATTCACCACACGGCCATCCGTCCGACCCGCGATTAACATCCCTACCACAAGTAGAACAATTTCCATAGCATCCACATAATTCATCACTGTTTCTGCATTCATCGCACATACTAACACCACAGTCACAACATACGGTCTCTACACATTCACTGCAACCATTCATTTCGCAAACAAAACACATATCGATGCAACGCTTGCAGTATAACATTTGTTCTTTTGGTTTTTTCAGAACTGCGTTTTCATCCTCTTCATCCTCTTCATCCTCTTCCAATTCTTCGTTTATATCTTCGTCATCATCTTCTCGATTGCATATTTCGCACGAGATAGCTTTTTTAACTAAAATCTTTTTATTGCAGTCGTCGCAAAGACACGTTTCAGCTTCTGTTTCCATTATACAAAATATAATAAAAAATGTTTAACCCTTTTTTTGTTGAATCAATAGAGACCAATATTTTTTGGTCAGTTTTTCATAATTGAATTCACCATTTTGGTGTTTTTGTTTAAATCTCTCAATTGCCGATTCAAGAAAAGGTTGTGTGATTTCATTCCAATCATTGATAATCAAAACTGGCAAATCGGCGTAGATGGAATCAATCGGCGAAGTTTTTAATATTACTATACATCCAAGGCAAAGTGCTTCCCATGTGCGAATGCATTCATAATCTTGTCCAAAAGGGGACACAACAAATGCAAAATTTGTCTGATTTTTAAACGTAGATTCACGGATACATTTGGAATCATAATAGATGAGTTTTTTGGGTATTTTGCGAATCGCATCCACCCGGTCACTACCATATTTGGTGTTCAAAAGATATTGAAAATTGCCGTAACAAATGGGAATTCTTTCCCAAAACGGGCAAATATTTTTACGGAGTTCCATGATTTGATTTTCTTGTTCCAAAGGCGTCATTTTTGGTCCACGGTCATTGCGAATATGGGTATAATACATTATTGTTTCATAGTCAAGACCAAGTGGGATGGGTGTAATTTTCGGATGTTTAATCAAAACATTTTGGCAGAACCAATGAACAATATTTGGCGAATTAATGAAATTTTGAAATTCGTCGTCGGTATCAAATATTTGATTGGGGCATTCGCAGTCCCCTCCACCAGAAACCAATATGAATGGTTTGGGAATTAAGATGATTTCACGATGTAACCGCCTTAAGTTCAAATTGGTAAAATAAATTGTATCATTTGATTGTATTTGGGATATATCCATGAATTTGTCATTTTCATCCATGTATTTATAAGAATCGCAAACCTCGGATAAACCGCGAAATCCAAAAAATGTGTTATATTTTTCAATTGTTATAGGTTTTACTGAATAATTAAATTCAATATTTTTTTTTGCATTTGTATAAGAATCTAACAAATATTGAGTCATTGTTGATTGAGAACCAATAACGAACGTATTGTCATTGTTGGCACAGATTATTTGTATACCATTTACATAAGTATTTAACAAATTCCAATGAATATTGGATTCGAAAATAATTTGAGTTTCTGTATAAATGACGAGGTCATATATTTTTGCAGAGATAAGTTCGGCGGCTTTTTTTTTATGGTCGTTTTCAATGAACATAGTAGTTGTTGTGTCAAATATGCTTGTTTTTTTGAATGCGTCAACATCTTCATTGTATTCATTTCCCAGAACTAAAAAACATTCGGTGTTATGTTGATTAATTCCTGTGGAAGAAAACGAAGCAAAATGTTCTTTAAAGAATGGAATTTTGGAGGTGTAAATAATGGCAATATCCAATTTGTTTTTATTAGAAAAATTTGACAAATTTAACCGGCACAATTCTTTTGCTTCTGGATACATTTCACACAATTCATTGTATTTATCGTTTATCCAAATTTGATGACACCCAAATGACACTTCGTTGAAAATGGCTTCAACAGAAAAAAATTTGGCTTTATTGATTGATGGTTTATAAATGGATACTGAAGTTGGAAGCGAAAAGAAAAAGTCTTCTGGGATATTTTGATAAGGTTCATTATTCATTATTTCTAGCATTTTGCTTTTTTTGCGAAGAGATAATCCGCCGTTTCCAACCCAGGGGGTTTTATTATGTTTTATTGGCGCGCCAACGTAGTCATATTTCAAGAAATCATTTATTAAATGTTTGTGTTTTTCAAAAATGATAGTGTCGGTTTGAAAAACCAAAAATGTTTCTGTTGGAATATTGTCATATAGTATTGTGGATTTCATGAATAAATTGTTGTAATCGTTTATCGTCAAATTGTCAACTTGCAGATTTATTAACGAAATTCGGGTATGCAAATTATTTTCTATAATTTTTTTTAAAAAATCTATGTTTTTATTTCCGTGGAACACAATAATATTCCACTCATCTGAGAGATTTGATACGAAATTATTCAAAACAAATTCTAATGCGGGATGTTCTCTTGGTTCAACTATAATTGCGGTGTACATTTCTAATATATTTGTTAATTGTTTTAATTTTTATATAGTTACATTCAAAAACGTCTTTATTATAAGAGAACCAAAGGTTCCCTTATGAACCCTCCTTTTTGAAAATTACAAAAATATAAAAAATAATTTTTATATTTTTATTTATTAACAACTAAGCTTGTATGAATCACACTCGGACTTATGATTTTTATATCCATACCATGCAGTGTATCCCTGCTGTTTCCATACAACATACCAAGACAAATAAATAAAGATTTGTTTTAGGTCATTGTATTATTTTATAGTAAAAATGTTTACTATTTAACATCGGCTCTTGCTTTTTTCAACTTATCATTGACTGACACAATCTTTTCTTGCAACGCATCCTTTTTTTTCAAAAATTCTGTCAATTTTATTTGCGAATTACTCACATATTGTTGCATTTTTTCGGACAATTGTTTTGCAAGTTCTTGGTCTTCTTGATTCAAATATTTGCTGTATTTGTGAAAATTGGTTGCAGTTTCGCAAATATTCGCGGATTCTATTGTACTCACTTTTTCAATTTCAGCAAGACATTTATCCAAATTGGTTTGTAACTTATCGCGTTCCTCCTTTAACATTGGAATATCAATCATTGATTTTGTGACATTGATTTCTTTTACAAGTGATTTTATAAACGACATTTGTATACATACAAATCACCACCCCCTTATACCATTTTTGGAAATTATTATTCTCCAAATAAATAAATGATAAAAATCCCCTTGCGTTATTTACCATTCGGCTTATCGAACAAAGATTCTGAGAAACAGGTCCAAATGTTGAAGAAATCCAGGACTCAATACAAGAAAGGCAAGTATTTTACCAGGAAACAGGTCCCATCATTTCATAGTCGGCCATCCAAACATGTTAAAAATGCACAAAAGATTTATAGATTAAATAAAATTGTCCCAAGCAAGGAATTGGCCAAAGCGACGGGCTGCTCCATTGATGCATTGAACCAGATTGTGAAGAAGGGCGAGGGTGCCTATTTTTCGTCAGGGTCGCGTCCCAATCAGACCGCACAATCGTGGGGCTACGCCCGTTTAGCAAGTGCATTGACCGCGGGCAAATCCGCCGCTGTCGACTTTAAGATTCTGGAGAAGGGGTGCAATTATAAAGGCAAAGCATTCACGCTTGCAAAAAAGGCACGTAAAGCCTACGGGTTTGGTCACGAAAAAACAAAAAGACGAATCATTGCATAATATAATTTTTTCAACTGACATATGCGTTTCTTTTCAAAAAAAATAATAGCAAATTATGATAAAAATGTCAAAGGTCACACTTCAATGCGTAAAGGAAAAAAGCAAACTAAGAATCAAATTCTTCAGTTTCACAGATACGGAAGGCAAAGTATATACAAATGTCTACAACAATAATTTGAACTGCAAATTTCCCAAAGATGTTCGTCAAGACGGGTATTTCTACGAAATTGGACCCGATGATATTGTCTTGGTTTCACGTCCAAACACACAGGCATTTTATCAAATCAAAACCACAAATATGAAAATTGTTCCAAAACTGGATATGAGCAGTCTTCGAATCTATGAAATCACCGAATGTGTTGTTTGTATGGTTGAAAACTCCACTGAAATTCTTGTCCCATGCGGGCATCTTTGTATGTGCAAATCTTGTTGTGAATCTTTGTTGAAATGTCGCAGCAATTGTCCTATTTGCAGACGTGAGGTCCAAAGTGTTGTATCTTAGGCATCAAAATTGGACTCAACAATATTGTCTTGATTTAACGTCCTAAATCCTATTGTTTTTTTTATATAGTCACGACTAAACTCCTGACCTTTATGTTCTATATTTATATCAAACAATACGAGTCTATTTACTTTATTCTCTACTAATATTTCTTTACCATCTATATAAAAATATGTTCCACCACCATTATTAACAGTATTTAAATAGATTAGAATTTTATGTGTTTCTCCAGATACTTTATTGTCTTTATGCTTAGGAATTGGTTTATTATTTTTAGATATTGTAATCTCGTCACTAAGACCGAATACACCTAAATCTTTAAATTTATCTGCATAGTTGATATATATGTAGCTAGCTATATCGTTTGATTTATATCTAGATTGTACAGAACCATTATTGTCTACATACTCTGATAACATTTCTAAGTCTTTTATAGATAAAAAATTATCTATAACTTTACAGGGTTCTTTCATATATACAGATGAAGATTTTCTATTTTTGTATAAATTTTGTATATTTTTACAAAATATTACGTCGTCTTAGTAAAATGATACAAAAATTGTCTCAATTTTTATTTTCGTAAAAAAAAATTATATGTATAATATATAATGTTTTCAAGAAGACCTTTATACACAAATAATACTTTGGTTTTTTACAAACGATGAAGTTTAGCATCAGGTGGTGTATCAACTGTCTCAAATTCGCGCATTAAATCACGCCGAACTTAATGCCTAAATATATTTATCTACGAGTATGTCTTGAGCGTTTTCTGTTGTTTTTTTTACTTCTTTTCCCCCTAGCACTACTTTTGGCACTTGCACTTGCATCGTCTTTATCTACAACTTGAATTGTATAACGGTTTTTTGAAGCACCAAACCCACGTGTAGCTTTAATAACGCAGCCTTTTTTTTTTTTAAGATTGTTCTCTTGCAAATATTTTTTAACTGCAGCTTCTGCATCATCATCATTATCGACATCTACGTCCGGAATCTCTGTTTCAACATAATCTTTAACAACATGTACTTTCATTTTATATAATATTATAAGATAATTATTGTGCATGAATGCGTGTCATTAATTACCCGTATGCTATTGCGCCACCACATAATTATAATCCCGCAAAAAACGTAAATACTCCAAACTGGCGTATAGACAAGTCCGCACAATACTAAATATGTATGGGTAATATATTGCTCGTTTTTCTTCAATTAAGGTCATTTTTAGTAAAATGAATGATATGTCTAAATAAGTTTGTAAAATATTATTGGGATATCAACGTAATTTTATGTTCATTGCAGAACCTTTGGAGTTCAGGTGGACCATTCATTTTAAGAACTTTTAATTTAGTTCCAAATTTGTAAATTGCAGAGAAATCTTTCAACAAAGGAGCATTTACAATGGATAACACTTCTAAATTAGGAAACCCTTCCAAGCCTTTTAATCCCGTCATCTTGGGTGCGGATTCGATTGACATTTCTCTCATGGTGTCATTTTTGAAACTGGATAAATCAACGAAGGAAAAAGAAGTGAAAACTATTTTTTGCAATTTATACAACACTTGTATCTTGTCCGTTTTCAAATGTGCATCTCCTTGAATTGTAACTGTTTGTGAATTGATTGGGAAAAAAGCATTCATTCGTAAATCAATCTCTGCACATGAAACGGTGTTTAATAATGATTCCATTTGAACAAAGCGTTTTTCATGGGCTTCAATGAGAGAAGCCAGTTCATTGCATCGTTTATTCAACGTTTCAACAACGGTTTCCTGTCTCTGTTCTAATTGGTTCATGAACAATGTTAATTGGCTGTCGTTGGAAATTAGTTTCTCTCTCAATAAAACGTCAAAATCTAATTTAAGAAACCCGCCAATAAGCGCATTAAATTTGAGTTTCATTAAACCGGATTTTACACTGATTGCAACCTTGTATCCAGCATCCTCGGCAAAACAATTTGTAATTATTTTGTATGCGTCTTCTAAAGTTGTTGAGAGACGAAGCTCTCCAGCATCTAAATTTGTTTCGTATGTGAGGTGATTTGTTAAATCCATCATTTTTATGTAAATTTGCGTTTTATTAAACGAAGTTAAGATGGAATAGCTTTTAATAGTAAATGCGTCGGTCATATACCAAAATAAAGTATTTTGTTTTGACGGTTTTTTCCGGAGAGAACTCAAACAGAGAGAAATCAAAGAGAGAAAAATATTGTTCAAAAGATTTTGATAATTTGAAAAAATTTTCAAAATGACTGCATAGAAAAATATTTTTCAAGTTTACGAAATGTTTTAGAGAATGTTTTTCTCTCTTTGAATTTACAAAACCTTTTTATAAAGGAGGGTTCATAAGGGAACTACGTTCCCTTAAATGACTGCATAGAAAAATATTTTTCAAGTTTACAAAATGTTTTGGAAAATGTTTTTCTCTCTTTGAATTTACAAAATGTTTTGGAAAATGTTTTTCTCTCTTTGAATTTACAAAATGTTTTGGAAAATGTTTTTCTCTCTTTTATGTTCTATTAAAAGGAGGGATTATAAGGGAACCTAAGGTTCCCTTAGGGAACTACGTTCTCCCACTTAATATTAAATTGCAGAATGGATTTAAAAATACGCATATATTTGATATATCCAAAATGAACGAGAACAATCATGTATTGACAATTAAGACCGTCCAAATTCAGCCAATCCGAAATTTAACCACGGCGCTCAAAGATATTTTGACGGATGCCACAATCACATTCACCAAGGATAGTATGAAAATCATTAATTTCGACAAGACTCATACAATGTTGGTCAGTGTTGTTCTGCATTCCAATAAATTTGAATCATATAAATGCGTCCCCGATAAAATTGTGGTCTGCACCAACACGATGCATTTCTTCAAGTTGATTTCCACACTTTCCAATGATGATATTCTCACCATGTATATCGACAAGGAGGACTACCAGGACGGAATTGTTTCGTATCTCGGTATGGAATTCAACAACAAGAATGTAGGGCAAACATATGATTACAAGTTGCGACTCATTGAGCCGGACACGGAGGAACTCGTAATTCCCGACGTGGAGTATTCCACCATCATTAATCTGCCCACGGCGGATTTCCAGAAGATTGTGCGAGACCTGAATGCGTTGACGGACCGCGTTGAAATCAAATCGGTGGGTGATGACCTGATTTTCTCGTGCATGGGGACATTTGCCAAGACCAAGTTTAAGCGTTCTGAGTCGGACAACCATATGGATTTCATCGTGAAACCAGACCCGTCCGTGATAGTGCAGGGCGAATTTTCGGTGAAAAGTTTGAACAATTTTATTAAATGCACGCCTTTGTGTAGTCATTTAGAAATGTATTTAGGAAATGATTTGCCGTTGATTGTCAAGTATGATGTTGCGTCGTTGGGCGAAATCAAGTTGTGTTTAGCACCGTTGCCGCCAAACTAAAGGGAACCTACGGTTCCCTTTTAATCCCTCCCTTAAATAAAAGCGTCAAAGATAAACCATGGTTCCCTTTTAATCCCTCCCTTAAATAAAAGCGTCAAAGATAAACCATGGTTCCCTTTTAATCCCTCCCTTAAATCAAAGCGTCAAAGATAAACCCTGGTTCCCTTTTAATCCCTCCCTTAAATAAAAGCGTCAAAGATAAACCCTGGTTCCCTTTATTTTCTCTAACTACATTATAAAAATGTCCGTTCTTATGCTTGTTGTTATGGCGCTTCTTTTTGCCGCGTTGACCCCCGGTGTTCTTCTTTGGCTGCCCTTCGGTGCTTCCCGAAGAGTTGCTGCGTTAGTCCATGGTGTTGTTTTTGCCGTTGTTTGGTATTTCCTGCAAGGACCTATCTCGCAAATGTTGTCTTCGTTTGAGGGAATGCATGTTGAAAAACAACCTAAAAAATAATTTAAAAATTTTTATTACACCAAACTGCGTTTTGTATCCGCCTTTAGGCGTTGTAAAATATATTATATATAATATATATAATATATGGCGGCATATATGGAAGAAAAAATTGTATTTGCAAACTACGGTCATTTTTTATGGAAATCTTTAAATTTAAGAGTTTTTATGTTTTCTAATTCAAATCCAGATTTTCCAGATTTTTTTAATGCAGTTGCAAGTAAACTCAACAGTTATAATGGAATAAATAATACATCTGACACAAATAATTATATTCAATCATATGCCACATATAGTAGTTGGCCAAATCCACAAAGTAGTCAATACTTATCAAATTTACTTAAAAAATATAAAAGTGATACTGGAAACGACTTTTGTGGAGATATTATGAGTCCAACCTACTTACTACGTAGTGCAGCTGATCCAAAAAGAATGTGTATATTTTTGACAAGCACTAATCCAGAAGATAGACAACATAGACTGCACAGTGCAGCTACAGTTTATTTTTCATCTAAGTTTCAAGAAACTGGTAATAGTGCGGCTTCTATCACATTTAGTCGAGAAAAAGTTTTAAATGTAGAAGCAATTTGTGCAGCACCCGGCAGTTATGTTCTAAATAATGGAGGAAGAAAATTAATGACACTTTTAGTAGGAGCTTCAAAACAAATGGCAAATGTTAAAGCAATGTATCTTAATGCAATTGATGTTGCTGGCACACTTAACTTTTATAAATCACTAGGTTTTACAGAAACAGGAGAATTAGACGATGAAGGAAATATAGAACATACATTAAGATTTCTGCCTGAGTTTGACGTTTTAAAAAAAGTATTATTAGTACAAAAAGCAGCTAAACAATGGAAAAAAATGTTACCACCCCCCAGAGTTATAGAAATTTGGTCTGCTGAACATGAAGAAAATCTTGATAAAAAAACTGGTAATTTTGGTTTTGGTAAAAAGACTCGTGCAAAAAAAGGAAAAAAAAGAAAATCAAAAGCACAAAATTCTAAAACTCGGGCGCGTGTTTTTTGAACAGGCATCCCTCCTTTGGTAAGCTAGGAATTTCCCGAATAATATCCGGATTTTGGAAACTGCACGTGTCCATCCAAATCTTGATGACCGAAAATCGCTTTTTCGGCGAAATGGTGATTCCATTGATATGCGACTCATACTTGGGCCCAGATGACAAACTGTTTCCACACATCGCCGCCATCAATTTACGCCAAGCCACGGAAACATCGGTGTTTGCCACACGATACGAAAAACACCCACCGTCACGGTTCTTGACATCCTCCCACATGGGAGCAATGCCATTCTTCATACAAAAGAACATACAGTTATACAACAAGTATTCGGGAATTGCATCGTTCAATGCGTTAATACTTTCCACTGTATCGATTTCTTTCATTATGACCTTATAGCTGTCCTGCGTCCAGCTATTATCGGTTTGTAAATGGTAATATAGATTCCATTTACAAGACAGTCCATGAAGTTCGGTTGTTTCCATTTTGTTATATTTATAATATATTTTTATATTTATTTTGCATATATTATAAATTTTAGTTCAATTTTATAGGGAACCTACGGTTCCCCTATGACCCCTCCCTTATATGACATTTGCTTACCCCTCCCTTATATGATATTTGCTTACCCATCCCTTATATGATATTTGCTTACCCATCCCTTATATGATATTTGCTTACCCCTCCCTTATATGATATTTGCTTACCCATCCCTTATATGATATTTGCTTACCCATCCCTTATATGATATTTGCTTACCCATCCCTTATATGATATTTGCTTACCCCCTCCCTTATATGTATAAGGGAGGGGTCATAGGGGAACCGTAGGTTCCCTATAGTTTGCGGACCTCATACCCCGCATTCAACCTGTCATTAAAGAAGATATATTCCGACGCAGTCAGCGTATGTTTCTTAATCTTGTCATCCATTAAATGCAGTTCATAGGTTTCATCAAATATGTAGTCGCCTGGATTATACTGGTAAGAAAGCATCCTATAAACAAAAGTCTTGCTAAATACCTCGTTGCCATTCCGGATATAGGTCAAATCCAGGTTTATTTTCAATGGGTCTTTCATGCCCTTGTGGAAATACATAATGTTCAAGAACCGCGTATTGTTGGGGTTCGCGATTTCATCAAATACCGGGTTTTCCAATTTGGGGGCAGAAACCCTGGATAGTCTATACTTATCACATTTTCTGAGAAAAAGCGTTTCCTTTTCCAAAACAATATTCGAAATAATTTGATTGTATTCTTCCTCCGACCCGTATCGATACTGTTCAATCAATTTGGGTTGTTCAAGGTTCATATTGACGGTAGTTATGCAGTTCCAAGTGTCCAATTGGGGCTCTACCAATTGGTTTGATACAATAAAATACTTCTTCATGAAACCAAAGGGTTTCAACCTCTCTTCGACCAATACAAACAAATAATTGTATGCCCAAAAGAGAGAGAACATTAAATTGACAAATTTGACCTCGACGTTTTTATAAAATGCTTTTACTGAATCCATTATTTAAATAAATATGAAAAAATGTTTTTATATTTATTTGTTTGTAAAAAATATAATTATAGCATATACCAATGTTTGGAAGACCTTTGTGGCATAATCCACCAAAAATTATTAGTTATAGCTTAAATGGTGGAGATGCAGATAAACAAATATTTGATATATATTCGTTTAGTCATGTAACCCACGGTATCATGTTTTATTTTATATTGCGAGCCTTAAAGATAGAACCAATGATGGGGTTATACATATCAATAATAGTGGAAATATTATGGGAAATAATTGAAAACACCGAATATATTATTAAAAAATACAAAAAAACTTACAAGTTATATGAAGGAGATAGTATAGTAAATATCATAGGTGATGTTATTTGCACAATGATGGGTTATCTACTTACCCATACATATCCTGTTGTTTCAATAATATATGTAATTATAACAGAAATAGTATTATATCCATACAAAGCAAGTTTATTGCAATTAAGTATAATGCAATTATTTACCTAATCAAAAATCTTCTTATACGCAGTCAAAACCTTCTTCTTCTGTTCCTGATAATCCACGATGGGTTCAACATAAACACTTTTGTCAAAATCCTTAAACCAATTATGGATTTTCCGGTTCTCTACATTCGCCAATTCTGGAACCCATTGTTTTATATAAACGCAATCTGGATCCGAACCCTTGGATTGTTCCCATGGACTGAAAATGCGGAAATATTCTTGGGAGTCGGCTCCGCCTCCTGCAATCCACAGCCAATTGTGCATATTGCTCGCCACGTCATAATCCACCAAATTCTGGGCAAAATATTTCTCTCCTAAACGCCAATCAATCAACAACGTTTTGGTTAGAAAAGACGCAACAATGAGTCGGCCTCGATTGTGCATGTATCCCGTGGCATTCAGTTGGCGCATACACGCGTCCACTACAGGGAACCCGGTTTTGCCGTTGGTCCATGCATTAAACCATGTTCGATTATTGTCCCACTCAATTTTCTCGTATTTGGGGTCAACGGGATGGCCCAATTTGGGAAAAGCGTAGAGAATGTGGGCATAAAAGTCGCGCCAAAATAGTTGTCTCCGAATTGGTTGAGGAAATTTCTCATACGCTTCTCTCACGGATATGCATCCAAATTTGATGTATGGAGAGAGAAGGGATGTAGAAACTGATAAAACGTTGCGGGTCTTTTCATAATGTTCAGGGATTTGCAATAAAATCTTTTTGCCGTTCTCTCTGCCTCCGTTATTCACAATGTCTGGATTCAGTTCCAAGCTCAAATATTTTTCTGTTAAATCAACAGTATTCATTTTGACATCTGGTTTAAAAAAGTTAGACACAGACCCCACCGATTTTGCCATATGTGATTTGTTCATCAATGCCTTGTTGTAAAAGGGTGTGAATTTTCGGTAAACGTCTTTTTTCAAATCTTCATCTGGTTGCTTAACAAATTCCTGTATTCCATTTTTAGTTAAAATACTTGGTTCAAAAAGGTAATAATCAGCAAATGTTTTGCATTCAACACCTTTTTTCTCACACATCTCTGCAACTTTGTTGCCTCGCATTGTGGCAAAAGGCGTGTAATCGCGGTTGAACCCGATAAACCCCGGTTCCAATTCACCAATTAATTTGCTCAATACTTCTGTGGTGTCTCCGTAGAAACAAAGCAGTTTGGACCCCGTGGCTTGGTCTAAATCATCTAAAGATTCAATCATAAACTGAATTGCATTATTAGAACGGAATTTGTTCTCTGCAGATATCTGTTGCGGAGTGAAAATAAAAACGGGGACAATCTTCTTGCAAAGTTTGGAAGACTCGTAGAGACCGATGTTATCCACGGTTCTAAAATCACGGTGAAATATAAAAATCCCCAATTCGTGCATTTTTGTATAAGGATATAGAATTTGTTTATATATATTTATTAGTGATGAGCACAACCCATGAATTACTATAATGGAGAGAACGAATATTGTAAAAATATGCGTTTTCTGGGTATTGATTATGATGGTTATCCATTGTTATATTTCGAATTAACAAATGGAAAACCTGTAATGAGACAACTGTTTGATAGTTCTCTCCGATATGAACTTGTAGAATATAAATAAAGATTGGACAAGTAATTTTACATAAATGCCATTTAGTATTATTGTGGGTGTGCATGCAACAAATTGGGCAATTGGCTCTGCAAACAAAATTCCCTGGAAATGTCGTGCAGATATGAAATTTTTTAAAGAAACCACATCTGTTGTGAGTGATCTAACCAAGATGAATGCTGTTATAATGGGTCGAAAAACATTTGAATCATTGCCGGCACCATTACCAAACCGATTGAATGTGGTTCTAACAAAGGGGTCCCTTTTAATCCCTCCTTTAATTAAAAATAATGATTCATCCAACAATTCCAAAAATTCCATTGTTTTTTCCAACAATTTTGATAAAATAATTGACGAACTTGAATTAAATCCAAAGATTGAAACTATTTTTGTCATTGGTGGAGAGAATGTCTATAAACAAGCATTGCAGCATCCAAAATGCGAGAAGATTTATTTAAATATGGTTCAAGCGGAATGCGATTTGTCTGGTGCCGATGCATTTTTCCCAGACATTGATTTAACCCAATACGGATTGGTTGAAACAACAATAATTGACCCTACTGTAACAAGTTGTGTTTACAAAAAAATGTTCAATGAAGGTCTCGATATGTCAAAGTAGCCCCCGCAGCTGCAAAATACAATGGCAAAACGCCCCTGTGCCAAAGTATTTATAATGGTTAAATCCCAAACTTACTGGATACATTACACTTCCAAATACAAGCGGACCCATGCACAATAATTTATTTGTGGTTTTTGTCGACAAATAAATATGATATGGAACAACAATAAAAGCAACAACCATATCCATGATGCGACGATACGATTTTACTACTGGATATCTCCAATAATTGAGAGAAGTTCCAAATAAGGCTAGTCCCATTGCACCGCCAATGGGATTTCCATAGTAAAATCCGGCGGAAATATTGATTGGATGCAAAAAACACATTTTGAAAATGTATTGGTATATTCCGTCGGGATAGCCAAGGTTGTCGTCACTCATTTTTTATACATTTTATCAAATTATTTGTAAATAGTTTTATTTACAAATAAAGGGGAAGCATCCTTTATATAAAGGGAAGGTTCAAAAGGCGGAAGCGAAGCTGAACCGTAGGTTTCCTTTACCGTAGGTTTTAAATAAAGGAGGGGTTATAGGGCGTAAGAGAAGCTTCGCTTCTCTGAATACTACGTTCCCCTAAATGTAACCAATCAGTGCAGTAATACCCGCAAAAGAAATCATGTCTCCATTTGTCTTGATATCTGATACAGATACATTGGTTTTGGTTGTTCTTGTTACCAAGAATTTATTATCAAGTCCTTTTGATATTACTATAAAGTTACCAAGATTTGTTCCAACGCCATTCAATCGAACACTGTTTGCATATTCAACCATTGAACATAAAAATACAACTGCACTATCGGCAGCAATCGTGTTAATAACAAGTGGACTCTCAACAGTTGTTCCAGTTGGTCTAACAATTCTCACCGTTTTTAACTTGGTAATATTAATTGTTGCAGGCATGTATAACAAAGTCGACACAATACTAATCGAAACGGCCGTTGGAAATATATTGAACAATGAATTTACTATCAGGTTTTGATTTGCTTGTTTTTCAACAAGTGTTCCTAATTTTGGATTGAATTTTGCAACATTTGCAGGTGTAGAAATAGTTGTAGGAAGAACCATGTTCAAACTAGATACAACGGTTACAGGAATTATAGCCACCACTTCAGATGACCTTACAAAAACAAAAGAACTTGGAGCAATATTTGCTGGAGATACCGAAAACTGTGTCATTAATATTGCTGAATTATACAAAGAATTACTCGACAGTGATGCAGTAATCGTAACAATTCCCGATTGTAATAGGGTAACTTCATTTTCATCAATTGTTGCTATAGTTGTATCCGAGGACGTGTATATCCATACGCTAGTGTTATTAGCGGGTTTGGTTGGGTCCTCAATTGTAAATGATGAATTTGTCAACGATTTGTTTGTTATTAGCATTGAACCAACTTGAGGGGTTGGCAGATTTACTTGAAGTGTTGTATTAATTGTTCCAGCTGTGATGTTGGCAGTGCTTGCTTGACTAGCCGTAATGGTTGAAGTACCGACTCCAACAACGGTTACCACATTTCCAGCAATAGTGGCAACTTCCGTATTCGAGCTTGTATAAGTGAAAGCGCCATTGCTATTGGTTATTGGAGGAACAATTGTGAAAGGTGCGGTTCCAACTATTCTTCTAGGAATAAAAAAGTTACTTAAAAATACTATTCTCGGGTTTACTTGAATGGGTGCAGTAACCGTTTTTGGTCCAAAACTTTTTGTGGCGGCTTGAGTAGCAGTAATAGTTGCACTGCCTGCACCAAAAATAGTAACAACATCTTTGGCAATTTTAACAACCGCTTGGTTCGAACTTGTATAAACAAAAGGACTGATGCTATTTGATTTTGGAGCAATAAGTTTGAAAGTTGCATCTCCAAATGTTTTTGTTGCCGGGACAACAAACGGAGTCGATAAAGTGGGCGAAAGTTGATTCACAAAAAATGTTGTAGTAACTGTTCCGGATATATAGTTTGTCGACATTGCTTGAGACGCAGTAATTATGGTATTGCCGATGAGTCCTTTAATTGAAACTGTATTTTTATAAATTGTAGCCACTTTGATATTCGAGCTTGTATAAGTGAAAGCCCCTATACTGGTTGAACTAGGATCAATAATTAAAAAATCAGGCATTCCAATTTCTTTTATGGGCATAGAGAAGTTAGTTATTATAGGAGTACCTCTATTCACTGTAAGCAATGCAGTAATTCTAGCAGATGAGTAATTTGGAGTGCTGGATTGAACCGCAGCAATCGTTGCAGTGCCGGCTCCAACAATTGTAGCCATATTTCCAACAATTGTCACAACCGCGGTATTTGAACTGGTGTAAGTGAATGTACCATCGCCATTGGTTGTTGGAGTGGTTATCGCAAAGGGCGCATCTCCAACTGCCTTTGTCGGCACACTGAAGTTAGAGAGAACTGTTGTTAAAGCACTTACTTGAATCTGCGTAGTAATTGTTGCGGATGTGTATTTTGTTGTGCTTGATTGGACAGCCGTAATGGTTGCAGTGCCGCCTCCAACAATGGTTACTACATCCCCACTAATGGTTGCGACAGATAATCTTGAACTGGTATAAGTGAATGCACCATCGCTATTTGTAGTTGGAGGAGTAATTGTGAAATCCGCGTTTCCAAGTGCGCTTGATAAAGCAGGGAAATTAGTGAGAACTGTTGTTATCGGATTTACTGTAAAGGTTGCAGTAATTGTTCCCGACAAATACTTTTCAGTGCTGGCTTGTTCTGCGGTAATGGTTGAAGTGCCGGATCCAATAATTGTTACAACATCCCCTTCAATGGTTGCAACATCTGTATTCGAACTGGTATAAGTGAATGCACCATCACTGTTGGTTGTCGGAGTTACGATTGCAAACGACGCATCTAACGCTGTTTTTGTGGGGACAACGAACCCGCTTAGAACTGGTGTTCCCGAATCTACTTGAAATACCGCAGTAATTGACCCTGATACAAAATTTGCAGTGCTTGCTTGAACCGCAGTAATGGTCGAACTACCAATACCAACAATTGTCACCATGTCTCTATTAATAGTCGCAACTGATGTGTCGGAGCTTGTGTAAGTGAAAGCACCGTTTCCATTGCTGGTTGGAGGAATTAGTTTAAACGGCGCATTTCCAAATAGTTTTTCAGGAACAGAGAAGTTAGTGATTGCGGGTGTGTTTTTAGTTACTACAAAGGGTGTAGTAATTGTTGCAGACGTGCTATTCGCGGTGCTTGCTTGAACTGCCGTAATTATGCAGCTACCAACTCCAATAATTGTTATGATGTTATCTACAATTGTCGCAACCAATCTATTCGAACTTGTGTAAGTGAAAGCACCAGTTGTGTTGGTTGTGGGAGGAGTAATTGCAAAAGGCTCATCTCCATTTATTTTTGCAGAGACTGCAAAATCAGATAAAACAGTTGTTATGAGATTCACTTGAAATAATGCAGTAATTCTGGCAGATGTGTAGTCGTCGGTGCTTGCTTGATTTGCAGTAATTATAGAAGTACCTAACCCAACAATATTTATAGTTTCATCTTCAATGGTTGCAACTTCTGTATTTGAACTTATATATGTGAAAACATTGTTGCTGTTTGTTGTTGGCGGAACAATTGCAAATTCGCCCTCTCCAATTATTTTTGCGGGGATAGCAAAATTGGATAGAACTGTTCTCATCTGATTTACTTGGAATAATTCGGTAATTGTTGCAGAGGTGTAATCGTCGGTGCTTGATTGAACTGCAGTAATTGTTGCATTTCCAGCTCCAACAATGCTTATCATGCTACCATTGATGATAGTAGCAACTTCTATGTCAGAACTTGTGTAAGTGAAAGCACCATCACTATTAGTTGTCGGAGGAACAATTGAGAATGAAGCGTCTCTAAATGTTTTTATAGGAATCTCGAAATTGGTTAGAATGGTTTGTATCTTATTTACTTGGAAAGTAGTAGTAGTTGTTGCTGATACAAAATTGGTTGCGCTTGCTTGACTTGCAGTAATGGTTGAACTGCCGACTCCAACAATGGTTACAGTGCTTCCTTCAATTGTCGCAACTTCTGGGTCCGAACTGGTGTAAGTGAAAGCGCCATCACTGTTTGAGGCTGGAGCAACAATAGCAAAAGATGCGTCTCCAACGGTTTTTGCGGGGACCACAAAATTAGTTATGGTGGGCGTTCCCTGAGTTACTTCAAAAGTCGCCGTAATTGTTCCGGCTGTGTAATTTGCAGTGTTTGCTTGAACAGCGGTAATGGTTGAAGTGCCGATTCCAACAATGGTTACAACATTTCTTACAATGGTTGCGACGCTGGTGTTGGAGCTTGTATATGTGAAAGCGCCATTGCTGTTGGTTGTCGGTGGAACCAAAGTAAATGGTTCGTTTCCAAATGCTTTTTCGGGGACAGAGAACCAACTGATTGAATTGGTTGCTTTATTTACCGTGAGAGATGCAGTAATTCTCGCAGATGTGCTATTCTCAGTGCTTTCTTGAAATGCGGTAATTGTAACATTACCAGTTCCAACAATGGTCACAACATCTCCCGCAACAGTAGCAATCAATAAGTTTGAACTGGTATATGTGAATGCACCACTACTATTTGTTGTGGGAGGAACCAATGAGAAATTAGTGTCGCCAACGGTTTTTGCGGGGACAACAAAATTGCTTAGAACGGTTCTGATTAGTTTTACTTGGAATGTTGTAGTAATTGCATCAGTTGTGTAATTGGCAGTGCTTGTCTGAACTGCTTTAATGGTTGAATTGCCTAACCCAACAATGGTTATAATGTTATTTGTTACTGTCGCAACCGCAGGATTTGAACTGGTGTAAATGAATGCACCATCACTATTTGTAGTTGGAGGAGTAATTGTGAAAGCTTCTTCACCGATTATTTTTGCGGGGATATCAAATTCAGATAATACCGTTTTTATCTGATAAACATGGAATAATGCACTAATTGAACCCTGTGTATAATTGGATGTGCTGGATTGAACTGCAGTAATTGTTGTATTTCCACCTCCAACAATGGTTATTGTGTTTCCATCAATGGTTGCAACTGCTGTATTTGAACTTGTATAAGTAATTAAACCATCACTGTTGGAGCTTGGATCAATAATTGCAAATGAAGCGTCTCCAAATGTTTTTGCACTAACTGTAAAATTGCTTAGAACTGTTGGTATTTTATTGATTGTGAATAATGCCGTAATTGTTCCAGATACAAAATTGGTTGTGCTTTCTTGTTCTGCCGTAATGGTTGAAGTGCCTCTTCCAACAATGGTTATTGTGTTACCATCAATTGTTGCAACGGATAAATCCGAACTAGTGTAAGTGATTAAACCAGTGCTGTTGGTTACGGGCGGGGCAATGGTGAAAGCCGCATCTCCAATGGTTTTTGTGGGTAAAGAAAAGTTGGTTAAAACGGGTGTTCCCTGACCCACTTCAAAAGTCGCAGTAATTGTTCCAGATGTGTAATTGGCAGTATTTGGTTGAGATGCCGTAATGGTTGAAGTGCCGATTCCAACAATGGTTATAACATTTTTTACAATGGTTGCAACATCAGTATTGGAGCTTGTATACGTGAAAGTGCCGTTATTGTTGGTTGTTGGCGAAGTTATAGTAAATGCCGCATTTCCAAATACTTTTGCTGGAACAGAGAAGTTAGTGATAGTGGTGGTTGCTCTACCGACTACAAAAGATGTAGTAATTGATGCAGATGTGCTGTTTTCGGTGCTTGCTTGAACTACTGTAATTGTGCAACTACCGGTTCCAACAACAGTTACAACATCCCCATCAATTGTTGCAATCAATAAGTTTGAACTGGTATATGTGAATGCGCCTGTCCCGTTTGTTGTGGGAGGAATCAATGAGAAATTAGTGTCGCCAAAAGTTTTTGTTATTGCAGAGAAATTGCTTAGAACTGTTATTATCGGACTTACTTGAAGTGTTGCACGAATTGTTTCAGATGAATAATTGGATGTGCTTTGTTGAATTGCTGTAATTGTTGAAGTGCCGCGTCCAACAATGGTTACAGTGTTCCCATCAATGGTGGCAACCGCTGGGTTTGAACTTGTATAAGTGAAAGCACCATCACTGTTGGTTGTCGGATTTACCAAATTGAATGACGCATCTCCAGGTATTTTTGTGATTGCAGAGAAATTGCTTAGAACCGTTCTTATCGGATTTACTGTAAGGATTGCTGTAACGGTGGCAGATGTATAATTGGATGTGCTTGCTTGACTTGCAGTAATGGTTGTATTTCCACCGCCAACAATGGTTACCATATTATCGGTAATTGTAGCAACAGCCGTATTCGAACTTGTATAAGTGAAATCGCCAGTGCTGTTCGTTGTTGGAGGAGTTACCGTAAAAGCATCATTTCCAAATGTTTTTGTTATTGCAGAGAAATTGGTTAGAACCGTTGTTACTGGATTTACGGTGATTGTGGCAGTAATTGTTCCAGATAAAAAGTTGGTTGAACTCGATTGAATTGCAGTAATGGTTGAAGTACCGACACCAACAATGGTTACAACACCCGCTAAAACTGTTGCAACCGCTAAATTTGAACTGGTATAAGTGATTAAACCATTGCTATTCGAAGTGGGAGGAACCAATGCAAAATCCGTGTCTCCGAATGTTTTTGTTATTCCAGAGAAATTGGTTATAATAGGTGTTCCCCGAATTACTCCAAGGGTTGTACTAATTGTTCCGGCTAAAAAGTTTGCAGTGCTTGGTTGAACTGCTGTAATGGTAGAATTACCGATACCAACAATGGTTACATTGTTCCCAACAATTGTCGCAACATCTGTGTTGGAGCTTGTATACGTGATTAAACCATTGCTATTCGAAGTGGGAGGAACCAATGTGAAGGGCGCAATGCCAAATGTTCTTTCAGAAATAGTGAAATTAATCATTGACGTGGTTGCTTTACTTACTACAAGAGATGCAGTAATGATTCCAGTTGCGTAATTGGCAGTGCTTGCCTGAGTTGCACTAATTGTGCAGCTACCGGCTCCAACAATGTTAATACTATTGTCGGCAATAGTAGCCACTAATCGGTTTGAACTAGTGTATGTGATTAAACCACTACTGTTTGAACTTGGAGGAGTAATATTGAAAGTGACGTCTCCAAATGTTTTTGTTATTGCAGAGAAGTTGGTTAGAAGTGGTGTTGCCGGATTTACTGTAAGGGTTGCAGTAATTGTTTCAGCTGAAAAATTGGTGGTAGCGGCTTGACTCGCAGTAATGGTTGAAGTGCCGGCGGAAACAATGGTTACCACGTTTCCAGCAATAGTAGCCACTGATATGTCCGAACTGGTGTATGTAATTAAACCATTGCTGTTGGTTGTTGGAGCTCTTATACTGAATTGCATGTTTCCAAATGTTTTTGTTATTGCAGAGAAATTGGTTAGAACCGTGGTTATTTTATTTATTTCGAGCTCATATGTAGTTGTTCCAGATGTGTGAGTTGCACTGCTTGCTTGACTTGCGGTAATTGTTGTAGTGCCGGCACTAACAATGGTAGCCATATCTCCTGCAATTGTGAGTACTGATGTATCTGAACTGGTATAAGTAATTGCACTACCGCTATTGGATGATGTCTGGAGCTTGAATGGAATGTCGCCAAATGTTTTTGTGGGAATCTGTAAAATAGTAAGAACTGTTGTTATTCCATTTACTTGGAAATTCGCAGTAGTTGTACCTAACAAGAAATTAGTAGTAGCGGCTTGCGTGGCAGTAATGGTTGAATTGCCTATTCCTACAATTGCAATCCTGTTTTCAACAATCTTAGCAACCAACAAATTGGAGCTTGTATATGTAAAATTGCCATCACCATTGGTTGTAGGCGGGGTAATAATGAAAGACGTATTTCCAATGGTTTTGTTGGGGATAGAAAATGCAGTGAATGTGGGCAGTCCTCTAATTATTTGAAGGGTTGCAGTAATTGTTCCAGATATGTAATTTGTAGTGCTTGCTTGACTAGCAGTAATGGTTGTAGTTCCTAATCCTACGATGGTTACCACATTTCCTGCTACTGTTGCTACCGCGGTGTTCGAGCTGGTATAAGTGAAGGCACCGGTGCTATTGGTTGTTGGATTGACTATGTTGAAAGATGCGTCTCCAAATTCCTTTGTTACCGCAGCAAAATTAGTTATTGTTGGTGTTGCTTGACTCACAGTAATGCTTGCAGTAGTTGTTGCAGCTAAATAATTATTTGTAGTTGCTTGACTAGCAGTAATGGTTGCAGTGCCGCCTCCAACAATCGTTACAACGTTCCCTACAATTGTTGCAACGGCAGTGTTCGAGCTTGTATAAGTGAAGGCACCATTACTGTTAGTTGTTGGATTTACCAAATTGAATGACGCGTCTCCAAATGTTTTTGTAATTGTAGAAAATCCGCTTAGAACTGTTGTTGCCTTATTTACAGTAAGAGTTGCGGTAACTGTGGCAGTTGTGAAACTGGTAGTGCTTGCTTGAATTGCAGAAAATGTTGAAGTGCCGCCGCCAACAATGGTTACCACATTTCCGGCAATTGTTGCAACCGCAGTGTTCGAACTTGTATAGGTAAAAGCACCTGTGCTATTACTTGTGGGTGTAACCAGGTTAAATGACGCGTCTCCAAATGTTTTTGTAGGAACAGTGAACCCGGTTATTGTGGGTATTACATTAATTACTGTAAACAATGCAGTAGTTGTTCCAGCTAAATAATTGGCTGTAGTTGCTTGTGTAGCAGTAATGGTTGAAGTGCCGATTCCAACAATGGTTATTGTAGTTCCAGAAATAGTCGCAACCGCTGTGTTCGAACTTGTGTAAGTGAATGCACCAGTGCTATTGCTTACGGGAGGAGTGATTGCGAAAGCCGCGTTTCCAATTATTTTTTGGGGAATGGAAAAACTAGTATAAGTTGGTGTTGCTTTACTTACCACAAGAGAAGCAGTTGTTGAACTAGCCGTATAATTAGTATTCGTTGCTTGACTAGCAGTAATGGTTGAAGTGCCGCCTCCAACAATGGTTATCACACTTCCGGCAATTGTTGCAACCGCGGTGTTCGAACTGGTATATGTGAATGTGCCAGTACTGTTGGTTGTTGGACTTACCAAATTAAATGATGCGTCTCCAAATGTTTTTGCGGCAACAGAAAAGCCGGACAAAACCGTTGTTATCTTATTTACTGTAAGGGTTGCAGTAATTGTTCCAGCTAAATAATTTGCTGTAGTTGCTTGAGTAGCGGTAATCGTTGAACTACCAGCGGAAACAATGGTTACTGTGCTTCCAGCAATGGTTGCTACCGCCGTGTTTGAACTTGTATAAGTGATTGCACCAGTGCTGTTGGTTGTTGGTGCAACCAGTGCAAAATCAGCATTTCCAAATGTTTTTGTTATTGCAGAGAAACTACTTATTGTGGGTGTTGCTTTATTTACTGTCATGGACACAGTAGTTGTTCCAGCTGTAAAATTGGTAGTGCTTGCTTGGCTAGCAGTAATGGTTGAAGTACCTGCTCCGACAATGGTTACAGTGGTTCCTGCGATGGTCGCAACTGCCGTGTCCGAACTGGTATACGTGAAGGCGCCATTGCTATTGGTTGTTGGCTGAGTTATTGTGAAAGCCGCATTTCCAAATGTTTTTGTTATTGCAGAAAACCCGGTTAGAACCGCTGTTGCTTGGCTCACAGTCATGGTCGCAGTAGTTGTTGCAGCTGTAAAATTTGCATTGCTGGCTTGACTTGCCGTAATGGTTGTAGTGCCGGCTCCAACAATGGTTACAGTGCTTCCAGCGATGGTTGCAACCGCTGTATTTGAACTTGTATAGGTGAATGCACCTGTGCTGTTGGTTGTTGGTGCAACAATTGAGAAAGCAGCGTTTCCAAATGTTTTTGTTATTGCAGAAAATCCGGATAGAACCGTTGTTGCTTGACTTACTGTAAGGGTTGCACTAATTGTTGCAGAACCGTAATCCGCGGTGATTGCTTGATATGCAGTAATGGTTGAAGTGCCGCCTCCAACAATGGTTATTGTGCTTCCAGCAACAGTGGCTACCGCTGTATTTGAACTTGTATAAGTGAATATGCCATCACTATTGGATGTTGGTGCAACAATTGAGAACGCCGCATCTCCAAATGTTTTTGCTGGGACAGCAAAATCGGTTACTACGGGTTTCACATTTTCTACTGTAAGTGTTGTAGTAGTTGTACCAGATATGAAATAGTCAGTGCTTGCTTGACTAGCCGTAATGGTTGAAGTACCCATTCCAACAATGGTCATTGTGCTTCCATCAATTGTTGCAACCGCTAAATTCGAACTTGTATATGTGATTAAACCACTGCTGTTAGATGTTGGTGGGACAATTGTAAAAGGTGCATCTCCAATGTTTTTTAAAGGAATAGTAAAAATTATAGTGGGTTCTGCGGTTGTTAGACCTAGAACATCCCGCCCAGCAGTAGTAAAAACAGTGGAGCCACGACCAACCCATGTAGTTCCATTTACAGACGTTGCAATTGTGTTTCCGCCTTGACCCGTCGCAACCCATAAATTGTTTGTATATCTTATACCGTTTCCTTGAGTAGTAAAAACACTTGTTCCGAGTCCAGTCCATGTAGTTCCATTTGTTGAAGTCGCAATGCTGTTTCCACCGGAACCCACTGCTATCCATCGATTGTTTGCATATGTTACGCCGATTCCTTGAGTAGTAAAAACAGTAGCACCGCGACCTGTCCATGTTTGACCATTGGTTGAAGTTGCAATGGTATTTCCTCCTTGCCCAACTGCAACCAATAAGCCATTGCCAGAACCATCTTTTCCAAATGCTACGCACCATCCACTAGTAGTAAAAACAGTAGTACCAGTGCGACCCGTCCATGTTTGACCACTGGTTGAAGTTGCAATACTGTTACCACCTTGACCGGTCACAACCCATAAACCATTGCCAGAACTATCTTTGCCATATGCAACATCGTTTCCTTGTGTAGAAAGAGTTGAATTACCGGTCCATTGCAATCCGTCGTCTGAATAGGCGATGGTATTTCCACCAGAGCCAACAGCAACCCACTGAGTCCCGTTCCAGGCAACGCCGTATCCGGCAGTTGTGAAAGGGGTATTTAGAGAGGCACTCCAGGTTGTGCCATCAGTTGAACCTACAAGAGTGTTTACACCTACACCTGCTGCAACATAAGTGGGTTTTGTAAAAGTATTTGTGCTACCATATGCTAAACCACGTGATACAGAAAAAAAACTTTTTCCACCACGACCTGTCCATGTAATTCCATCTGTACTTGTTGCAAATGTATTACTAGTATCGTCTCCACATACAATCCATAAATTGTTTGAATATATAACACCATATGCACTATTATTAAAACTAGCTTTACCACGACCAGTCCAAGAAATTCCATTTGTACTTGTTAAAATATTGTTTCCATTATTATCGCCATTACCAGCAATAACCCATAAATTATTTGCATATGCTACACCTAGACCACCCTGATTATTAACATAATTACTAAAAATACTATAGTTAGCACGACCTGTCCATGTAATTCCATCTGTACTTGTTGCAATAGTATTTCCGCCTGAACCAACCGCAACCCATAACCCATTTCCATATGCTATACCTTGTCCATAAGCAATAACTGTTGCTCCACGACCTGTCCAAGTGGTTCCATCTGTACTTGTTGCAATGGTGTTTCCACCGTTACCAACAGCAACCCATAAATTGTTTGCATAAGCAACACTGCCTCCTCGAGAAGTAAAAGCAGTTGCTCCACGACCTGTCCAAGTGGTTCCGTTATTGCTTGTTGCAATGGTGTTTCCGCCGGAACCAACTGCAACCCATAATTCGTTTGCATATGTTACACCATATCCAGCAGTAGTAAAAACATTGTCACCTTGACCTGTCCAAGTAATTCCATTTGTTGAAGTTGCAATGGTGTTACCACCAGTGCCGACGGCGACCCATAAACCATTTCCATATGCTACACCATATGATTGACTAAATGCAGTTTTACCGCGACCAGTCCATGTAATCCCATCTATGCTTGTTGCAACTGTATTGTCGTTAAAACCAACTCCAACATATAATCCAAGCGTCACAGTAGAAACATCATACGTGGCCGGTCCGGCCACACCATATCCAGATGTAGTAAAAGAAGTTGCGCCGCGCCCCGTCCATGTAAGACCAAGGTCTGTACTTGTTGCAATGCTGTTTCCACCGGAACCAACCGCGATAGATAAAGGCACATTAACCATTATGGCAAGGATTCCGGTAATTGAACCAGATAAATAATTGGTTGTGCTTGCTTGAACAGCTGTAATGGTTGTATTACCTAGTCCAACAATGGTGACCATACTTCCATTAATTGTAGCAACTGATGTGTCAGAACTTATATAAGTAAAAGCACCATTACTATTGGATGTAGGAGGAGCTATAGTAAAAGGTGCGGTTCCAATTGTTTTTGCGGGGATATCAAATTTGGTTATAATGGTTGTTGCTTGGCTCACAGTCATAGTTGCAGTAATTGTCTCAGCTAAATAATTTGTTGTGGTGGCTTGACTAGCAGTAATTGTTGCGGTGCCGCCTCCAACAATGGTTACAGTGGTTTCAGCAATTGTAGCAACCGCTAAATTCGAACTTGTATAGGTAAATAATGCATTAGTTGATAATCCTGTATTATTATATACATTTGTAATATCGGCATCTGTCAATACTTTTTGATAAATGCGGAAATCATCCATGTAACCCGAAATTTGACCCGCACGATTGTTGCTTGACACAAATGATGGATATGGAACATTATTAACAGTAGCACTCAAAACACCATTTGCATAAACTTTATGGGTGGAAGTATTGTTTGTGGAATATGTTAGTGTAACCGCAAAATGGTTCCATACATTAATAGATGGATATGTATGGAATAAATTAACTCCCCAATTAGCAAATCCAAAATACATATTATAACTTGTACCATTTCCAAAACTGTTTATTTGAAAAGAATTTTGTGTACTAGTGCCATTATTAAAAAACGCAAAAGTTTCAGTACCCGCTGCAGTTCTGTAAAACCAAAAAGCAATTGTTAATCCAGAAGCGTTATTTAAAGATACAGTAGGAATACTAATGTACGAACTGAGGTTTGAAAGAAGTGATCGTGTTCCTCTTTTAAAAACAGATGAGTTGTAAGATGCAGTTCCAACCAGTGTTCCATTTAATAAAGGGTCACCACCTAAATTTGTAACATTACCTTCCATTTGGTAAGATATAAGCAATGATGCATCATTGCTGCTTGATGTTGGACGAGAAATTGTAAAAGCCGAGTCTCCAAATGTTTTTGTTATTTCAGAAAAATTGGATAGAACTGGTGTTGCCTTATTTACTGTAAGGGTTGCAGTAATTGTTCCAGATACGTAATTGGCTGTCAATGATTGTGTAGCAGTAATGGTTGAAGTACCGGCGGAAACAATGGTTATAGTGGTTCCAGAAACAGTTGCGACCGCTGTATTTGAACTTGTATAAGTGAAGGTTCCATCACTGTCAGTTGTAGGAGCTACAATGGAAAAAGATGCGTCTCCAAATGTTTTTGTTATTGCAGAAAAATTGGTTATTACAGGTGTTGCCATTTTGTATATATTAGTTCTAAATATATAAAATAATACAAATATTCCAATTATTTTATATATTTACTTAGATATCAAGTGAGACAATGTTTCTGTCAGAACCTTTCTTCCTACGCGAACGCGGGACATCTCCGTTCAAATCTTTGAGGGACGACGCACTAATCATTGAATCGCTGTCCCTATTCTCCTGGATATTCACCGTCTTTGGCTTTAATCCGCTCAAAATAGAGTCAATATTCTTGGGTCCAGACATTTCAGGTCTTTGACTCATTTGACTCATTGGTGGTCTCCCATTCACATTATCAAACTTATTATTCAAATCAACTCCCGCCTCACTAAACATCACTCCGCGCCCCGCATTGATATCTGGTCTGCTCGATTGTTGGTCGGTAAACACCATTCCTGGTCTTTGCGGTGCAGCCGCCGTTCTTGGGTCAATCGATTTGGGAGGAGGACCTGACATACCGGATGGCTCCGGATTCACCAAATTATTGGCAAATGCAAATCCTGGGCTCTGTTGTGCCATTGAATTCACTGTTGCATTGGTGAACATCTTCATCAGCTCAGGACTTTGGCGAATAACATCGTTGAATCCGGGTGTGGCCGACGACAATGCACGATTGGTAAAATTGACAACTGCTGCAGAGAACCCGAGACGAAGAAGCAGGGCAATTTCCGGCGCCAATTTGCCGCCCTTATATTTGTCGTATAATTCGCCAAAAATTTCATCATAACTGTCAATATCGTCGCTCACCTGTTCACCCCAGCCATCCAAATTGATATCGAATGGATTAAATGCAGCATTTGCATACTCCACTGTATTTACAAACGTCATGAACCACCAACTGTACAGCTTCTTGCTTTCCCCCTTCTTCTTGTCTTCCAATGCTGTTTCATACTCGTCCTCTACCTCTTCATAGGTTGAATCGTTGTTGAAATGGGCACCGGAAACATGCCCCTTGGCGCGCCACTCCTCCAACCTTTTCATCATCATTTTCTTCTTTCGCAACTTCTCGCGCTCCGACATCTTTGAATTCACTGGTTTATCTGGATTTGTTGGAATATCAGTAAATTTTCCATATCCGTCCCAGGTCTTAGTGGTTCCTGCGCCGGTTTCTTTAGTGGCCTGTCCCAAACCTGTTTTTACAGGTTCTTCCTCCTTAGAACCGCCAAAACCAAAAAAATTGGACAATCCGCTCAGCACTTTGGTATCACCTGAAGATGCAGATGAAGATGCAGAAGAAGATGCAGAAGATGAAGATGCAGATGACAAATTGTTCATTTCGGCTTCAAAGCTGTCCAAATCGCCTAAATCAATTTTTGAACTTTGTGGTGTGGGTTTTTTCATATTCATCAATAATTCGGCGCCACCTGTGCTGCCAGAGTCAAAATTCAAAGTAATTGGTTCAAGATTGTCAATATTTAAGTCAAATGATTCCATCCTAATATTATTATTAAACAATCTTTATTTTTAAATCCTCCGAATAGTTTATTATATTTTGCTTTTTCAAATAGTAAATTCCTTGCAAAAAACAATCCGCCAAATCATCTTTTTTTACCAATGATTCCAAAACCTTTTTAAAAATAGATAAATTAGTATTTGCATCCAAAAACCGGGTGCAAAAATGGATGCCGTCTTTCTTATGTGTTTTGTAATCGGTAGTTTCATTTATTGCTAAACCTTTCAGTTTGCCCGCCGATGATATGAAATCAATCGTTAATGAATCCGTTGTCATAATGAAATATTGTGCCACCATCCCCTGAATCGTGTTCATTCTTCCTGCAATTGGCGATATTTGGTTCTCCAGAATTACATGAGTCAGCTCCTTCATAAATGGAGTAAATTTTGCGTCAAAATTGGTTTTGATTCGTTTGCCAATATCCACCAAATGCAGTTGATTCGCGTTGGTTTTTTTGACTTTTGGAATTAGTTTCAGCGTGTTTTTTTCAAAATGGGCTTGGACTTTCTCTAAGACCACGGTTTTCTTATCTTTGGAATCAATCGTAATAAAATGGTTGGCGCAGAATTGCGTTAGTTCATCCACTTTCAACTTTTTTATAGCGGGCATTGAACACTCCTTGGTTGGCAAAAGCTTCCCAGAATTCTTGGAATGGACGTTGCAGAAATAATTGATATCATCGCCTTGCGTAGAAAACATATACGTTGCTTTTTTACCACAAATACCGGACTTGGCTTTTTGACAATTGCATAGGGGCACAGAACCAGATAAGTCCAGCAAATTAATCACATTCCAGTCGCGAATAATCAAAGAATCTGCTCCAACAGTGAAAATACAATACGCTAAATTTTTGATGCCAATATCAAAACTAACAATAGTTTTGCTCATTATGTATAAAGACTGCATAATCTTTTTATACAGTCTTTCAAAACTATTACACCTTTGCACATTTTGAATGTTCAAATGAGCGGTATTAGTGCTTATATTCTAGTCTCTTCATAATGATATACATCATCAAACGAAAACTCGGTTGATTGTAAAGGTATTTTATTTTTACACCATGAATAATATACAAATCCAAAAATGACAAATATTACAGATACTGCAATAATAACAATAATAATAGTCTCCATATAAAGGGAACCAAGGTTCCCTTTAAATCCCTCCTTTATAATTTAATTTTATTTATAAAGGGCATAAGCAAAGCTTAACCAAGGTTCCCTTTAAATCCCTCCTTTATAATTTAATTTTATTTATAAAGGGCATAAGCAAAGCTTAACCAAGGTTCCCTTTAAATCCCTCCTTTATATTTTTATTTTATTTATAAAGAGAACCAATGTATTCAGAAAAGCAAAGGTTCTCTCACTTAAAATATCTTTACAAAGTATAAATGTTTTTGGAAATACTATCAAAATTGGCATCCGAGTCTCTCTTGAGTCTTTATCCAATTTTTGTGAAAAAAATTGGGATTTCAAGTTCTCTACAATTGTGGACGCGACTAATCACTTATGTTTTGATATCAGTATTTTTCGTAAATTGGTCATTTATTAAATCTTCTCTCTTTTCATTGGATTCAATTACTCTTGGTCTAGTCAATCTCTCTCACATCTTTTTCTCTTACGAGGGATTCCGCAATTTGGATTCAGGAGTTTCATTCGCCATATTCAATAGTTATCCACTGATGATTTTGATATTAGCAGGAACATTGTGGCACAATTCGTATATACTGGTTCTAATTGGCTTGGCATTATTTATTTATGGCAATTATGCAGAGAAAGCAAAAGAAGATGATGGAGAGAAAGATTCAAAAGAGAAAAAAGAAAACTTTAACTATGGTCTTATCATGATTTTACTTGCAGCTTTAACTGAAGCCTTCATTTATTTCTTGGTTCGCCGAATCAAAACCCCCAATAATTGGAACCACGTTTTCATATCTTATTTCTTAGGAGCAGTTTTATTAACAGCATATATGGTTTACAATTACAAAGATGCCGAATCAGGACTTGATGCAGCCGACAAAGGTCGCGTTGGACTCGCAGTAATAACCAATGGCATCATCGGAACCCTTGGTTATTTTCTAAGATTTTTTGCGTCTTATCGATTGGAACCCGATATATATGCACCTCTCTCTTATTTTGGAGTAGTTATGTCTTATGTCTATGGAATGGCATTTGATAATGAGACCCTAAATTGGAAGAAAGTGTTGGGAACAATTTCCATATTGGCGTCCAATTATTTTGTACCGAAAAGGGTTTAATGCCGACGACTCTTTAATTTGCCCTTGCCTTTTCGAACGCGTCGTCTTTTTGTTTTTTTCCCTGTTGCAAAAAACGATTTACTTGGTGGCGGTAATTCACAATCAACTTTACCAATGACTCGTTCAAAATCATTATCTGTAGAATTGGAATTAAGATCTAATATTTCATTAAACTTTTGTCCAAAGAAAAAATTCACATGTTCACGATTCATTCCTCCTCCAGTTTCACCTTTTTCTATTTCTTTTATTCTATCCATTAATTTATAAATTGACAAAACTATTTTTGCAGAATTCATTTCATTAAGCTGACAATGATGTTTTTTATCTTTTAACCAAGAAGGATTAACCTTTAACGTAATTTTTTTTATACTCATTTCAACACATCCATTGCTTGCTATATGGTGCCTACAAAATTCAAAACAATTTTGTTTATGTTTTTCAAAATTACCACTACTAATATATCTACACAGTTTTTCTTTGTTAAATTCATTTGGATCAGTTTCCAATATTTCTTCATAATTTGTTAATGAATTTATAAATTCTTCAATCTTTGTAGCAGTATTGTACCTTTTGCTGGTAAAAAAACTCATTATATAATCAATTGATAAAATATTCCGAACAAAACGCAAATCATACATTATTGTCTAAATTTAATATAAAGGTTTTAACGTATAAATCATTATACGCAATGACTGACGTTGTTTCTCTAATAAATACTTGTAGACTCTGTAAACAGAATAATCTAGTGGATGTTATTGAGTTGGGTCAACAATATATTACATCGCGATTTCCAGTTTACGGAGATTTCTCTACACCAAAGACTGATATAACTCTTTCTTTGTGCATGAGCTGCGAACTTTTACAACTAAAACAATCCACAAACCAGTCCGAATTATACGAGCACGAGTATGGATATATGTCTGGAATCAGCAACACAATGCGCACCCATCTAAAGCAATATCAGGAAGAGATTGTTTCGCACATTCACAATTTGCAACTAGGCGATATAGTGATTGACATTGGAAGCAATGATTCGACCATGCTTCAATTGTACCCAGCCAATATTCGCAGAATTGGTGTGGACCCCACTGGAAAACAGTTTGCGCATCTTTATGGCGATGTTGAACTTTTACCCACTTATTTTACTCGAGAGAATGTAGTTAACCGGTTTGGCGACATTAAGTGCAAGTCAATTTCATCCATTTCCATGTTTTACGATTTGCCCGACCCTGTTCAATTTGCTAAAGATATTTATTCTCTCTTGAACGACAATGGCATCTGGACCTGCGAACAAAGCTATATGCCCACCATGTTGGAGCGCAATAGTATAGACACAATATGCCACGAGCATTTGGAGTATTATTCGCTTAAACAGGTGCATCAAATTGCGACAAAAGTGGGTTTCAAAATATTCAATATATCATTCAACGAGTGCAATGGAGGCAGTTTCCGCCTCTACTTTGCCAAGATGGAATCTACCCATTTCACCGAATGCACCGCATTAATTAGTCAAATTTTTGAAAAGGAGCGTTTACTCAATCTTGGAAAACCAGAGACATATTCCAATTTTGTCACTGGGTGTTCCGCGGAAATAAATAAATTAAAAACAATTATTAACACGGTCAACCAAAATGGAGAGAAAGTATACATTTATGGCGCATCCACCAAGGGCAATTGTTTGCTCCAGTTTGCCAACATTGGCGAATCTTTGATTCCATATGCAGTTGAACGTAACTTGAACAAAGTTGGAAAAATGACAAACACGGGTATTCCAATTATCAGCGAAGAAACCATGCGTCAAAATCCGCCCAAGTTTTTGCTGGTTTTGCCGTGGCATTTCCGCGATGAGATTATCAAGCGCGAGGATGACTATTTGGAGATGGGCGGGCAACTAATTTTCCCCTTCCCCCAGTTAGAAATATACAGCAAGAAGAAGAAGGTTTTAATAACTGGAAACACAGGTTTAATTGGCACTGAGTTATCCAAACAGTTAATGGGTGAATACATCCTTTATGGAATCAATCGCTCACTTAATGCAAAAATTTTTACTGGAACAACCCAATTTCACGCAGACATGAATGATGGATTTACATTAAACAACATTTTTGAAATTGTGAAACCGGATTTAATAGTGCATTTGGCGGGAATATCCAGTTCGCAGTATGCTCAGCAAAATTGTTTAGAGACATTGATTACCAATGGAATGTTGACTGCCGTTATTTGCGAAATTATTGAGAGACAACAGTTGAAAACCAAATTGATTAATGCATCCAGCAGTGAAATATACAAGGGTCATGGAACGTATGTTGTCAAGGAAGATGACACACATATGACCCATTTGCATCCTTATTCCATTGCAAAAACACTTGCACACAATTTGATAAAAATGTATCGCCAAAATGGATATAATTTTTCAAATGCGGTGATTTTCACCACGGAAAGTAAGGACAAGGGGAACCAGTTTTTGCTGAACAAAGTGGCGGAACATGCGGTCAAATGGGTGGATAATCAAGAACCAATCAAGCTGGGTAATTTGGACTCGACTCGAGATATTTTGCATGTGAGCGATGTTGCAAATGCTCTGGTTCACATTATGAAAGACGAGTTACCCAATGATTATTTGGTATGCAGAAACGAGAATGTAAAAATCCAAGATTTGGTAGAAAGTGTTTATCGTAAATTTGGAATTAATTTGGAAAAACGTGGCAACCAGTTTTTTAATGGAGAGCAGTTGGTTATTCAAACAAATCCGCTACTTGGTTGCGAAAATGTTTGCCACATTCAGGGGGCGGGAGAACGACTCAGGTCTCTAAATTGGTCGCCGAAAATCAGCATGGACCAAATTGTTCAGGAAATCTGTGATTCAAAAAAATAAATTATAAAAAAAAATATTTTTTATCTATACAAATTTATATACTTTATAATCAATTTCTTGTAAACTTGTAAAAACATTTGGATTCATAAACTGAAATTTCCAAACATGGATTGTATCATCTTTGTTTTTGTTTATAAATAATGGAATAATCTGTTTTTTATCAACAACTTTGTCATAAATAGCCTTGTATGGATAATACAACTGTCGAATATTAAAACTTTCCATTTTGTTTTTTGCCTTGCATTCAATCAGAAGCACTTTGTTCTCACTTTCGTAACATGCGTCAGTTTCATATTGCGACCCGTCTACACTTACTTCTTTGGTGCCAATGGTTGTATTAAATGAGCATCGATGTCTCCCCGACAACAGCGGTCCAAACAAAATTGGTTCGTTAAGATAATCCTCGGTTTCAAATACACCCGAATATCGTAGATTATCCAACAACGAACTTTCACTATTTCCAATATTTAAAATTAGCGAATTGTTGTTTTTGCGAAGTAGTCGTATTTCCCCTTCACCATGGTAGCTGAGTGGGAAATAAATGTTGTTTTTGGTCAATAAGTAATCGCCGTTTTTAATGGATATGATGCACAAATTATTTTGCTTGAATACTTCAGGTCGGTCCTCTTCTGAATCCTGTTTACACAACAATCTCGGTTCAAACTGATTGCTTTTACCATTCCAGTTTTTTCCGGCATTTTTGATGTCGGTTGCAGAAATAATTTTGTCTTCTAACAGGTCATATTTGACTTGTTCAAATATGTGCATCCATACATTATTCTTTTCACTCATCTTCTTTTTTTGCATTACAAAATATATTATTATTATTTTTCAATTTTTGAAAATATAATTTGCCAATGATATAAATGCAAAATAATATATTCAACATATAAATGAAAATATTATTTTTAAACAATGTACACAAGGCGTGTGGTGTTTATCAGTATGGGATTCGCCTTGCCAAATGTTTGCCGATGTGTATTTATAAAGAGGTTTCTTCCGAAGCCGATTATTTGGACGCAGTAAAAGAAGTTTGCCCTGACAAAATCATTTACAATTATCACACTTCCACAATGTCTTGGTTAACCTCCAACAATATTACACATACCGCAAAAAATGTGGGAATTCTACACGAAACATCTTCTGACATCTTTGACGAATTATTGGATATAGACCCAACAAATGGAATTCCGCGCCCCCTTTTTTACGAGCTTCCAACCACTATTTCAAATATGGAACATGAAGCATTTATAATGTATAATAGAGGACCTGATGTCCCCATTTTTGGTTCATTCGGATTTGGGTTTGAAAACAAAGGGTTTGACAAAATTATTCAATACGTGAATGAACAATATGACAATGCAATTATAAAATTTATTATTCCGCTTGGACACTATTGCAATATAGGTGAACAAGACGTTGTTATTTCCAAATGCTTTGCAATAGAGAGAAAACCGGGAATTGAATTAATGGTTTCCACTGATTTTTTTGAAAATGAAGATTTGCTTTTTTTCCTGGGTTCAAATACAATGAATCTATTTCTCTACGACCGAATGGTTGGACGAGGAATCTCAAGCACAATTGATTATGCATTGTCGGTGGATGTTCCAATTGGTATATCAGATAGTTACATGTTTCGAAATATCTACGATGATTCCATATGTGTGTATAAAACCCGAATTTCGGATATTATGAAAACCGGGAATTATACCAGGAAGTTCCGAGAAATGTATTCACAAGAGAATATTATTAATTGTGTTATAGGTAAAAAAAATCTTTGCAATACTGATGACCAAATCTGCATCCCTGTATCTATTGGTGAACTCGTTGACAAATATAGTATTTTGGAAATTAAAAAGAAATGCATCTTGGATTCTAAGAAGTTGTCGGATATCAAGAGAGAAATGGAAAGTATCCATATTTGCAAAAAATACATTGACGCGTATCCGCGATTTTACAATCAATTGGTTTACATAAATAAAAAAATCTGGGATTTCACTGATGAAATCAAAACAATGGACCCGAGAGAAACTCCCGAAACATATGCCCAAATTTCTTCAAACATTTTTGCATTTAATCAAAAAAGATTCCGATTGAAAAAGTATTTCAACGATTTGAACAATTCATCCATCAAAGAACAAAAAAGTTATGCAGAAAATGTTTGTGTTGTAAAAAACATAATTGGAAAATTAGACGTTCTCGGGTTTCTTTGCATAGAATATGATGCCGTATATATAGCCGAGTCTCAAGAAGTTCTTCTAAATCCAAACCTCCATTTTTTTACGGGGGAACTGCCCCCATATCCCATTACTGATTTGGATACAACCACTTTTGAAATTCCCGAGGTATTCCGGTTTCCGCCAATTCACTATAGTGCATCTGGATTGTTGGGCGATTTTATAACCCAGTTGTCAGTAATTTGCGAGAATTATTATAAAACTGGGCAAAAGGGTATCTTGACAATGACGGACACAAATCCTTTCCGCAAAGGTCTTCAAGCTACATACAATGATATTCAGTCAATAGTCAAATCACAACCATATATTCAAGAATTCACTATAGACCCGCCAAGTAATTGCGATATTTATTTGAGCAGTTGGAGAGAAAGTAGTCTGATGTATAAAGTAAATTGGTATGAACTTCTTTTGCACGAATACGGCACACAATTTGGCAAGCATAAATGGATTCATGTAGAAAAACGCGCAGAATGGAATTCCAAAGTGATTATTCACATTGTTCAATACCGGTTTCCCAAATATCTGGATTATTCGGAAATAGTTAATAAACACGGAATCGAGAACATTGTCTTTTTGGCAATAGAGGAAAACGATTATGAATTTTTTGTGGAAAAAACGGGTATTTATATACCCACGGTTTTTGTTCAATCATCATTTGATGAGCTTTGCATTGTAATCAATTCGTGCAAACTGTTTGTGGGTGCACTGTCAATGCCGCTGACAATTGCACACGCGTGTCAAGTTCCGCGCATTATTGGATTTTCAGGCGACAATGATGATTTTTTCAATATCGGACTTTGCTAGCAATAAAGCGATAGATTTTTACAATGGATATGCAGATTGAAAATGGGTATTTCAGAATCATTGATTCTTAGAAATGGTTTATCCATTTTCCAAATTATAGTTCCTTCGTCCTTGTATTTTATCACGCAGGTTTCGTTGACAAATCCACGAGTATCTCCGCCGGTATTTTGCGGGTCCACGCCTCCCACGAGCTGCCCAATGGCCGCCGCGTCAAAGATGTATTTTTTGTAGCCGTTAGTTACAAAGGCTCTTTCTAAAGTAGAATTATCGGTCACAAATATTGGCAAATTCTGGATAAGCCCCGTCTGTTTCCGAATTTCGCTGAAATTGTACATGTCGTTTTTTCCAAAATTGTAGTGTTCCAGGATTTTTGAAAAAATATCGGCATCCGGGATATAAACAATACTTGCAATATTTCTCTCATATGTATCAAACGGAATATAGAGTTTTTTATCGACAACCAATTCTTCATCAACGTTGTAATAAAGAAGGACGTCATTCTCTATATGAATGACATCTTTTAGTCCATGTTTCAACATAAATGCATGGATTATGAAAAACCTGGCGGAAGTGTGATACCAGAACCCGCCGCGAAATTCTTTGTCCAAAGTAGATTTACCCTTGAAATCAAAAGGGTCATCCAATGTCTCTACGGCCACCAGATGTAAGAATTGAGAAAAAGGTTCAAATTGGGGAATCAAATGTTCATTTGTCAAAACGTAAATCTCCGTATGTCCGAGACGCAACAGTTGTGCAATGTTTGTCAAAATGTATTCCTGAAAATTCTCTAAACAAACTAATACTAGAGAGAACATTATTACTCTATCGTTTAAAATTAAATATAAAAAATAAACGATATATCAATAAAAATGGTTGATTTTATGAATGGCGAACGATTCCAACAACTCGCAGATATGTATTTGGGAACAGCCAGTGATTTTCTCTACAATCCCGTCATTTTCGAACAAATGGAAAAACACCAGATTCTGGATGATATTGATGGACCTTTTGATAATCCGCCGACCCTTTTTTTATATGCACATTTGCTCGAACCATTTTCCAAAAAGTTGCAGCACTTTATGAATCCATTTACTTTGATTACCCACAATTCAGATTTCAATTTACTTGAATCGGACCCACTTGTCCAAAAAATCCTGGATTCGGAAAAACTGGTTTGCTGGTGGGGACAGAATCTCTGTTTTATCCATCCTAAAATGCGGATTCTGCCAATCGGTTTGGCCAACACCATGTGGGACCACGGCAAAATAGAGAATTATATAGGGGTTTCCACAAATAAATCCGAAGACATTTATTTCAACTTTAATATTTATACGAACCGAGAGAAAAGAGAAGTGTGTTATAATGTGTTGAAAACCCAGCTTCCTTTTTTGCCGATGCTTCCTGTTGCGGAAAATGTGAAAAGGTTGGCCCAATATAAATGGTGCATTTGTCCAGAAGGGAACGGTGTAGACACGCACCGGTTGTGGGAGGCCATGTATTTAAGATGTGTTCCAATTGTTCTAAGAAGTCCGTTTATCGATGCATTGATGCACTATACGGAAGGAGAGTTGCCGATTTATGTGGTGGATACATGGTCCAATCTGAATTTTCCAAATTTCGAACCGTTTTTTAAAGATAATTTTGACAGCAAATGGCTCAAATTAACTTTCTTGAAAAGTCAAATAAGGGAGGGGTCATAGGGGAACCGTAGGTTCCCTATTAAAGTGATGATGCGAAATATAATTGAGGTCCCTAGTAAAATCCAGTTTTTTTACATTTTCCCAGCATAATTCTCTCACCTCAATTTCATCTGCATGAAACTTGCAAACGTAGTTGAAATACAATTCGTATTCGGACGCGCCTGACCCAATTCCGTGGCGTAGCCACGGTTCCACCTTTTCCAAAAATATTTTCCAGAATGGTTTCTGTTTATCAACTAATTCAAACAACTCCTTGATAAATCTGGTTTCAAACATCATGTGGTGACAAATTCCAGATAATTCATAGACACGCGTGAAATCCGGATGAAGTCTCTGCATATGGTCAAAATAATGGCAGTGGTATTCTCTCCCAAAATTGTATTGGCATTGGTTTTCCGAATTGATGAATTGAGTTGGTTTCAAAAAGAATGTGTCGGCGTCAATGACCAAATATCGGTCCAAGATTCCGGGTATTATGATGCCCGCATACAATTTGATGAGTTGTTGGAGATACCAGCCATTTCGTTTATCTTTGCCATGGTAAATTGCAATTTGGTCCGTAAATGGGAAAATAGATTCGTCAATGATGATGCAATCGCTACAAATAAATTTTGAAATAGGTGTAACAATATAAATATTCCGCAATCCAATGACATTTGTTTTGGTGCATTCAATTTGTTTCTCTATGTTTTGTAAATCGTTGGGACCTAGCGGAATCACTACGTCAAACATTATGTAAAAATATAAACCAAAATCTTTATATTTTTATTATTTTACTTTTTGGATTTCTTTTTTTTAGGCTTGTCATTTTTGAAAAGAGTAACTAGTTCGTCTTCGGTCAAAGGTACTGAGTTTGAAGGTTGTGGTCTAAGACCCGATTTCTCCTGTTTCTCGTCACCAATCTTTACAACAATGTTTTTATTTGCGGTTGAAGGTGTTACTGACGCTGACGCTGACGCTGACGCTGACGCTGACGCTGACGCTGACGCTGACGCTGACGCTGAGACCAAAGCTTCCCTCATCTTTCTCTCTTCCATCTTCTTTCGCAACCTCTCCTTCATAGCAGATTGTTTGCCCATTTGAACAACCGCGTTTGCATTGAGTCCCGCACCCGCCGCCATATTCTTGAACATCTTGGCAAACGGACCATTGGTGAAATTCTTGATGAAATCCTCGCCTCCACCCATTTCCTTGAATTTCTCTACAAGTGTCGCCACTTCTTTCATCAACTCATCCTGAGAAATATCGCCACTTTGCATTTTATTTTGGAGTTTGTCGGTGATTTTCTTCATAATACCCATTAGTTTCTTGGGGTCTTTCATTAGTTGGGCCATGATTTCCTTGATGGATTTGTCCTTGGTGTCTTCATTTTCGTCGAAAACATCCTTTAGGTCACCAGTGAATTCTTCGGTCAACTCTTTTGCCAACTTACCCAACTTGCCCTCCATTAAGATTTTCATATGCTCCTGGATAATCTCGGGCTTAGGTAGCTTGAAACCTTTGGGTAAGGAACCGTGTTCTGACGGTAAGGAACCGTGTTCTGATGGTAAGGAACCAGGGTCTGACGGTAAGGAACTGTGTTCCGAAGACGACGGTTCTGACGATTCATTGTCTTGTTCTTGTGAACCCATACCTTTGAAAAAATCTTCTAATCCAGCCATCGTTTCTTTCATCTTATCTTGCAAATCTGTCTCGTTCATTGACTCAAACATATCCAATGTGTCGCCAAAATTGGTGGTATCTTTCACAGAACCCAGGACAGTGAACAACAACAGTTGTAAATACTTCCACATGGAGGTCTTGGTTCCCTCACTCACGCCAGCACAATTGAACAAAAGCTTAAAATCCACATCGGGCAAAAACATTACATTTGCATCGGATTCTGGACTGAAAATATCCATATTGGAATTCATAATATCAAAAAATCTCTCCGGGAAAACGGCCATAAAATGCTGGTTTAGCTTTTCGTATTCGGCATCGTCAGCAGTTAACCACTTTTCCCACAAAAATGCATACTCGGGGAAAACCTTGGTCAAATCATTGGTGAAATCAATGATGATGGAACGAAGATTTTTATCACTCATTTTGATATATTTATTATTTGTATTGTTTTTATATTGTAATTATTCGAAATAAATACAATTTATTTTCTAGATTTCTTGGATTTCTTGGATTTCTTGGACCTTCTTGGTCTTCTGGATTTTCTTGAACCGCCTGCTTTTTTTGGAAATATATAACTACATATTCTTGTTGTAAGCACTTCAACTATATCAGATGTATGAAAAGAACAACTAGTGTTTGTGGGTTGATTAATAATATAATGATATAACATAAATATTGGATGCATTTCTTTTGCACATATTTCAGGGTTTCCTGCAAAAAAAGTTAGCATATCTTTTATTTTATCATAATTCAAATGTTTTTCTACAATAACTTTTTCAAAAACTATATTTTTTTTGGCTAAATATGCAATAAATAATGTTAGCATAAATATTTTTCCTTGTTCTTTAATTTCTTCATTTGTTAAATCAAATTCTATAAAAAATTTAGTATCAAAATCTAACGCAATAATTTCTGATAATAAACCATCTTCAATTTTTGTGCATGTATTTTCAGGCTTTATATCAACATTTATATAACCAGTATCCGCAATTTTTGTAACTAATTCAACAATTTTGTTAAAATTATCTTCGGTTCGATTTGTTTCTTCTGTAATATACGTTAAAAGGGGGCTTCCACATTTTTCTTCTAAAATATAAAACATTTTTGTATCTTCATCAAATCTGTGTTCATATATTTTTGGCGCAAGCTGTTTTTCAAAAAACAATTTTTGTAATTCAATTTCTTTATCAATTGTATCAATTTGTTCGTTTAGTTCATCTTCAAAATATAAAGCTGGGTTATCAATGTATTTTTCATCATCATTATCACTATATTCACTAATAAATTCTTTCCATATTTCTATATTGTGGTTTATTATAATATTATTAAAATCTTGTGGTTTTTTAATATAATAGTGAACAATTTCTTGAACAATTTTTTGTTCTTTTGAATATTTTTTCAATATTATTTTATTAATGTCAATTTTTGCAATACATAATTTATCAAGCGTTGTATCGTCTGGTAATGTAAATAATTTATTATTTTCATCTTCAGTTTTTATACAAGAATATACAGTTTTGGTATTTCCTGTTCCAATTTGTGTACCAGTTCCTATGTATATTGGTGCTGTGTCCGTTTGTGTAATATCTAATATTTGTGCTGTGTCCATTTGGTATTCGCCCGGTTGCGGTTCGTCCATTATGCTATGTAATATAGAAATATATTTAATATGATAATTCTGCCATTATATAATTGGTGTTTGAAAGGTGAAAAAGTTTAAACAAATGTTGTAAGCCGCACAAACCCAAAATACGTAAGTCCAAACAAAACACTTTTGAACATGAACCCATATAAATTCAAATTTCCGTTATCATTATAGATTTTCATAAAACTCAGATATTTAAACATCAGCGTATTGATAATCGGAATTTGAAAAAGGAAAAACAAAACACCAATTAAAATGGGTGTTTGAAACTCATCATAGAGAGAACCAATCAAATCTTTGCGATGTTTTTCCTTCTGGTGTTCATCCGTCATTTTCACCATTCGGTCTTCGTATTCGCGCAAATAATCTGTTGTCAACTTAGCAGTGGGAACATGATTGGGTATTGCTTGTTCATCCTGAAATGATTCCGTAAAACCTCGGTTCATCATGGGTGGAGGGGCGCGTTGCATAGATTCGCCACTAAATCCACCGGAGCCACCGCCTTGGTTAAGCATCGGCAATTGTGTATCGGTCGGTTCCGGAATCCCATAGGGGTTTTGATGAATATTTAATGGTTGATATTGTTGTCCCATTCCAATACCTCGGGAACCTGCATCTCTGCTTGAAAATTCGTTACCACCTCCACTGCCAGAGGAGTATCCAACTCCAACTCCATTATTATTTGGCAAATCTGAAATCCGTGTCACCTCCATTTTATAAATTATACAACAGAGAACATTGTATAATTTTAACCGCCTAAACTATTTATTGTGTCAAAACATTTGGGTCACTAATTTCAATGATTTTTTTGGTTTTGTTGCAAGAAACGGGATTCAAAACATACTTGTGGCAATATTCGCCAAATTTGTATATTTTCCCATCAATCTCATTGATGACTGGTCCATTGAAAATCAAGCAGTTCTTGCCTTCGCACACTTCTCTAAACATGGTGGCAAGTCCGAGTCCCAGCATAACCGATATTAATATTTGCCCAAATTCCGTGTACAATAATCGTTTTAAATTCATATATATTATTCGTTAGATTTCCTGAAATTCAGATTTTTTAGATTTACAAAATTGAACAAAAATTTACAAAAGAGGTTAAAAATATAAACCAATATATTATAACCTTGTAACAATGTCAGCTGTAAAAAAATATGAAGATTTTATGAGAGCACATTCAGTGCCAAAAGATGCACCAAAAGAATCGATAAAAACAAATGCTCGGATTCCTAGCAAACCCGGCAATAAAGAACAAGTATATGGTGGAAAATACAACATTCCTGACGAGAAATACGAAGAGTTCTTAAATTTATATTATAAATATTGCATTGATGGTGGTAAAGACGAGTTCTTGACCGAGATACAACGCGAAGATTCCGCTCCCATCTTGGTTGATATTGACTTGAAATATGACCACACAATCAGTCAGCGTATTCACACTAAAGATCATATTGACGACCTGGTCTCACTTTATTTAGTCATTTTAAAAGGCATATACCAATTTGATGAGACACCCTTCTACATATTTGTAATGGAAAAAGATGCTGTCAACCAAATTGAAGACGGCGATAAATCGTTGACTAAGGACGGCATTCATTTGCTAATTGGAATCAAAGCGAGTCGTGCAATCCAAATGCATTTGCGAACAAAAGTGATGGAGAAAATTGGCGAAATGTGGAAACTGCCAATTATCAATACATGGGACCAAGTGTTTGACAGTTCAATCAGCAGTGGAAATACCGGTTGGCAACTTTTTGGTAGTCGAAAGCCCGACCATACTGCATATAAGCTAACACACGTTTATGAGAACAAGTTTGACCCCGCGGACAACGAGCCAATGACCAATTACATTCCACTTAAAAATTTCAAGATTGCACAGAAAATCCAGTATTTGTCGGCGAGATATACTGGATTCCCCGAGTTTCAAATTAACCCTAAATTTACTGCACTGGATAATACCAGCGTTGTTGGCGGTGGGCAAAAGAAACGTGCATATGCGGGTCCAAGTGGTAATCATTTTGTAACAAATTCTGGAGTATTGGAGGCCATTTTATATGTTAAATCACATCAAGAGTTGGATTTGGTAGTGCAAGAAACACTTAACCAGATGACGGCGCGCGATTATGAGTTAGTGGAAACGCACAAATATACAATGACTTTGCCAGAACAATACTATGGACCCGGCAGTTATGAGAAATGGTTGCGTGTCGGTATGGCGTTGTCCGAAACATGCAGTTTGTTATTCATTACATGGGTGGCAATTAGTGCTCAATCGGTTAATTTTAAGTTTTCCGATGTTCAAGATATGTTTGAAAAGTGGCAGAAATTCGATTGCAAAAAAGGTGCGGCCGTTCTAACCAGGCGTTCCATTATGCATTGGTCCAAGCAGGACGCATCTGCAAAATTCCGCGCAGTTCGCAACGAAAGTGTGGATTACTATATTGACAAGACAATTGCACCAATGATGAGCGATTTCAACGAGGGTGGAAAAGGCAATGGAAAACCGTGTGGCGATTTTGACATTGCCAATGTTCTAAAACAATTATACAAGGACGAATATGTCTGCGTAAGCATCAAGCACAATATCTGGTATAAATTCCACAATCATCGTTGGGTAGAAATTGATTCGGGAACTACTTTGAGAAAAGCAATTTCTACTGATCTCAACGACATTTATGCGAGCAAGTTGAAGGGCATCGAAACATCCATTGAAGCATTGGAAAGCCAAGATGAAACCAATGATTTAATCAAATCGTTGAAAAAGAAGATGGGGAAAATCCTCGATATCCGCTTACGTTTGGTGACGACGAATGACAAGAAAAACATCATGACCGAGGCAAAGGAGTTATTCCACGACCCCCTATTTATGGATAAACTCGATATCAATCCTTACTTGCTTTGTTTTGAGAACGGTGTAGTGGATTTCAAGGAGAAGGTTTTCAGGAAGGGATATCCGGAAGATTATGTCAGCAAATCCACATGCATTGATTATGTTGCGAATAATGATGCCAAGACAATTGCTGAAATCAATGATTTTATGTCAAAATTGTTTCCGAGACCTCAGTTACGAGAGTATATGTGGGACCATTTGGCCTCGATGTTGCTCGGCACTCCAGACAAACAGACGTTCCATATGTATATTGGTGAAGGTCGTAACGGCAAATCGGTTTTGACGACGCTCATTGATGAGATTATGGGTGAATATAAGGGCGTGGTTCCCCTGTCTGCGATTACCCAAGATAGAGCAAAGGTCGGTGGCACATCCGCGGAGTTGGCGGAACTCAAAGGAGTGAGGTATGCAGTCATTATGGAGCCGTCCAAGAAGGATGCAATTTTGGAAGGTCCATTGAAACAATTAACTAGTGGTTTAGACCCAATTCAGTGTCGTGCACCATATTCCACCAAAACAATGATTTATTATCCGCAGTTCAAACTGATTTTGTGCAGTAACGTTCGAATGGAGGTGAAGTCGCAGGATTTTGGTACTTGGAGACGTATTCGTGAGGTGCCATTTGAGTCCTTATTTACGGAAAATCCTGTGCATGATGACCCGGACAAGCCGTTTCAGTTCTTGGTGGATGGGACGATTGTTGACAAGTTTGCTTACTGGAAATACACGTTTATGTATATGTTGGTGCAACGTGCGTTCAAGACGGACGGCAAGGTGGGCGAGTGCGACATTGTCAACCAGGCCAGCAAAGCTTATCAGGAGAGCCAGGATTTCATCGCCGAGTTTATCCGCGAGAAGATTGTGGTTGACACGAATGGAAAGATTAAGAAGACGGAACTGAACAGCGAATTCACAGTTTGGTATCAAAGCACTTATGGAAAAGGCGCACCTTCGCCGAAAGAAGTCCATGCATATATGGACAAGAAATTTGGCAAATTTGAGAAGAAGGAGAAAGGTGCCTGGACAGGTGCAAAAATCAAATATGAACGCGACGATTCGTTCAAACAGACGGCGACTGGAGAAGACGAGTTTGATGATGGAATTGGCGCCAATGACCTGTAAAGGAAACCGTAGGTTTCCTTTTGAACCTTCCTCTATACCTCGCTTCGCTCGGAGGGTACCTTAACCGAGCTCTTAATATTTTTTATTTAAGGGAGGGATTATAAGGGAACCGTAGGTTCCCTTAAAATTGAATTTAAACAAATAAATCTATGATATACATAAACAAAATGGATACCATAAAACCGATATTAAAATGGGTAGGTGGAAAAACTCAAATATTAGAGACACTTTTTGCAAATTTTCCAAAAGAAATAAACAATTATCACGAACCTTTCTTGGGTGGGGGCAGTGTTCTATTAACTTTGTTGTCACAGGTGCATCTCGGGAAAATCAAGGTTTCCGGAACCATCAATGCATACGACATCAATGAGCCACTCATCTACGTTTATAAGAATATTCAGCAAAAGCACGCCGAATTATACGCGATTCTCCAATCCATTATTGGAGAATTAAACGCGTGTCCCGAGGAAGGCACCCTGAATCGTAAGTCAAAAACAATTGAAGAAGCAACCATGTCAAAAGAGAACTACTATTATTGGTGCAGAGCCAGATATAATGGTCTGACCGCCGAAGAAAAACGAACCCCACTTGGGTCCGCACTTTTCATATTCTTGAACAAAACCTGTTTCAGAGGTGTCTTCCGACTCGGTCCAAATGGATTTAATGTGCCTTATGGCCATTATAAAAACCCGGAAATTATCAATAAAGAACATTTGGATGAAGTGCATCGGCTCATCCAGAATGTGCGGTTTGAATGCATGGATTTTGTAGAATCGATGAGTCAAGTGGTAGAAGGCGATTACGTGTATTTGGACCCGCCGTATGCACCAGAAACAGCAACATCATTTGTTGGATACACAGAGAATGGTTTTGGAATAGAGAAACACAATGAACTATTTACATTGATTCGTGGATTAACAGAAAAAAAAGCGCGATTTATGATGAGCAACGCGGATGTTGCAATAGTTCGGACTAACTTTCCAGATGGCGTTTATACAACCGACACAGTATTGTGCAAACGTTCTATTAATTCCAAGAACCCGGAATCAAAAACAAACGAAGTGATTATCAAGAATTATTAGAAATATATATATATATTTTTTTTAATCCCACTATAAATTATACAATGAGCCTTTTGAAATTTATTGATATTCCTGTATTCATAATTAGTTTAGCGGTTGGGTTATTCTTTGTTTATATTTACAGTTCAGATAAACGCAAAATTTACGTTTATCCTACACCCGACAATGTAGACACAATTCAATATAAAGACCAGACAGGAACATGTTTTGAATTCAAAGATGCCAAAGTTTCGTGCCCGAAAGATGAAAGCAAGATTTCAAAAATTCCTGCACAACTGTAGGGAAACCTACGGTTTCCCCTACGACCCCTTCCCTTTGCATAAGGAGGGGTAAGAGAAGCTGCTTCCATGAGGGATAAACAATAACTTTTTACTTTTTAAAAATAAAAGGGGGGCATAAGCAAAGTTTTTTTTTAAAATAAAAGGGAGGGGGTATGGGGGAACCGTAGGTTCTCCCAAAATTGACTTTTATTTTACGCATAACAACATAAAGTAAAAGTATATAATATAATAATAAAATGAAGTTTTGCACCGAATGTCAGAATATGTATTACATCTCCATTGATGAAGCGAATATAAATAATTTAACATACTATTGCAGATTTTGCGGTAATAAGGATGACCAGGTTGCCAAAGAGGGTGTTGTTGTATTAAAAACCCAATATAAACAGAGTGAACAAAAGTTCAACCATATGGTTAATAAATACACCAAATATGACCCTACCCTACCTCGAAAAACAAGTATGAAATGTCCGAACGAGCTATGTAATGACCAATCGGCCACAGCCACAGCCACGGCAGCAGCCACAGCAGCAGCCACGGTCGCTGGTTCCGATATTATTTATTTAAGATACGACGACGAAAATATGAAATATTTATACATTTGTTCAAATTGCAATTTTACATGGAAGACTGACGACAAGAAATAGATTTTGTGCGATATTATCTATCTTTTTTTTTACATAAAATTGAAATATTTAGTTATAATAAATATACAAGTATATATATTATATTAATAAGATGTCCGAAAAGATTGATGAAATTGAGTTTGATTCCGAGTCAGAGGCTGATTCCAATAAGGATGGTAATGAATCCGATAATTCCGAAGATGATTATGAAATGATGAGCGACGATGACGAAATTGATATTCAAGATACATTTGGTTCTGATGATGATGATGATGATGATGATGAAAAAGAAATTGGAGTGAACCAGAATATTGATTTTAGTGAAGACGAAGATGAAGACGAAGATGACGACGATGCGGCGAGCGATGATGAAAACTATTTGCAAAAATTCAAAGAATCGCTGAAAACCAATGTAATTTCAGAGCACCATCCCGAATTGATTGTTCAAAACTTTGAAGAGGTAAATGCTTTGTGCACCATTGTTAAAGACCAAGATGGAGTTATTGTTGACCTGCTTCATCGAACTTTGCCATTTATTACCAAGTATGAGAAGGCAAAAGTGCTAGGTGAGCGCGCCAAACAGTTGAATTCTGGTGCAGAACCTTTTGTTGAAGTTGGACACGAAATTGTTGATGGATATTTGATTGCATTGGCTGAATTTGAACAAAAGAAGATTCCAATGATTATTCGTCGTCCTTTGCCGAATGGTGGGTCGGAGTTTTGGAGACTGGTCGATTTAGAAGTACTGTAAAGGAAACCTACGGTTTCCTTTAAATCCTTCCCTTTGTTTTATAAATAATAAAAATTGTTTTTTTTATTTAATAATTTCCTTTATTTTTTTATAAAAAAATTATTATAAAGGAGGGTTCAAAAGGGAACCTACGGTTCCCTTTAAAATTGAAAAAAAGTTTATATTATTAGCGAAATAACATAAACATAAAACAGTCTTTAAATCTAATCTAATCTAATAAAATGTCGTCTAACCCAATTACCAATCCTCCCATATTTCGCGAAAATGTTCGTGCCAAGCTTATCCAGAAGTTTGGAAAGGATATGAATTCATCTATTCTCGCAAATATTGAAATTGGTGTTTACAACTACGCAATCAAGGAAGCAAGCAATTTAAAAATTATCAAGAAGTGGGATATACCCGCTTTCTCCACCATTTACATGGACCGATTACGAACTATTTATAACAATTTGAAAACCAGTCCGGAGTTGTTGACTCTATTGCATTCTGAAGAACTCAGTCCTAAGACTTTAGCTTTTATGACTCATCAGGAAATGAATCCTGCGCATTGGAAAGAAATGATTGAGGCGAAGGTGAAGCGAGATACTAACAAGTTTTCAACGGAGGTGCAGGCAATGACCGATATGTTTACGTGCAAGAAGTGCAAGTCAAAGCGATGCACTTATTACGAGTTGCAGACCCGGTCTGCGGATGAACCGTCCACCATATTTATTACGTGTTTGGATTGTGGAAAACACTGGAAACAGAATTAAGGTAGGGGAACTACGTTCCCCCTACGACCCCCTCCTTTTATTTGGGGTTGTTTTTTTTCAAATACATTTTAGAAAATTGGTTTATTATTATAAATATTTTCAAATAAAATGTTTTTATATATTATAACAATGTCAATATCAGATATCAACACTAAAGCCGATCTTGAAAATTTTTTTAAATACCATGGTCATAATTACACACTTAAAAAAGAAGTAATTAATGATAAATTAGTATGGAATGTATATGAAACTAAGGCGGATTTTCGTCGACGACCTAAGTTGGTCCGCAATAAGGCTTTGTCAGACAAAGCGAATCAGTTTATTCCGCTTGTTGATATGAGCACCTGGAGTAATAACCCAATTAATTATGATAGGTATGGTTATCCTGGTACAGAAGGGCGAGACCCCAATGATCGTAGTGGTAGAGGCAGTAGAAAAACTAAAAAGTCTGGAAAATATTATAAGAAATCTAAAAGGTCCAAGAAATCCAGACGTTAATTCTTTAGACTTGTTTTTTTTCATTTTTTTTTATTTAACACTCAATGTATTATATAATGTATATTATTTCAGGTGCAAGCTTCCATATCATTGCAATATCTTTTCTCGTTTATATATTCGTGAACCTTTTTGAGAATATGATTCACTATAACATTGGTAGATTTAGTAATAAAGAAACAAAATTTGACCTACCAAGTAAAAAAGATTTTATAAAAATAGTGATAGTAATGTGTATATTTGCTTTGCTACAAGGATTATTGACAAATTATTTCAATAAGTAAATATGTGTGTATGTGTCAATAAATATAAGAACAATTTACTAATATTGTATAAATGAACGAAATTCCCGACAATTCTAAAAACATCAATTACAAATTGTTTGTTTTAGACCCTCTCTCTATAATAATCAAGCTCGCCATTCTAAGCAATAAACCAATTGGGACGAAATTCCGCGTCCAGGACAACGTCATGTATCTCCAGGAACCCGGCTATTTCCAATCCATTTGTCGGATTTATTACAATGCAAACAAAACAGAAATCCAGTATTTATATAACCCAATCCATTTTGCATGCGAGAATTTTCTGTGTTCGCGGTTCACGGACAAGACACCTGGTATCAAAAAACTATTTAGCTGTGCAATCAATGGCTTAAATAAATTAAAGGAAACGTATAAGACATGTCCGGTGATTGTTCTGTGCCTAAATTTATACATTGGATTAATCGAGAACTCGTTAGAGGAATTTAATTTTAACCAAATTTTCAAAAAAGATGCGATGACGTCCATATATGATGAGAGCACCGTGAGAAACCTAATTGGATTTTGGACTGGTGATAGAATCAAAGTGGTTCTTGACCTCATTGAGTTTTTGTGCAAAGACTATTCCGCGTCGAATAATGTGCAGGCATTGGAAATATTTATCAATAACATAGATTCACAAGTAAAGGAACTCGCCTAGGGGAACGTAGTTCCCCTATTTTGCTTTGCTTATCCCCTCCTTTATAAAGGAAAAAATGTTAAATAATTTTGAAAATTATGTTCAAAATTATTGTATTAAGGGAAAAGGTTAGGAAAAACCGTAGGTTTGTCCTAGATAGAGCTCCAAATCTTCTAAACCGTCGTCTTCCGTCATTAATGGTTCTCCCGTTTCTTTTTCATATGCCTTTTTGAATTCTGTCTCTTTTTGTTGTTGGACCATTGTGTCAATAATATTTTTGTATTTTTGAACTTTCAGGTCTACTATTGATTTATTTGGTGCAAAAAAATCAAATGCATAATGGAAAATTAAAATAATAAGTAGAGAAATTATGGAAATATTAAATATCCATTCCAGCATTTGTATATTCATGGATTAGATGGATTTATTTTTGCTTTAACGCTTTTTATTAGAGCTTCTTTTTTTATTAGAACGCTTTTTATTGGATTTTCTTTGTTTTCCACCAGAAGTTTTTCTTATATCATCCTCTTTATTGGTTTCTGCAACAATAGGTTCTACAAGCTCAACATTAATATCAGAATGCTCAAGAATATTACCAGTTTGACCAGCAACAGTATTACCAGTTTGAACAGTATTACCAGTTTTAGAAGAAGCCCTTAGCCAATCTGGTAATTTAAACCATGGCTCTTTTTTTGTTGTATCTGAATTGTCTGTCCCTAATAATTTTGTAGCTTTTGGTGACGTATTTTTAGCTAACAATTCGGCATCATTTATTTTTCTTTTTGCATTAACTTCTTCTTCGGCTTCTCTCTTTAATTTTTCTTCGGGACTCTCTAAAAAATTAAATCCAAATAAACTATATCCTCCTCTTTGTAAATTCTTTCTATTTCTTCTTTGTGAATTTCTTCTATTCTTTCTCTGTCTATTTCTTCTTTGTGTCGGCATATTATATATTTATCCAAGAAAATCTTGTCAAAAAGAAAATTTTCTTCCAAATAATTTTCTTTGTCGAAAATAAATTTTCTTTGTCGAAAATAAATTTTCTTTGTCGAAAATAAATTTTCTTTGTCGAAAATAAATTTTCTTTGTCGAAAATAAATTTTCTTTGTCGAAAATAAATTTTCTTATCAAAACAATATAAAAATTTTTTACTAATTACTCTAAATGCCTTCTTTCATCATAATCGAGAAAACGGGTTCCCTAAAGAACGCAAAAACCACAGACCTAGTCGATTTATACAAAAAATGCGGATTTAAGAGTAACGAAGGGTTTTCTTTAAACCATGCATGGTCAGTCGAGTTCAACGACACCGAATATAAAATGGAGATTTACGGCAAGGTGACCGGCCGTGCAAATACCGAGAACAAATACGAGTTCCCGCCACCCATTGACAACGTCCTTTTTTTCGGAAGTTGTGCCGCGATTCTCTACGTAAATAACAAGATGACTGACATGGGTTCACAGGAGTTCAAGGACATTATGGACCATTTGTATGGCGGGTATTCTGATATTGGCGATGAAGAGGAGGAAGATGAAGAAGAAGATGATGATGATGATGACCTTCCTAAAACCAAGCACGGATATGTCAAGGACGATTTTGTGGTGAGTTCTGATGCAGAAGATGACGACGATAATGGCTCAGATGAAGAGGAGGAAGAGGTTGTGGAAAGCGACGAAGAAATCAAGCCAAAGAAAAAGAAACCACCAGTTAAGAAGGTTGCGACAGAGAAGGTTGCAAGCGATAAGGTTGCAAGCGATAAGAAGCCGAAGAAGCCAAAGCTCAAGGAACCGAAGGAACCAGTATATGTTGAAATGACGGAGGAGCTCACTGAGGATGCTTACCTCGAATAAAAAAATAAAAAAGTTTTATTTTTTATTTTTTATATTTATTATTATATTGCCTTTCACCTTTTGGTTTTGGGTTTACATGATTGTTGCTATATGGTCTTACCTGATTGTTGCTATATGGTCTTACCTGATTGTTGCTATATGCTCTTTCACAGTTTGACCTTTCAACATATGCCCTTGCTAACAAATCATTGATATTGACACATCGCGACTTTAAATCAACCACACTGACTGGGACCCATTTTTTAAATTTATTGTGAAAAACGCAATTCATTTTGTATTCTTTTTTTAAATCTACATATTTATCCGGATTCACATTTTGAAAAGTATCTTCGTCTTCGCTTTCTTCACCATAATCCACATTGTCATTCTCCCGAATATTTCGAAATAATTTGTTCATATAGACACTCAATGTCCGCGAACCAATGTATGCAATATTCACATATGTATATTCGTGCGTCTTGCCGTCATAGGCAAACAAATGGTACACATCATTCTGGATGTCTGCAGTAACACGAAACACCGCAGTGCGAAGTGTGGATTGTGCCGTATAATTCAAATCAGTTCTTGGAAAAAGAATGACATCTGGTTCATAAATGACCGCCTGTTCTTGTTTTTTCTTGTAGGTGTGATTCAAATAAGGGCAAATTGTTTCAGACGAACGAAACTGCACGTGGTGTGTTGTGTATGCGGTTTTTGTAACCATTGATTCGTAGAATTGCAGCGATTCCAACAATTCGTTGTTTCCTTGTACCAAAGACATGTATGGAAGCGCAAACATAAACCCAACATTGGCAGAATACTTTTCCATAAATGTGTGAAAATATGTGAGTTTTTCACCAAATGTGAATTGTCGTGTAGGCAGTCCGCAGAAAACGTAAACGTCTTCAATTATAAAGACCTGTTTTTCGTCAACGGTTCCGTAGAAAACGGTTCCAAGTGCTAGCTTTATATGAATATTGGTTCCAACTTTCACCATCTTTGTCACCTTTTGGTCCTTGTTGATGTCCATTAAATAACAGACGTTTTCCTCGCCGCAATAAGTGAACCATGCAAACTGTTTTTTCCCATTAGGAATAGAAATGCAAATATCGTAATTGGATGAAACTTTCTTATGCGCAAATGTTTCATAAGAAAGTTCTAATTTGGGAAATCGGTAAACTAATTTTTCGATTTGTCCATGTGTTAATTCCATTTTTATATATCATCGAGTTTTGTTCTTATATTGTTTTTAATTGTTCAAAAGTATTTTCTTCGGTGGATGTTGGGGTCACTTCGTTGACTTCGTTTTGGGTCACTTCGTTGACTTCGTTTTTGGCCACTTCGTTTACGGAGTCATAATATTCCTGGAACGATTTTATATAAAAAACCATTTCTCCTTTAGTTTTAAACTGGTGATAGTCAACTGCCCCCGCAAAATAATTCCACATAGTCAGCGTCTTTTTGCTTCCATACGTTATCAAAAATTTAATAGATTCAATATTTGAATACGCACAATATTTACTGATTGCAGTTTTGTATTTTTCAAAAATCCCGTGAATCTTTCTCTGATATCTTTCAAGTTCGCAAGGTAAAAAAAAGATGTGATGGGTTTCAAATGTTTTCACAAAATATTTAGTTGATACATTATTGTCAGCATCCATTTTTAAATTAATATACGAAGAAAATTGAAACTCCTTGACAACATCTTCCAACTCTTTCAAACAGTCAATGAACAATTGTTTACCCACTATAACCAATGCCTCTAATATATCACAGTGTGCGCGTTCTTTCATATTCAAATTGTCCGCCTTAATGAGCTCATCCGACAATTCGTCCTTGTTAATCATGTTCAATATATATCGATAAACCGGCTCGCGATTTTCTTCTCTATGACGAATATTATTGTGCAAGGGTCGAAGTTCGGTATATTCCATATGTGTAATGTATCGGTGAAATCCCGAAAAATATTTGCCAAAAACCCGGATTTCTTCGTGTATTTTTGCAGTGTTTTCAATCATCGCTTTTGAATCCGTATACAACTTATTGGATTTTTCCAAAACATAGTCGCAGTATTTGAAATAATATTTTTTGGAATCCAAGCAATCACTCACAATTGTATTCATTTTTCGCGACCCGTTTACAAAAATATTTCCGCATCCTTCATTGTGTTCGTTTGGGTTGCGCGGCACTGCGCCGTTTTGCCGCATCCACTGATAATAGTGCGGATTGTGGACAACCCCTTTCTCTACGGTTCCCTTCGACCAACTGAACGCGGTCTTGCATTCGACACACCACATCTGGTCACACCCATCTATTTTGGAAATGCGTAGTCCGCAGTTGGGACAGGGTCGCGTATTCTTCCGCAATTCTTCCACCGTGTCCATATCTTCTTGTTTGCATACGTGGTCATCTTCAATTAACAAATAACATTTGGGACATGTGTGTTTGGTGCATATACCGCACTTATATTGGGTTGACAACATACCGCGACACCCCGAATTCTGACATTGCATGACAAATTTCTTTGATTCGGATGGAGCCTTATTGTCCATTTCTCTGCGGACGCGGTCATATTCTATATAAAGTTCTCCAATGATTGTCCGGTGGTCAGTAATTTGTTGCATAATTTCTTTGAGTTTTATGTCGCCGTCCGTCAATTTACCATAACGCAATGCCCTTTCGTAGAATTCGGGTATTTGCGCAATAACCCGGTCAGCCAAAATGGTGCGTCTGTGACTTTTGTAGTCAGTATCCATGAAAGAAGCATTTAGAGAAGTTTTTGTGAATTCCAAGCTCCATCGGTTGCGACATTTCATGCAGTGAGGTTCTAATGTAATTCCAGTCAAATAGGTTCGCACACATTCTTTGCAGGCACTGTAGCCACAATTTGGAAAGTAGCATTTTACCTCGGAATGGAGAGATTTATTATAGTTTGCACAACATACATCGCAAGACATTTATCTAGTAGTAAAGTATAATAACTTTTAAATCAATTATGGATAAAATTTGTTTGGTTTTTGACATTGATGAGACAATTTTGCATTATGGACCCAACGATTATTTGCCCGATAAATTTGAATACGAAGAAAACCTGTTTGAACGAGACAGAATGGTTATCCGCCCAGGGCTTAAAAAATTTATAGATTTTGTAAAATCAAATGGAGAGAAAATCATTTTGGGTATTTGGACCTATGGAACCAAAGAATATGCCGAAAAAGTGGCGGAACGGATTTTGAAAAAATATAACAATTCGGAACCGCTGTTTCAGTTCGTATATTCCAGAGAGAACATGTCACCAGGTATGCTTGACAAGGAGCTGGATTTTATTGTTGACAAACACAGCGGACTTGGAATTACCAAAGCCAATACATTTTTGGTTGATAACCGGCCTGCAAATGTGATTCACCAAAAGAATATACACAATGGAATTATTGTGGAGTCATTTGAAGGTAAACCGAATAAAAAGGACGCACATATGTTTGAAAAGTTGCAGGTTATTTGCAAAAGTTTGTTGTCGAGTGGTAAGATACCCAAAAAGTATATGACTCGTTTTTATATTAGTGGAGAGAAAACGCCGGTTGCAAGCATTGGAACCACATTTGATGATGGATTGACGCCAGTTCCAAAAACAAACACTCGGCGAAAAAGAAAACGAGGTGGAATGCGTAAACAAACAAAAATGAGAGAAAAAATATAAAGTCTTCTCTCCAGATTACATAATGGGAAACGGTTTATCCAATCTAATTAACTTTGATTTGTTAAAAGAAATGCAGAAAGAAGGCGCCACAATTATTCACACAATGGATGAAAACGAAAAAGTTTTGATTTTGGGAACAGTAGTTGCAGAGAAGGAATCCGAAAAGATAAACAAAATGTTGTCTAAAAATGATTATGAAAAAGACATAATCATTTATGGAAGAAATTGCCACGAATATGAAAACTTGCTGAAAAAACAGAAACAATTGGCTTCTCTCGGGTTCAAAAATATATTTATCTATTTGGGTGGAATGTTTGAGTGGTTGTTGTTGCAAGATGTCTATGGTTCAAAAGAATTTCCAACTGAAAAAAAAGGAGAGATATTGGACTACAAATAAAGGGAACCGTAGGTTCCCTTTAAATCCCTCCCTTTATTTTTTTCTTTTTTTTCTTTTTTATATTTTTTATATTTTTTATATTTTTTATATTTTTTATATTTTTTATATTTTTTATATTTTTTATATTTTTTATATTTTTTATATTTTTTATTTATTTTTTATTTATTTTTTATTTATTTTTTATTTATTTTTTATTTTTTTTTATTTTTTTTTATTTTTTATTTTTTTTTTATTTCTTTTTTTTTTCTTTTTTATTTATTTTTTATATAAATACAAAATTTATGCGTAAGTGACATGAACGGCTATCCACGCCATTGAATTATTTGTTGCGCCATCTACTCCATATGCAACTGAATCATGTGGGTTTTCAGGATTGCAATATCCATACTCATAATGATTTGTGTCATCTGGACCAGTTGGTCCCGATTGGTACAAGCACACACGGTTTGAATAAATAACATCCAGTTGTTCCAAAGCTTCGCCTGGTATAGAACGGTCCCAAACCATTTCTCCTGCAAGTATTTGGTATCTTTCATACAAATCTGCTAACATGCTATCATCATCAAGTGGTTCATTAAACAATCCTATTTTTTGTCTATATGGCGGTATTCCAAAATGCACGTCTGTTATTCTTACTTCCGGATACTTCCATTGAACCCAGTTGTCTATAACCATATTATGACGTAAATTTGCTCTTGACAAGCGACTTGCTTCATAAATTTGGTCTTGTTTTGTAAGAATTTTATGTTTAATTTCTCTAAGGGTTGAACTAAGATTTAAGTTAAGATGGCGATTCGAATATTTTAAAATATATTTACCATTGATGAAAACCATAATTCCCATAAAGATAGGAATGCGGAAACGCTCATTGTATGACATATTGTATGGAATGTCACGCAAACGACGAACTGCGGTCTCGTGAAATTGTGAGATAAATTCTTCTTCTTCTTCTTCTTCTTCTTCTTCTTCTTCTTCTTCTTCAGGTTTTGGACAAATACTCAGCGGAATTTTATAACTTGGACACAATGGACATGTTGGGCGCTTACGATTTTTGAAACATTCCTGACACCAAGCGTCGATGCATTGACTGTGAAATTTGTGTTCACATGCAGGTGTTGTATGAACAACCTTTGTTGGTTCATTTTTTAAGAATGGACCTTGACAAATGCTACATGGGTTTTCTTCTTCTTCTTCTTCTTCTTTGACGACGACAGGGTCTTTAATGACAGGGTCTTTCATGACAAGGTTGTTAACTACAATGTCTCCTGCAATAATGTCTCTCATTATCGAGTTTTGTTTGGTGGCGTTGGTTCGTTTGGGCATTTTATTTTAACATAACAAGTTTTTTTTATAATTAACTAAAAAATACAAAAAAAGATTTCAATTTTAAGTAGGGAAACCTACGGTTTCCCCTACGACCCCTTCCCTTATAAATATATTCTCTCCAAGACAAAGGGAAGGGGTCGTAGGGGAAACCGTAGGTTTCCCTACTTAAAATTGAACTTTTAAACAAATTTAAACTAAAATACATATAACATAATAATTACTACTAATAAAATGACCGACTTAGCCAAACAATACCAAAAGAAAACCGACAAGCAACACATTCTGGATAATCCCGATACTTACATCGGTTCGATTGAGAATGTGGATGAAAACCTGTGGATATACGACGAAAGCACTTTGCAAATTGTAAACAAGCCCATTCATTACATTCCCGGCTTATACAAGTTGTTTGATGAAGGCGTTGTCAATTGCAGAGACCATGTAATTCGCATGATTCAAAGACACAAGGTTAGTGATAAGGATACCAAGTTGGTCACTTACATAAATATTGATATTACCGAGGACGGCACAATCACCATGGAGAACGATGGAAATGGTATCGACGTTGCAAAGCATCCTGAACACAATGTCTGGATTCCCCAAATGATATTCGGTGAACTCCGCACATCCACCAATTACGACAAAGACGAGAAACGCATTGTCGGTGGAAAGAACGGTTTTGGATTCAAGTTAGTTCTAATTTGGTCATCCGAAGGAAGTGTTGAAACTTTCGACCATATTCGTGGTCTCAAGTATACACAAACATTTACCAGAAATTTGGATGTAATTTCGGAACCAGTCATTATCAAGGTGAAAGGGTCAAAACCTTACACCAAGGTTTCGTTCAAGCCTGATTATCGCCGATTCGGCATTGCCGGACTAACACCCGATATGATTTCCTTATTAAAGAAGCGTTTCTACGACATTTGCGCAGTGACCGACCAATCCGAGAAGAAAATCAAGTTTGCATACAATGGTGTGCCATCCGCCATCAAGAATTTCCAACAATACATTGATTTGTATATTGGTTCAGCAAAACGCGTCTATGAATCAACCGACTGCGGGCGCTGGGAATATGCTGTGTCATTGGCACCCGCTCATGAATTTACACAAGTGTCATTTGTCAACGGCATCTGCACTTATAAGGGCGGTAAACATGTGGAATACATAGTTGGTCAAGTTGTCAGAAAGCTGGCCGATTTTATCGAGAAGAAGAAGAAGGTCCGCGTCAATCCGGCGGCAATCAAAGAACAACTAATTCTGTTTTTGAGATGCGATATTGAGAATCCGGCATTCGACAGTCAAACCAAGGATTTCATGAACACGCCATCCAATAAGTTTGGTTCATCCTGCACAGTTTCCGAATCATTTATTGAGAAAATTGCCAAGATGGGTGTCATGGAAACCGCCTGTGATTTGACACAGGCCAAGGAAAAAAATACGGCGGCCAAGAAAACCGACGGTTCCAAGACAAAGAATGTCCGCGGAATTGAGAATTTCATGGACGCCAATTTGAGCGGAACTGTGCAATCTGGTAATTGTATCCTGATTCTGTGCGAGGGACTCAGTGCAATGTCCGGCATTGTTTCCGGATTGTCTTCCGAAGACCGCAATATCATTGGAATATATCCTTTGCGTGGAAAGCTACTCAATGTGCGCGGCGAATCCATCAAGAAAATCACGGACAACAAGGAAATCACGGATTTGAAGAAAATCCTGGGTCTGGAAAACGGACGCACCTACAGTTCAATCGATGATGTTAACCAGTATTTACGATACGGAAAAATCATGATTATGTGCGACCAAGATACAGATGGTTCGCATATCAAGGGTCTGTGCATAAACTTGTTCCATTGTGAATGGAAATCACTAATTATGATACCTGGTTTCCTTTCGTTCATGAATACGCCTATTCTGCGTGCATCCAAGGCGTCAAACACGCTTTCATTCTACAATGATGGAGAATACAATGCATGGAAAACAGCAACCGCGGATTCTACGACTTGGAAAATCAAGTATTTTAAGGGTCTTGGAACATCCAAGTCCGATGAGTTCAAGGAGTATTTTGCAAATAAAAAAATTGTGGATTTTGTCTATGAGCAAGATTCAAGTGATGACGTCATTGATAAGGTTTTCAATGATAAGCGAGCCAATGATAGAAAGACATGGTTAATCGAGAAGTATAACAAAGATGCATTCTTGGATACTGGAAAACCCACGGTTGGATACGGGGAGTTTGTAGATAACGAGCTCATCCATTTCAGCAATTACGATTGTGCACGTTCGATTCCGTCGATGATTGACGGGCTCAAAATCAGTTTGCGCAAAATCCTGTTTTCAGCATTCAAGCGAAATTTGACGAGCGAAATCAAAGTCGCGCAATTCTCCGGATACGTTTCCGAGAACAGTTCGTATCATCATGGTGAGGCAAGTTTGAACGGCGCGATTGTGAATATGGCGCAGAATTTTGTAGGGTCGAACAATATCAATTTATTAGAGCCCAATGGCCAATTTGGCACAAGGTTGCAAGGCGGTGACGATTCCGCGTCGGAAAGATATATCTTCACTGCATTAAATCCGTTGACAAGATACGTGTTCCCAGATTTGGATGACGCGGTTCTTAACTATTTGGATGATGATGGAACTCAGGTGGAGCCAGAGTATTATGCACCAATTATTCCATTTGCCCTGGTTAATGGAATCAAGGGAATTGGGACTGGATTTTCGTGTTCTATTCCGCCATACAATCCTGCGGACCTGATTGGTAATGTAAAGAAGATGTTGAAGGGCGACACGGATTTGAAAGAACTTGTTCCCTATTATGAAGGGTTCAAAGGAACTGTAGAGAAGATTGAGTCGGATAAATATTTGATTAAGGGTTTATTCGAACGGACGGGACCAGACACTGTTGTAATTACAGAGTTGCCCATAGGCAAATGGACCATGCAATATACCAAACAACTTGAGGAAATGATGGACGGAGGAGTGGACAAAGACGGCAAGAAAATAGCACCAATTATCAAAGAATTCACATCGTTGTGCACTGAAGTCAGCGTTCATTTCACAGTGGTCTTTCCCAAGGGCAAAATGGAAGAGATTGGAATGGAAGGTGCAGAGAAGGTTCTCAAACTGACCACAACCATTAAGACATCCAATATTCATATGTTTGGGTCAGACCGGAAGTTGAAAAAGTATGATAATGTGGATGAGCTTGTTCGCGACTATTATGTGGTGAGATTGGCAATGTATGGTAAACGCAAGACCCATTTGCTCGATGCAATGACAAAGAAAACAATGTTGCTAACAAACAAGGCAAGATACATTGAATACAACCTGATTGACAAGATTGATTTGCGAAGGAAGAGTGCCGATGCTGTAGATGCAATGTTACAAACCAATTCGTTTGACAAGATGGACGGTGACTATAAGTATTTAGTCAAAATGCCGATGGATTCTGTGACTAATGAAAATGTTGATAAGTTGAAAAAGGAACGTGATGAAACCATGAAGGAATTGGAAGTTTTAAGACAGACATCTTTAGAACAAATGTGGATGCGGGAACTGGATGTTTTAGAGACCAAGTATGTTCAATATAAGAAGATTCGCGAGGATTTGCAGAATGCTGTGCCAAAGAAACAGAAGACAACACCCAAAAAGGTTGTTGCAAAGAAGTAGGGAAACCGACGGTTATTCAGCTTCGCTTACGCCCTAAGGCGAAGCCGACGGCTTAACGACCCCTTCCCTTAAAATAAAAATTTAGTGAGACTTTCCTTTTATAAAGGGAAGAGTCAAAGACGTAAGCAAAGCTGAATAACCGTAGGTTTCTTTTATTTTTTTCACAATTAAATACAAATATGCCTTCTATGTTATCTCTCCGGTCTAGTCGATTGTGGTGTTTGAATCGACAGACAATTGTGTATGATAAAATCCAAACTGCATCCGAAAAACAAAACATTACCACTAAGATGCGTTATGCACAACTGGTGAATTCGGGTGTAAATAGAACAACTGTCAAAGGTTCTTTGGTTCAGCCGACGATAATTCCGCTTACCAACTAGGGGGAACGTAGTTCCCCCCTTGCCCCCTCCTTTAAGATTTTGTAAACTTGTTGAATGGTACACCCCCTACGGGGTGTCATTTCAAATTGTTACTTAATTGTTATTTTTAGCATGGGTTCATAAGGGCGGAAGCGAAGCTGAATCGGCAAGTTCCCTTATTTTGTTTTTATATAGTATAAAATGAAAAAGCCTGTACGACAATTAGATGGATTTTACCACGTTGAGGGAAAAAAATGGACCGAGCTTTTTGGCTCTCGTATTCAAGTAATGAACGGAACTGCATACAAAACTACTGGTGGATTATGTAAGGAGGATTTATTGATGAACAAATGGGGGCGTATTGTCAGTGCGAAGAAATACAAGACCGCCAAGAAAGAGAAACGTTTAGAGAAAGCCGGATACTTTGCCAAGAAGGGCAAGTTCGGCTACGTTAAGAAGAGTGCCAAGAAGAACAAAAGTCGGAAGAACAAATAAAGGGAAACCTACGGTTTCCCCTTTGACCCCTTCCCTTTATTTTACACCAATTAAGGAGGGATTTAAAGGGAACCATGGGTTCCCTTTATTTTCTTTGTTTATCATATAAAATGGCCCGAAAAATTAAGTGCAGAAGGAAGACAGTCAAGCGTTGCAAGCGCGCATACAAGTCATGTCAATACATTAGCACCAAGAAAAGCAGATATTGCCGACGAACTGTTAAGAAATAGGTGTAAATATTGAATAACAATATAAAAATTAGTTTATATTGTTATCCATAAAGTTAGATGGAAGAATATGACCCAAAGAATGACAGAAAACATTTAGACGAAATTTTAGAAAAAGTTACCGAACTTTACACAAAATACAAATCTGATTCATACATGGAACCCAAAGTCCACAATTATATTTGCAACCAGCTGTCAACAACCCTCGAAAATATTGAGCGCAATCACGTGGAGAGAACACAACGAATGGAGGATTTAACTTCAGAGCAATTCTCGTTTATCCAGTCATTTCTATTTCACAATCACTATTTTTACCACCCAAGTACAGAGAACTTTTTTTTATATGATGGCCAGACCTATGTGCAAAACAGCGAGGACGATGTTCTCTACAATGTATTGTCATCATTAAGTCGCGACCGTAATCTAATTTCTTGGAAACACAAGACCAAGGTGTCCATTATGAAACGCATTAAGGACAACCACATTTACCAGACCATCCCGGAATCGGCAACAATCCAGAATGTTTTGAACACTTTGTACCCCGCGGTTTTCTCTACGAAAGTTGATGCAAAATACTTTTTGACCATTTTAGGCGACAACATTTTGCGCAAAGAGAATATGATGATTCACATCATTTCTTCGTCGGCCAAATCGTTAATCAATAATCTGAATATGTTGAGCCAGATTTGGTTTGGAACCAGTTTAATGCAATCATTCAAATTCAAATATCACGTGGAACACAATTACTCGCAAATTCGCATTCTCAATGGGTTTGCATCATCATCCATTAATTTGAATGAAATTGGACTCGATATTTTGTGTGTGGCGTGTCACTATTCGAACCGCTACGGCAACTCGGACAATTATTTGGTGAAACACAGCAATGATGACAAGTTTATCAATGAGGTTCTCTACTTGAAGTCGATGACACCCGAATCATTGATTGACATGTTTACTGGCGAATATATCCGGATAATGCCAACGGTGGCAAAAATCACAAGTGGTAATGGTGCTGTGTTGAATGAATTTGCGTTTAAACCTTGTCAAATTAGTTGGAAAAACATGCTTTATTTATGGAAACATTTTTTGGAATCCAAGCATTTGCCCAATGTGGTTTTTACAAATAAGTTGAAAAGTAGGTTGACCGAGTTGTTTGTGAACCAGTATGATGCAGAGGCGGACTTATTCAATGGAATAAACAGTAAATTTTTACCTAGCGTGTGCAAGTTCTTGCAGTTTTGGGACGAGACCATGGTTGTAGATGAATCCGAATTGGAGGTGGGTGAAGTCGCGTCAATTTTCAAGACTTGGTCAGAAAACAGGAGAGAACCAGTTATCAATATTAGTGAAAAACAGATTGCGGATTTGATTACGTATTTTTACCCGGATGTTGACATGGAATCAGACAAGTATATTTACAAGATGCGGAACACGACGTGGGACAAGAATTTGGATATTCAAATGGCAATGGATGATTTGAAAGACAAAATGGGAATTGTGGATGTTTCCTTGAACAATATTGTTTCGGCCTATGATGCGTATGTTCACTATTGCAACTATGGTTCACGACCAAATTCTTTGTTGGTGAGCAAGCAATATTTTGATAAGTTTATGAACTTCTAGTAAGTTTATGAACTTCAATAATTTTCCAAATATACATAAACATTTCTCTACATGTTTATGTAAATGACTGATAAGAAGAAATCTCAAAAATATTTATTAATCGTGGAATCCAGCAGTAAATGTGGAAGCATCGAAACTTATCTCGGTTCCAATTACAAATGCATCTCGTGCAACGGCCATATCCGCACAATCAACGACCTGAAAAATATTAATGTCAAGGGTGATTTTGAAACAACGTATACTGTGGACCCTGACAAAAAAGCTCACATTGCAAAGATGGAATCCATTATCTCTACATTTCCCAAAGAAAACATCCTTATAGCAACAGACCACGACAGAGAAGGCGAAGCCATTGCATGGCATATCTGCGAAGTATTTGGATTATCTGTTGAAACTACTTCCCGAATTTTGTTCCACGAGGTCACCAAACCTGCTTTGCTCAAAGCCGTAGAGAACCCGGGAATCATTGATATGAATATGGTGAGAGCCCAGCAAGCACGCCAAGTCCTGGATTTATTGGTGGGGTTCACCATCTCTCCACTTTTGTGGAAATATGTGTTCAAGAATGCCCAGAATGCATTGTCGGCTGGGCGATGCCAGACCCCCGCGTTGCGGCTCGTTTACGATAATGAAATGGAGGCAAGAACCAAGGCAGAAAACTGTAAGCAAAAGCACCGGATTCAGGCGTGTTTTTTCCCGCAAAATCTGATGTTTGAATTGCAAAAGGAGTTTGAAACAGAAACCGAAATATGTGAATTCCTTTCTCTCTCTGCAACACATTCCCATAAATTTATGGTTCATCCGCAGAAGTTGTCTGAGAGAACACCACCCCGACCTTTCAATACATCGGCTTTACTTCAACAAGCCAATAATCTCTTACACATTGGTGCGAAGGAAACCATGGCCTGTTGCCAAACACTATACCAACTGGGTCATATTACTTATATGCGCACAGAGAATCGCAAATACTCGCCGATTTTCATCGAAACAGCCACCAAGTATATTTCTGGAAAATGGACGGACAAACATGTTCATCCAACATTGATGCAAACAAACGGAAACGCGGACACGGAGAACCCCCACGAAGCCATTCGCGTGACCAATCTGAATATGCAGAATCTGGTTTTAATTGGGGATAAGAATACAGCAGCTGTGGAACGCGTTTACAGAATGATTTGGCAAAACACCGTGCAAAGTTGTATGGCACCGGCCATATTTAATTTGATTCCCTTAGAGATAGATGCACCTGAACAAAATGTATATAAACACACATTTGAAATTCCCAAATTTGGTGGGTTTTTGGATTTGGTGGAAGAGAAATCTAGTGATAAAACAGGTTTCTCTCCTGTAGAACTGATTTCATCCATGTCTCTCCGGTTCCAAACTCTGAAAAACAAAACGGTGAATTACAACTATATTCAATCTATTGTTGGATTCACCAATCGGCATTCACGGTATTCGGAAGCAGGATTGATTAGCAAATTGGAGGATTTAGGAATCGGTCGTCCGTCCACTTTTTCCATGTTGACCGACGTTATTCAAACACGCAAATATGTAGAGAAAACCGATATTCAAGGGATTATGGTAGAGTGCCACGAGTATTTCTTACGTGCAGACGAGAAGGAGCCGACCGTGAAACCTGTGAAAAAAACAATGGGTGCGGAACACGGGAAACTGGTCATTGACCCAATGGGCATCGTGGTCATCGAATTCCTAATGAAACATTTTGAAAGCATTTTCTCTTACGACTATACCAAACAAATGGAGGAGCGATTGGACCTAGTTGCATCCGGCAAAGAAAGCTGGAACAATGTGTGCAAGGATTGTTACATTGAAATCCATAAATTGGTGAAAGAAGTCAACAAAATAGAGAAAAAAGTTTACAACATTGATGAAAACTATTCTCTCATTTTTTTCAAAGATGGGTTTCTCTTAAAACATAAAGTTTTATTGAATGAAGAAGGCAAACCCATGTTGAAATCCGTGAAGAAGGGACTCAAAATAGACATTGGTAAATTAGAAGCCGGCGAATATACTTACGAGGATTTGGCAGAAACAGAACGAAGAATTTTAGGGACATGGAGAGAACATGAAATTGAATTGAAACCAGGTAAATTTGGTGCATATGTGGAATATGGCGATGACAAAAAAGTTTCTCTCGGGAAACTCAAGAAACCACTGGACAAGATTGTATTGGAAGAT